ACGCGCGACCAACGATCACGCGCTTTTCGTTGTAGTCAGCTTCTACTAGCTTGATAAGCGTTGCGGACCACACCGAATCGGCCGCATGACCGTCCCAATACTGTGACAATCCCTCGCCGGATTTCTCGAACCGCTCGAAATTGTCCAGATCGTACGTCCACCCGCGGTAACGGAAAAACGTCGCGGATGCGGAACCCTCATCGATCGCCGACCAGTCGTAGTGGTCGTATTCCTTGCGTTCTTTCTCGGTCAGCTCCCACCCGTCGATTAAATCGCGGGGGACATGGTTAGTGCGGACGGTAATACCGTCGATTTGCCTCATTGTTCGATCCTCTCGGTTTAGTCTGGATGTGTGCGGTTCTAGATATTGGTGATCTGATAGAACCATTCATAGTCGGGGTGAGCGTATACGCGACCATCTAGCACACTGTCGCGTAACGTCCACCCGCCGCGCATGCAACTCGTTTCAAAACGAGCATCAACTGAGCACCAACTCTCCCGTACATAAGGCACCGACGAACGCGACGTTGCCTCCCATACGCGCACGAACACTCGCTTGGGTTCCATCTCTCCTCCAATGTGGGTGTATCTAATGCCGCCACTAATAAATGGGTTAGTGGCCACACAAGTCACACTCACAAGTCACTCATCCTCGTCTGACTCCCTATCGTCGGACCAATGAAGCCAGAACACAACACGACTGTCGCCACTGTCAGCGACCCAACACGACCAGTCTTTACCGTACCAAATATTGTGAGACCGCTCGATACTGAAGTCGTGGAGAATAGCGTCAACGGTTGCGCGCATCGAACCGTAATCCTCGTCTGTCCAGTCTTCCTCGGCCATTGCGTCGTTAGCCTCATCGTTGCTATCGGCATACTCGCGCATGTCATTGGCGAGCGCATCCGCGGCCTCATTCCACGTCGCGTACGCGGGTGTGTCGAATTCGGACAGTGTAGAGCGTGACCGTCCGAACATGTTGTGTCCGATAACCCAAGCACCCATTGTCGTTTCCCTTTCTCTGTTTTGTGTTTTCAACCCGAATTCCCCCGAAAAATTTTGCGGGGGAATTCAGATTCACCACACAAAACTTAGTCTTCCTGCCACTGCTCATCGGACCACAGAAAGAACTCACCCTCGAACCATCCGAATGAGAACCCTTCGGGTGCAACGTTGTCATTGAGCCACTGCTCAACATCATCGGACGCATCGTTCAGCGTCCAGTATTCGTCGGTGGTCAACTCCTCACTGTTGGATGCTCCCATGCTGGCCAGATGCTTATCGGCGAGCGCGATAACCTCCGCGTCGGAATATCCCCACCATTCCGCGCGCTGAACCATATGAGCCACCCCGTATTGTCCCCAATGACCATCAACGTAGCATCCAGTGTCGTCCGCGGTGAGTTTTACGATTGTCATCATGACTCTCTCTTTCTGTGTTGGTCGTTCGGTTACCGCTAACCACTCACACAATGTTGAGTGGCCGCGGTACACCTAACGATCAATCCCACTCACCCGCACCATCAAGTGCGGGAACATCTTGGATGCCAATCAGTTGGCATGTCTCGGCGACATAACCAAGATGTTCCAATTGGCGCGCCGCGGCGTAAGCTATCTCCGGTGAACGAAACGGACCCACTACCACCGATTCCGCCGCGAATGGACTGGTCCCGATTACTACGTCCATTCAAGTAAACCTTTCTCCCGTTGACACTCGTCACACCATTCTAGCGGGTGTGACAGCCACGATAACGCGGTCGAATATTTCTCATGCGAGATTATCCAGCCGTGTTCCTCGCAGACTGTCTGCCAGCGACCAGCGTCGGTATCCATTCCCTCGGTGATACCGTCATAGAGGCCAACTAGATGACCGGTCTCACGGCAGCGACGCTGGATACGTAGGCCGCTCATTTTTAGGTCATCCAGCCGTTGGCATAACCGACTTGCTGGACTGTGAGATAGTAACGTACTAGCGGATGCTCGTTGTACTGAGGATTGATACCCTGGAATCCGTCACTGAACGTGAGTACGAACTCTGCGGGTATTGCGGCGTGCGCCGATTCCATTTCTCGCCGCCAATTTTGTTCGTGCGCAGAACTTTTGAATGCGACCATTGTTTTCCTCGTTTCTGTGTTTTCAATCCCTGATATCCCCCACAAAATTTTCGGGGGGATATCAGAGGTTCACCACACACAAACAGTCACCACACAAGCGCATGAGTAGTCGGTGAGCACTCCTCAATACGTACCGTCTCCGGTAGGTTGAAACCTTGGGACGCGGCATCCAACATTTCCGCGCCAGACCAGCTCCACAAACGACCGTGCCACGTATCGGCGACGGTCACGTATACAGTGTTCACCGATTCGGTGAACACGGCAGATTTGAGTACGGCGATGTATTCGCGGAGAGAGTCCATATTAGACCAGTCGTACGGTCCGTTCGTCTCCTCCTGTTCCACCCGCTCAGCCTGACGTTCTTTAGCCTTGACGATGATCTGAGCGGCGATACTCGATACGTTCACTTTTCTCCTCCTTGTGTCGTCAAGTACCTAGCCTCCAATTTTTTCGGGGGAGGCTAGGACATTCACCACACAAACAGAACTCACCGATACATACGGTGACCATACTGGCGGATAATTTCCGCCACGTCATCGTGTTCATTCACCACTAAACCCATAGCGTGAGACAGACTCTCTCGCGTGATCTCCTCACCAGTCTCCCGCGCCAACAGGTAGGCCAACCGCCACGCTACCGGCGCGCAATCCTCGGAAGTGCTGCCGTAGCGCGAGAAACACCGTAGATGACCGGCGCGGTTAGTGCCGTTGCATGTTTCACACTGGTCGGGTGCAACCGCGCGGCCACCATTCCAGTGGACACCGTGATCATCGGCGCATTGAGTGAGGTAGGCGATTCCTTCAGATTTACGCATGACATGCTCTTTTCTCTTCGTGTGTCTGGCACTCACTAGACGCTACCGACCAGCGGCAGCGTCGTTTGCGCGTCAGATAACAGGTTTCAAATTAGCGGCAAGCGGATTCAACACAACCGTCAACACACACCAATGGTTCAGATCGGTGACCGGGTCGCGTAGTTTCGCCGAGATGAGAAACGGATACGCGAATTCGTCATCCGCCAGCATGACATCGGCGAAGCTAGCCGCGGAACGAATGTTCGGGAACGCGATATCCCATTCACCCGTCACGGTGTCGCCGTGGATCATTCCGCCATATCCCTGAACCATCTTCGGCAGCAGAGAAACGACAGTCTCATAGTCGGTCATCATTCGATCCTTCCCATGGTTACAGACAGTAACTTCGCCGGGTAAAACTAGGAAAAAAATTCCTGGCGTACTGATAGCGCCAACACTCAAACCAGGTTTGAGCGCGACGCTAACGGTACGATCACTCAATGATGCGCCACCACGACGCCAAACGATTACCCTGCACAGTCCACTCATTCCCGCGGAGCAAACCACACGTCACATGGTTGACACCCATAGCGTGAATTTTGTCCGCGTTCTCAACAGTACCGACAAACCAATAAACCGGACCGTACTCCGCGTACCGATCAACGCGTTCAACAACATGCCGTTCACCCAAGCGAATCAACATATCGTAGTTGAGAATCAAGTCACCCTCTCGTAGCTGTGACGTGTCCACCGATTCACCTTTACGAGTGTCGACACCCGCAGTCAATGCGCGTGTCTCTGCATACAACTTTTCGATGAACTGTTCATCCGTCATTGTCTTTCTCTTTTCTCTCGGAAAAACCATTCGGCGACCCACCCCTAACGGGTGGGCCAGCCTGACGACCATTCCGTGAGACTAAACCTTACCGGCGCATACCGGACCAATACCGGCCGCAACACTATCACCGGCGTCTAAACGGCGACCACAAACCACACAATAACCGTGGACAGTGGACAGTTCTTGCGCACGCTCAGCAGACACCCTGTCCGTAGTGCGAAGGAACGGAACGACACCAAAATACTTGTATTTAGCGTCAATCACCGTACCCGCTTCAGTCAAACGAGTCGACCCGGTAGGCGTGAGAACCTTCCCGTACAAAAAACCAGACGTCTTAGACCGAACCACCTGATACACCGAACCATCCCGTTCGTAGATACCGGGCTCGATAACCTCACTCCCGGGACTGACAGCCACGCTGACAGCCGTATCGGGGGTGGTCGGTACCTCAACCACCGGACAGTCCAGCAAGACGCCTATCGCCTTACTGGCGTCCCTAGACGACATGTCCGTGATCCGCTGCTCAATCCACAAACGGACCGCAGGAGAAACCACCCTGCCATCGAGCAACGAACGAATAAACCGATCCTGCTTGACCGTGATCATCTTCACCGCATACATCGTATGACCTTTCTCTGACTGCCATCCGGTAAACCAGTCAACGCGCGCTCAACCAAACGAACGCGCGCTCACCTACCTACCGAATCACTGGTAATACGGCATACCATCCGCACCCGACTCCGCACCAAACTGGTAAAAGTCATCCATAAACTGGGCGACCCCACCCGAATAATGCCGCCGAATACCATTAACCACCTGCCTATCAGACAACGACGCCAACACCTCATCATCCAGATCATCCCACACACAATCACTAATCCAACCACGCATCTCAGCCAACAAATCAGCATCAAACGACATCGGCGGAGCAAACGGTGCAGTCATGACATTCTCTCCATTCTAGGAAACGACCGTGCGGGAAACGACGAAACATACATCCAAGTGTCTCGCACGCGCGTAGGCGTGCAGTGCTGTGACCTGCGGTTATGTGGTGATCATGTGCGCTATTGGGTGTGCTGGTGATGCGCACGGATAGCTAATGCGCATAGGTTCGCGCACATGATCGTTTGGGTGCCACCTGCATAAACGTCGCACCTGACAGCGGTTGTTGATGTTGTGCGTATACGATCGTTGCCGCACATGATCAAACGAGTTGCTGAAACATCGTGTGTGCGGTTAGTTCGTTGCTGCGCTGGACTACGATGCGTGCGCATGCCGTAACTACGGCTTCCGAACCCCTGACAGCCGCGTAGAACGGTGTAGGGTCATCGGCGTCCCAATTGTCTAGGCACGCCGCATTGAGGGTGTCGCGCTGGATTAGCGCCTCAGCGAGGCGGGTGATTGCTTGCTCGCGGGATTGAGTGAGGAATGACTTTCTGGGGTCGAACATGATCATCTTCCTTTCTGGGGTACATGACCGATGATCATGAGGGCCGAGGAAATGATCTCGGTTCATGATCATGATCATCAAACCTCAAATTCTTGATGATCTTGATCTCGACTCCAACGAGTTTGCGGCTCAACACTGATCCTCGAAGATGATCTACGCTTTCTGGCTGGACCGGACTCTCAGCGGCGCAATCGCCGATGATCTTTACACGGGACCTGCAACCGGTCCGACCTCTCCGGCTGCCGTTACCACGCGGGGTCGCGGGTTCCGACGATCCAAGATCATCTCCCGATGATCAAGGACCCATTACTTGGGCGTAGATCAACTCCGTCAGTGCCTCGCGGCCTTTCTGGAGTCGCCGGTCCAAAAGGACCGTGAGGTTGATCTTGTGGATGACCTCCTTGATCATCCGTAGGGGGGTGTGATGATCGCTCCCGCTCGCCCGCGGGACCCCGACCCCTTCGCCTCTTTGCTTCCCTCTTTCCGATCTACTACAAGACTACAGTGCCAGTGGTCGGATGTCAACGAAGACCACCCATTCGGCCTAGCGGGGTCCGTTTCCGCCGGTCAGAGGCTCTCAGTTGATCTCAGTTGATCACTCATGATCTGAATTGATCGTTTGATGATCCATTAGAATTCTCAGTTGATCATCAGTTGATCACAAGTGGATCAATTCGGATCTTCAGTTGATCACTCGTGATCTTCACCCAAACGGGTGACTGCGGTGAACGACGTTTCGTTAGCTAACGAAACGATCCCCCCTCATGATCAGATATATGATATAACAGGGCAAGGGTTACGGATTGTCCGTATTTTTTGGTGTAGGCGTACGTTTCAAAATTTGTCTAGACGGCGTGTTTTTCGAGGTAGTTGGCGGCTTTTTCGAGTAGTTCTGGGTTGTCGTTGTAGTAGCCTAGCATGCTGTTGCAGTTGTTGCAGAGTAGTTCTCTGGTTTGGTTTGTGGTGTGGTCGTGGTCGACGGCTAGGCGTTTAATTTTCCCGTTGAGAGTCGCGGTTTCGGGTTGTTGGCAGATGGCGCAGAGGTTGTTTTGGTGTTCGGCCATCTGATTGTATTGTTGTTTGGATAGTCCTGTGCGTTTGGCGTGCTGTCGTAGTGGTGCGTGTTCGGGTCCGCAGTAGTTTTTGCGTCGGTCGGTGAGTGCTGTTCCGCATGAACATCGCTTGGGTGGTGTTGTTTTTTGGCTGGGTCGGTGTTCGGGTCGGCAGTAGGTTTTTGGTCGTCCTTCCTTGGTGTTGAGGGGGATGGTGGCGCCGCATCGGCACTTGGCTGGTTCAGCGGTTTGCGCTTGTTCCCAGAGTTGGGTGGCGCGTTGGCGGCTGATGTCGAGGCGTTTGGCGATGGTGCCGTAAGAGTCTCCTTGTTTACGCCACTTGAGGATTTGTCGTGAGCGTAGCGGCAGTCGTGTGTTTTCTGAGGTAGCAGGCTGCTGCTCGGAGGGTGTTGGGGTTGTCTTTGGCGTATCCGAGTCCGCGGTTGCAGTTGCCGCATAGGAGGTCTCGGGTCTTGTTGGTTGTGTGGCAGTGGTCGATGTGGAGTCGACGACTGCCAGGGTTGGTCTTGCCGCAGATGGCGCAGAGATGCCTCTGTTTGGCCGCCATTTGGTCGTAGAGCTTCTGGCGAGCCTTGGCCGCTCTCTCACATTGGGGACAGGGTCGTTGAGGCTTAGCGGTCGCGTCAGGCCGTTTACATGTTTTGCAGGTGTATCGCACACATCGTCAAGCTAATGTGTGTGCTGTCAAATTCTTTTATTGGGGTGGTTTTTTTTGGTGTGGAGTTTGCCGGCGCCTTCTTTGCGGTAGCAGCCGCAGGAGAATGTTTTGTGGTTTTTGAGGTTTTTGATGGTGACGTTGACTTGGTTTCCGCAGGTGCAGAGGCATTGGATGGTTCGGTCGTGGCCGGGTTGGGGTGTTCCGGTGACGGTGAGTCGTCCGAAGATGTCGCCGATTTCGGGGTCGCCGTCGCGTTGGGTGGTGGCTTTGGGTCGTTGTTTTGTCCAGCTGGCGGATTTGAGGATGTCGTCTCGTAGGCAGCCGCAGGATTGGGTTTGTCCGGATGTGAGGTGGTTGCGCCACACGGTTTTTATGGTTCCGCAGTCGCAGTAGACTTCTACTTTGTCGCCTTGTTGGTTGGGGTCGAGGACGGTGAGTCGTCCGTAGCGGGTGTTGAGGGTCCAGTTGGCCATCCCGAGAGTGTACCATGCTTGTCGTCGGATGTGGTGGCAGGGACCACCCCGAGAGAGGTGATGGTCCCTGCCGGTCTAGAAGACGGGGACAGGACACGCCTTCCGCGTACCTGGAGACCATCCTGGATCGTCACGGCACCCCGCCGCTCCTCGGGACCGCGTCTCCTGGTCCGGAACCCCCTCTAGGCGGTTCGTGGGGAAGCCTGCCACACCCTGTGAGCTGTGTCTATGGGTCAAATGTCGCCGATTTTAGGGTCCGTTCGGTCGTGTGTTAGTGTCTGCGGGTCTCCCGGGATGGCTCCGACTCAACGGTCCGGGGTGGGGAGGCGCGGAGCAGAGGGTCAACCCTCTTGTCTTCCCCAACGTCCCGGGGGACGTCCCGAACAGTCACATTTGGTACATCTGGGGTTGACGGGGGTTCCGTCGTCTCGCCATCTTCCGTCGCTGTGATCCACCAAAGAATGTCCACATGGGATCGGAGCGGGACACGCTAGACTTCCCGTGTAGCGGTCCTCCCGGCGGCGTTCCGCCTCATACACTCGTGGGGGGAGGGTTTGTTCGTCTACGTGGCGTTGAGCGGCTCTCAGAGCCATCTTTTTCCATGGGTAGGGAGCTGTGGTGTATCCGCAGATGCAGTTGGCTTGCCATAGGGTTGCTTCGACGGTTTTCCCGTTGTATTTCGCGGGGAGTCGGATTTGGTAGGGTTCGCCGGGTTGATGTTTTTTCGTGGTGATTTCCCCGGGAAACCACTCTAGTTTACTTCTGTCTTCCCACCAGCGGCCCTGGCAGTCGTCGCATCCGCAGTTTTTCTCGTGATCTGTCACTTCTGTTTACCCCTGTCCCAAAAATGGTAGTTGGCCACCGTCCCAGTCTCCGGTTAGCCGATCTCGACCGTCACATCAGAGTCGCCGTCTTCCGAGATCACCCACTCCACGCTCATCACCCGATACGTACTCTCCCCGGGAAGGGTGACATACTCCCCCACGGCCGGAACCTGCCGCATGCGACAGAACCTAGAGACACCTTTGATGGGGATGATCTGTACACGAATCATTCTTCTCCTTTCGGACTTTTGAGGGTGGCGCAGCAAATGTAACGAATCCGGCGGCGCAGGAGGATACGTCGCCACCAGGGTCCCACAAGCGCTCGCGTAGCCACGTTCACGGCTTCCCACCAGGTTTCAGCATCCACATCGATCGTGACCTGGTAGACCATTCGGTAGCGAGTCATTCTTCCCCCGGGAAAAACGCGCCGCACTTGCAACACTGATTGTCGTAGTCGGCACACCGGCAACACCATCCCTGGGGACACTTTTCTTCGGTCATCCAAGGTTCCCTGCGTACGATGCGGACGAGCTCGTCAAGTTCTTCGTCGCTCAAATGTTTCCCGGACCACCTCAGTTCTTGTCGTGTGATGCGTCGGCGTAGCGCTTTCTCTGATCGGTGACGCCAGTACCATCTGCGCAGCCAAGTCATCGTTGTCTCCTGATCTCCCGGCGGATGCGCCTCAACCAGACGAGCAGCGGAACCCCGGTGACCGCAAAGCAGCCGGCGGCGATCAAAACAACGTTGGTCGCTAGGGAGCGGTCCGGGTAGGCATAGATGCCGTAGACGACGACGGAGATGAAGCACAACGCTTGGCTGATCCACAACACGGTGAGCAGTAGCGCGGTGCCTTCCTCAGACTTCACGAGAGTCACTCTTTTCCTCTCGTTTCTCCCAGAATCCCGGCGAGATTTCTTCGTAGTCTCCTTCCGTGACCCATTCTTCCGCGATCTCCTGAGACACCTGAAAATAGGTGATCTTGTCGGTCCCGAACGGGTGGTACGGGGGTATCTTCACCGCGTCGTTGTCGACTTTCACGTACGCGTGGCAGCCGTCGACCAAAGCGATGTAGTGGCGTTGGGTCATTCTTCCTCCGGTTCGTTGGGAGCTACCGCCGCCGCCACCGCGAGAACAGCGTGGACCAGCGCATGCGTGAGCGCCGTAGTGGGATGTCCGGGTTCCGCATCGAGCGCGACCTGGAGTAGTTCCTCCGCGAGCTTGTAGTGTTCCGGACCGTTCACCGAACCCTAACCTTTCTCGTCATGTTTCGCGTCGTCGACCTGGGGTGTTGTCTCCGGGGGTGGCATGTCTCCACCGGCGGGTAAGCGGTGCCACGCAGTGTGGAGGGTGCGGTCTTTGACCAGTGCGCCGCATGTGTTGCAGCTATAGTGGAACGTGCCGAAGTTTTGCGCTTCCTCGTAGTCGTCGTTCATTTTTCTCCTTCTTTTTCGCCGGGAGAACCATCGTTCTCCCGGTTCATGACCGGCAGATAGGACAGTCGCAGCACACACAGTTGTCCTCCGGGTCACATAGACACGGACGTTTCTCGCCGGGAGAGTTCTCCTCTTTCAAGTCGGGACGCTCCCTCCACCATCGAGCGAAGTCGTCGTCTTGCTCCCAAGTCACTTCACGCTCACCTCAATCACGTGAAAGTCAGAGTCGGCACTCGCCAAATGCATGCTGATGGTCCTGAACAACTGCTCCGGGTTTTTCGCCTCGATGTGAAGATCACAGTTCTGCTCCTGGCATTCGAGCATGTACTCGACTCCGTCTTCTTTCACCGAGTAGAACGACAGTTTCATTTCACCATCCGCCAACGTCCATCCCTCACTTCGAACAGAGTGAAACACTTCGGACACGTCCACGTGTCCGGCTTCGGGTTGAGTCCCCACGTCAGCTCGAACGGGTGACCACAGATTGGTTCACCTTTCTCTTTTTTGCCGGTGGAGAATGGGATGGGGAGTGCGGCCATCGCGTAGAAGCAGCCGGCGAGAACCACCAGAATCAACGCCAGTACGATGTCGATCATGGGTTCCTCGGCTCACTCATCGGCCAGCCGTTCACGTAGCCGCGCGATCTTGTCCTTCAAGTCAACTTTCTCCTTCTGTAGATGATCAAGACGTAGATCAACGCCTTCGAGCTTCTCCTGAGCTTCCGCGAGCTCATCTTCGAGGTTCGGCAGATATCCGACGACCATGCTGTCGATCGACTCGCCGAGGACGCTGACGATTTTCGCGGCGTCGCCGAGCCGGATCGAACGTAAACCTGTCTCCATATTACTGATTGCTGAGCAGTGGACGCCTAGTCGCGCGGCGAGCTCCGTCTGGGTGAGGCCGAGGCTTTCCCGGTGGTGGCGCATCCATCGGCCGAACATTTTTTCCGCCGGGGAGAGTTTGGGTTTGTTGCTCATGAGTTCCTCCGGTGGTGTTCGGCTCTGATCTCGTCGAAGATCGCCAACGACCTCTTATACCCAGCGACATCCCCCAACTCTTTACACTCCGTAAGGGATTGTAGACAGACTCTGGCGGCTTCAGACAGTTCGTCGTCGGTCATGGGGACGAGTTTCTCCCGGATTTCCTGCATGGCGAGCTCTCGGAGTACCTCTTCGAGCCGGCTCACTGGTGTTTCGCTAGTAGTCGTTCGGCGTGTTCGATGAACGGCTCCAAATTCGGCGGGTCATCAGATTTGATGATCCCCACCAGGATGCGTATCTCATCCAACGCCTCGTTCAGGCGCTCTCGGAGCGCTGCCTTCTCCTCGGTTTCTTTCTCTTCGTGATACCGTTCGGCGATACGAATCAGGTCATTCTGAAGATGAATTCCCCGTGGCTCTTCCTCCATCTCGAAAACGCAAACCTCGGTCGCGTTGACCCGCATGTCATACCACATGTCGCCGACTCTCACGTGGAGGGTTTTGACGTATGAGGATTCCAGGTACTGCTCGTCGACGACTATCCCGGCGTCGCCGGCTGCCTTCACCCACGCCTGAGTGGCGTCGTACCACCACTCGTAGTCGTTAGCGCCGTCGGGTGGGAGGGTCACGCGTACGTCGGTTGGGGTCATCTCCACTCTCCTGCCATGAGGAACTCATGCTCCTCCGGGGTCAAAAAAGCATCCCCCATCGCTAGCCGCACCATCCCCCGAGTGGTGACACAGGTGGGTCCCTGCATGGCGTCCACAAATTTCGCCAGGACGGACTCGACGGTGGGTTCGTTGGCCATGTCCACCAGTTCGACTCCTTGGTCTAGGGTCATGTGTCCGTTGTTGATGGCGGTGATGATTTCCGGGTCGTCGTGAGCGATGATTTTCTCCGCTTTCGCTAGATTCCCCGGGGAAAGACTCAAGCTCGGAGTCTCAGGGTTGGTCATCATGTGCTTCTCCGACGATATCCAGGAGCGCCGCAGCAAGCCGGCGCGCCTTCTCACGGGTGAGGTAGAACCCTTCGTTGCGGACTCCGCCGCGGCCGCCGAGGAATTCAAGATTCACCACCGCGAGCGCTATGTCGTCGTTGATGACGGCGGTCACTCCGATGGTTGCGGATTCGTCGCTCGGTCTGGTCGACTCGACCGGGATGCTGACCGACGAAGTTGGATAGTCGAGTTTGAGTCCACTCATCCTCGTTCCTTCATCTCGACCTGGTGTTGGTGTTGTTCGTCAAAGGTGGCGGGTCGCAGTATGTCACCTTCCAGTTTTGCGATGCCGTTGGTGATGAACAGAGCCGCCATGGCCAGCTCGTCGTCGGCGAGGAGCCGGTGGTCGACGGGGAGCCTGTTCCATAGTTCCGCCGCGAGAACATCCTCATCCACGCCGCCACCTCAGCAGGAAACTTTTCTCCTCTGCGGTGAGGTAGACGGCGCTCATGTTCTGCCGGAAGCCTCCTTGGTCGCTGAACTTTGCTGGTCCGCGGCGCGCCTCCCAGAATTTGATGAGAAGTTTCTCAGCCATATCCAAGTTGTCAAGGAATCGTTGACGCTCCGACCCGGAGAAATACTCCGCAACAGCGTTTACATCCGTAACATCCGAAGCAGCCGTATCGTAGGTGTCGTCCATTAAGGCGTCGATCTCCTCATCCGTAGGTTCGGGGTCTTCCGGATTAGCCATGATGCATCCTCTCGGTGTACAGTGCAAAACGGAGACCGGATCGCAATTCCCCCTGGGTCCGGTCTCCCCCGGATTCCGACCACCTGGTCACGACGGTCCCTCCCTGTAGCGGGGACTGTTAAAGAATCCGACGAAGGCCGAACCGTATGCCGATGACGGTTCGGCCTTCACCATTGTGGTAGCCTTTCGCCGCCAACCGTCGAGAGCTTCTCCGGTTGGTCGAACGTCCCGGACCCACGCGGGCTGCCATGGTCCGGGACGTTCGTCATTTCCACTCCGCCAAACCCACATCTGTGAGCGCATCTGTCACAGTGGTCTTTGACGGAACACACGTCCCACACCACACCAGGAGTATCTGGGTGTGTTCGATGTCGATCCAGCCGCCGCGGTATTCCCGCTCTCGGTGGAACACCAACGTGTGATACAGCTGGCCGAGGGGGATGTCGTCTCCACACACCCCGCAGTGGTTACGCATCTTCGTAGGCGTAGGTGACGCGGTCTAACCCGTCGATGGCGTGTTCCATGTCTTCCATCCATCCGATGGGGTCGTCGGCGTCGTCTTTCCATGCGCGGGGTTGCCGGTCGAACTTTCGCCGCGCCGACGCTAACGCAATCTCGAAGTCGGCCATCAACGCCAACGCGCGGACGTTCAGTTTCGGATCGAGCTCGAACTTCGGTTCCATAATTCCTCTCAGTACAGGATGGGTCCTACGAGGCTGCACACCGTTTTGACGAACTCGATGCTCCCGGTGAACGTCCCCGTCTGCTGGTAGGTGGTGACCTCCGTTATGAACTCCTGGGGTTGGGTGGTGCGTTCGATCCAGTCCAAAGCGCAGGCACAGTACCCCATCCCACCTTTCTGTTCGCAGCTGACGAGGAACGCGTTTTCGAAGTCGTACCCGTATAGGTAGCGACCGCATCCCGACACTAGCAACACCAGCAACAGGGGCATGAGGCGTCTCATCGGTAGTCGTCCAGGTCTAGCTCTCCCTGGTACGGCCGGTGTTGATGCGGGTTGTGGTACGGCAGCTGGCGGTTCACCGGTCGTGCAGGCGCGGTTGTCGGAGCTGTGGGGGTTGCGAGGTTGCCTCTCAAGAAAATCCCGAGAGCCACCAACCCGGCGAACGTACCCCAAAAATCGCACCAGACCGCGACGCTTGGCACCCACACACACGTGCTGAACAGCGCGATGCTGGCGACGAAGCAGCTAAACGCGCAGAGAACCGTGACCGGTTCACGTCGACTGATGGACATCATCTTCCCTTCCTCGGTGGGACACATTTTCGCATCCACCGCAGGGTGGAGTCCAATGTTATAACTTTTCGCTATCTATCTATATGAATATATGGGGGTTCAATGCGCGACGAGAACCCTGAGCTAGTCGAAGCCGGCCTTGACCAGCTGGAAATGCTGAAACGACTACAAGCCAGGAATGAAGCGCTCGAACGTCTAATCGCCACAAAAGTATCCGACAGACCACGACCCTGGCACGATCTCGCTCGACCAGAACAGCTACCCCCGGAGGGTATCTGGAATATCTGGTTGATCTTGGCCGGGAGAGGGTTCGGGAAAGCGCTCTCTTTGGAGACGCCGATCTCAACACCTCAGGGTTGGTCTCTCATGGGGAAACTCGATGTCGGCGCCCAAGTCTTCGACGAGAACGGTCAAGTTTGTAATGTCACCGCCGTTCACGATATTTGGTCGGATGAATCCTACCGACTGACGTTCTCCGACGGCGCCACTCTGGACGCCTGCGCCGACCACAGATGGGTCACATGGACCCACGCGGACCGGAAAGCGTATTCACGTAACGGCGATGGATTCCCGACGGATTGGCCAAACTGGCGCTCCCCTACGGGATTGGGACCATGTGTCCGTACTACCAGAGAGGTTGTTGACAGCCTCACTTATGGGAAGCGTGGTGACACAAACCATTCGATCCCCGTCGCTAGGACACTACAACTCCCTGAGGTCGACCTTCCTGTAGACCCGTACGTTTTCGGAGTCTGGCTTGGTGACGGTTCATCGGCCTCTGCAACCGTGACCATCGGTCGGGATGATGCGGCCGACATGATCCGGCTGCTTGAGGCATGCGGAGAGAAGGTCACTCCAACTGCTGATCCCATCTCCTACACGGTGGGGAGTCGACCGCTAGCGCGGGACTCGCACGGTCGTATGACGGCCAACGGGAGTCTTCATTCGCGGTTGAAAGCTTTGAGTGTCCTGGACAACAAATTCGTACCTCAGGTGTATCGACGTTCCTCTGCTGCGCAAAGGTTGGCGCTGCTTCAAGGTTTGATGGACACCGACGGATGCATCAGCGCCGGGGGGTACGTTGAGTTCACCTCGATCAAATATGTCCTCGCTGAAGCCGTGATGGAATTGGCGTGTTCTCTGGGACAGAAACCAAAGCTCAGCGAAGGACGCGCAACTCTCGACGGACGTGATTGCGGTCCGAAATACCGCGTCACATGGCGTCCCACGATCGACGTGTTCCGACTGCCACGTAAGAGCGGTCGTGTGAAACCGTTGGGTTCGCAGGGAATGCGGAATCTTCATCGGATGATCGTCGGAGCTGAATCTATCGCGGCGCAGCCGATGCGGTGCATCACTGTTGACTCGCCGAATCACATGTATCTCGCCGGAAGGCAGATGATCCCTACTCATAACACCCGGACCGGCGCCGAGTGGATCGCCGAACAAGCCGTGCGGAACCCTGGAACTGAGTGGGCTATCGTCGCTCCCACTTGGCGTGACTGTCGAAAGGTTTGCATCGAAGGACCCTCAGGTTTATTGAAAGCGTTCCTTCCCGGGGAGCTTGAATCGATGAACGCATCCGATTTGACGGTGCGTTTAAATAATGGCAGTAGGATTTACGGCTACTCTTCCGACGGGTACGAAAGACTCAGAGGAAGCAACTTAGCCGGAGCCTGGGTTGACGAGGCCGCGGTGATGGACCGCGTCGATGACATGTTTTCCGAAGCGCTCATGCCGGCGTTGCGTATCGGCCAAAACCCGCGTGTGTTGATTACCACTACGCCACGTCCGATCGGCTTTTTGCGTGATCTCATCGGTAGGGATAATGATTCGGTCGCTATCACCCGCGGGAAAACGTGGGACAACGCCGCCAATCTCTCCAAAACAGCTCTCGACGAGCTCAAAGCTATCTATGCTGGGACGAGGATCGGTCTCCAAGAACTCGAAGGTGAGCTGCTTGAGGACATTCAAGGCGCTTTGTGGAATCACGAGCTGATCGCTAAGACTCGTGTGCATGTGTTGCCGCCAATGTCCCGGATCGTTGTGGGTGTCGACCCTGCTGTGACTTCCGGTGAAAAGGCTGACTTCACGGGGATTGTGGTTGCCGGTAGGAGTCATGATGGTCATTTGTACATTCTTGAGGATTGTACGATGAAAGGTACCCCGCAGGCGTGTATGGCGACCGCGGTGAACGCCTACCACAGGTGGCATGCCGACCGGATTGTTGGTGAGGTCAACAATGGCGGGGATTACATCGAGACCGTGATCCGGTCGATTGATTCTAATGTTGCGTATAAGACTGTTCGCGCCACCAGGGGGAAGTTGGTTCGTGCTGAACCTATTTCTGCGTTGTGGGAGCAGGAACGCGGCCACATCTATAAGACTCTACCTAAGTTGGAGGATCAGATGTGTTTGTTCACACCTGATTCTAAAGAGTCTCCGGATAATTTGGACGCGATGGTGTGGGCTGCTACTGAGTTGAATATGGGTGCGACGGCGGCGATTTGGTTGTCGGCGATGTCTAATTTGTGTAATTATTGTGAGACGCCGAATCCTAAAAGTTCCACGTCGTGCGTTGTTTGCCATGCGCCTTTGTTGGTAGCGGCATAGTAGTTTTGAGGGTGGTTGTATGCCTATTAGGCGTCCTACCCGGGTGACACCAAGGCCGACTCGGCTTGCGGGTTATCGCCGGGTCGTTCAGGAAGAAGTACAGAAAGAACTCGCTAAAGCGTTGGCTTTACCTCGGGGTGCGACTACGCAGGAGATCACTTCTGGGTATTTGGCGAGTTTGCAGATGAATGGGTCGCCACGTATTAGTGGTTCCGCGTCTTTGCCGCGAGACCCGAACAATATGTATCCGTTCGGTCCTGGGGAAAGCTTGTATCCGGCGCCGATCGCGCCGGTTATTCCTTCGACGGGTCGTCAACCTCCGCAGTTGCGGAACTACGAACCGTCGTGGAACCTTCAAACGACCACCACTCGCGCGGTGCCGTGGACTGTGTTACGGGACGCGGCGAACCAAGTTTCCATTATGCGAGCTTGTATCGATACGTGTATTTCTGCTATCACGGGGTTGGAGTGGTCGTTCGGTATCGATACAGCTAAGGCGCGTGCTTTGGCGAAACGAGCCGATACTTCCAGCCACGAAGTGATTTCTGATTTGCAGGATAAGTATGCGGATGATATTGATCGTCTGCATCAGTGGTGGATGAAACCGGACCGCATCAATCAATTAACTTTCGTCCAGTGGTTGACGATGTTGTTGGAGGATGAGTTGGTGTTGGATGCGGTTTCTTTGTATCCGCATTTCGCGTTGAGTGGCGACCTCCACTCTATCGAAATTATCGACTCCACCACTATCAAACCTCTTCTAGATATTCGTGGTGCGACACCGCAGCCACCATATCCTGCTTATCAGCAGATCCGTTACGGCTTCCCTCGCGGGGAATATCAACAACCGACTCCTCCGGAGCTGGTGGATCACGAATTTGTGAGTGTGATCTACGGGAAACCCCCCCCGGACACCTCTCCGACGGATCAGTTGATTTATAAGGTGCGGAATTGCCGAACGAGTTCTCCGTATGGATTTTCGAATGTTGAGCGGTCGTTGTCTGATGTGGATTTGTGGTTGAAACGGTTCGACTGGTTGCGGTCAGAGTATTCGGCTGGTGTGACCCCGGAGATGATCGTGAAAGTTGATATGGCGATGACTCCGGAACAGCTCAGACAGTACGAGGCGATTTTCAACGACGATCTTTCGGGTAGGACCGCGGAAAGACACCGCGCACGGTTCCTACCGGCGGGTTTCGAACCGTCCTATCCGGCGGGTTTTGAGGCTAAGTTCCAATCCGACCTTGACCTTCACATTGTCAGGTTGATTTGCGCATCTTTCGATGTGTTGCCGACGTCGTTGGGGTTCACCCCCAATCACGGTATGGGTGGGATGGGTGGTGCCGGTCACCAGCAGGGTGAGCAGGATTCCCAGTTGGCGCGGGGTACAAAACCTCGAACTAAGTGGCTGATCGATGTGATCAACGAGATTTGCCAAAACTACCTCGGTATGCCACCTGAGGTCACTTTCCAATTCCACGGCATCGACGACGAGGACGAACAAAAGGAAGCCACTCTCCTTGAGGGGTATGTGAATAACGGTGGGATGGTGTTGAACGAGATGCGTGACCGGTTGAACCTGCCGCGTTATTCGATTGAGCAGGCTAACGAGCCGTTTATTGCTACTCCTACTGGTCCGGCGTTCTTTAATCCTAAGGTTCAGCCGGTGGGTATGCCGGGTAACCTTCCTTCGGCGGATCAAAATAAGCCAGGTCCAGCAGAACCAAGTAAACCGGCCGCGCCGTCATCTGCTTCCGTGGGGACGCGAGACCAGCAGGTTCAGAAGGTTTCCAAATCGGCTGAACAGAAAGCGTTCCTCTCTTGCGTCCAAGCTTCTGTGAAAACCGGGAAAGAGTGGTCTGGGTTCACTTTCAAAGCGTATTCGCCGGTGGTGGCGGAAGCAGCTAATAGGTTGGCGGCGGATGGGGATGTGGACGCCTGCAAAGTGCTGTTCACGTTAGATGATGAATTCTAACACGCGTGCGATGGTGGCGTTGGCGAAAGCTAAATCCGCCACCATGGCGCAACTCTTGAAAGTCGTTGATGAACAAGCTTCCCAAGCAGCCGTGTTGGCGGCGTTGACGGTGTGGTTCGGTTCCTCGGATGCGGTGCAGGCCGACCAGCTCCCACCGAGATTGATTTCGATGCTCATGCAGCTTGGGGTTTCTCGGAATGCGGCGGAACGTATCGGGTCGATGGCCACTGTGAAGTCTCTGTCGGGGAGAACTAAAGGCGGTTCACCTGCTCCCGAACGGGAGATGACGGTGGTTCGGCGGGTGGCGTCTGAGGAACCCCGGATGCGCGCCATGTACGTGTTGGCGGCGGCGCGACGTTTGACCGCGGCGGAAGATTTCGATGCGGCGATGGACCGGGAAACCCTCTACCTGAAGATGCATGTCCAAGCGGGTCAAAACCGGCGTCGCGCCGCGAAAAAGGTCGACGACCTCGGCGACCACGTCCTGGTGTGGCGTACCGCCGGGGACAGCAAGGTGGAGGCGCGCTGCGCGGTGTTGGAAGGTCGTTTGTTCACGGCGGATAACCCGCCGGATGGGGAAATCCCCGGTGCGGTCCATCCGCACTGTAGATGTCACGCCGCGGTGTTCGGTAAGGGACCTCTGTTGAACTTCGGGGTAATTTAAAGGAAGTTTTATTGTGAAAATGACTTCGGTGTTCGCGCCGATCACAAAATCCGTCGAAAATGACGACGGAACCATGTATGTGTACGGCAAAGCGACCGGTCCGGATTTGGATTTGGACTACCAGCGTTGCGACCCGGAATGGTTGGCGTCTGCCATGCCGGAGTGGTTCGGCGTGGGTGGCGCCGGGGGACCTTTCTCCACCGGGGGGAACATTCGGGAACAGCACGACTCGAAGAAAGCCGCCGGCCGCGCCGTCGAACATGACGTTCAACCCGACGGCCACTATATTAAAGCACACATCATCGACCCTGTCGCGGTACTAAAAACCAAGCACGGGGTTTACACAGGTTTCTCCATTGGTATCGGCCAGCCGAGGGTTGAAAAGTCCACTTCGGCTCCTAACGGAATTGTGAAGGACGGAAAGATTTTCGAGGTTTCCCTCGTTGACCGTCCCGCGCTGCCTACGGCGACGTTCCGTATGTGTAAGCGCGCGATGCCGGGGATGGAAATTTCGGCGGGAGATTTCGACTCCCAAAGGATGTTGGTGAAGTGCGGCGACTTCATCGAGAAATCTTCGGACGGGATTCCGGAGATGACGGTGAAGATCGGCGAGTCAATGTCGGAGGAGCAGAAAGCGAAATTCGATTCACTCTACGACTCCCCTGACCTGGCCGAAGCTGGGTTACTCCCACCGGCCGGGACCGGCGCCAAAGAATACAGTGAGACCACTCGGGACGAGGCGTTGGCGTTCGCCAAACTAGCGAAGGCCGCCGACATGCCACCGGAATACGACTCCGAACAAGTCGACATCGAAAACGCTCAAGAAGCCATCACTATCCTGTCCCAGCTGATCATTTCTGAAGCTTCGGAGATGGCTGATAACCCGGCTGAAGATTGCGACATCAGCATCCTCCTTGACGCTGTGTCGTGTTTGAGGCATTTCATTTGCCGCGAACAGCAGCAGGCGATGGGTGCCGACAAGCAGCCGATCCCTATCTTGATGGCCGCTGACCCCGACCTTGTGAAGGGCAAATATTCGGCCGAGCAGCTACGCCAAATGCTGAAACAAGGGAAAGCGATGCGGAACCCTAACGGGGACCCATCGTACCCGATTGCGGATAAATCTGACCTGTCCAATGCCATCCGCGCCGTTGGTCGCGGTTCCGGCGACCACAACTCCATTCGCGCTTATATTAAGCGCCGCGCGAAAGCATTAGGAGCTTCTGACATGATTCCAGATAACTGGAGCAGCGACGGCAGCAACAAAACCACTGAACCGGACAACACCAAAGTTGACGAGGTTCAGAAGCCTGCCGACGAGGTTCTCAAAACTACCTCCGAGGAGAACTCCGTAACGAAGGAGACTCCGAAGGAAGACCCCACAGACACAGTCGACACTGTTGACAAGTCTGTGGAAGTCGGCTCCGAGGGTGAACCTTCGGATGTGTTGTTTAAAGCTTTCTCAGCCGCATTGGAGGCCGACGACAGTCCACTGTTGAAGTCCTTCCAGGCGATCATTGAGAAGTCCACCGCTAAGACATCCGCGCAGCTCGGGGAGCTGGGAGAACGTCTTGGTCGGGTAGAGCAGATGGCAACCCCGGGGGGGCCGTCACTGCGTCGAACAGAGCAAGAGCGTGCTGTTGCGCGTCAACAGGATCTAGCTAGCGAATCAGCTAAGTATAAAGCGCTAGCGATCAACAGCGACGACCAACTTTTGCGCCAGGGTTATTTGGCGAAGGCCGCCATGTTGGACGCTGAAGTTAAGCGCCTCAGCTAAATCACTTTTTTAATTTACGGAAGGTTTAGGGTAGATGGCTACGGATAAGAAACCGCCATCCCCGACTCAAATGTTCGGCGATTGTACCTCCCCAATGGAGCTCGTCGAACGTTTCGAGTCGTATAAGTTTGAGCTAACGAAATCTCTCTCTTCACCGGTTCCGCTTCCTGGCGGTCCCGGTTTCGATGAAACAAACACCGCTTCGGCTTTCCAGTCAGCTTTGAGCTCACCGGAAATCTCGAAGGCGCTTTCCCCAGAATTGGTTTCTTCGGTGCGTAACGCGCTGGCGGAATCAGCTTTGGGTAAAGAATGGACAGCTGGAACAGGTTCTAACGCCAACCCGGTTCCACAAGGTTTGGTTGCTTTCGATTTGGAAGCACCCGCGAAGCTTTTGGCACCTCGTCCGACGCCTTTGCGTAACCGTATCGCGCGTCGCCGCGGAATCGGTTTGGCACACCGCTTCAAGGTAATCTCCGGATTCACCGGTACCGGCACTGGTGGTGTGGGTATTTTCCACCCAGGTATCACTGAAGGTGGTGTGAACTCCCAGGGAACTGGTTTCCAGCCTGGCGGTTCACCGTATCCAACATATTTGCGTGGTGCGGCGATCAGCTACGCTGGTTACGACCAGAGTGTGGCCTACAAGCAATTCGGCGTATCCGACGTTGTCAGCTGGGCCGCGCAGTTCTCCGGCCAAGGCTACGAGGACGTAAGGCAGCTATCCCAGTCCACACTTTTGTGGTCGTCAATGTTGCTAGAGGAGCGCATGCTTCTTGGTGGTCGTGGAACCGACTCCGGGTTCTCCGGGGCGATCGTTCCCACAGTCACTTTGACTGCGCGTGCCGCAGGGTCGGGTGAAGCCGCTATCACTGGTGGCGGCACCAACGTCTACGTTGAAGTTGTCGGCCACGGCATGTGGGGTACCGGTGCTCTAACAGGCGCTGTATCGGTGGCCACCGGTTCTGGTGTCATCGACGTGAACATCACGAACGCTAACACAACAGCCGCGTTGTCATACGACATCTATGTGGGTACTGGGTCTTCCGCACCAGCCGCATCAGCGATGTATCTCGCTGCATCAGGTGTGACGGCAAGCAAGTTCACAATTCAGGGTGCGTTGCCATCGAGCGGTACTAACGCTTCGACAGCGCCTACTTCGGACACTTCAGCATATGCGACTGGGTACGACGGTATCCTTTCTTACTGCTGTGGTTCAAACTCTGGTTACGTGAACCACGTAAACGGTCCGTTGTCCACCACTAACCCGGGTAACGAGTTCAACGTTGCTTTCGCGGCTATTTACGACTCAGTCAAGGGTGACCCTGACGAAATCTTCGCAAACGGCCACGACCGTAAGCAGCTCTCCGACACCCTGAAGGCCGCGAACGGTAACTCCTACCGTATCAACCTTCAAAACTCGGGTGACGCACACAACGCGCAAATCGGAGCCCTCGTGACCGGGGTTCAAAATGAAGTTACTGGAAAAATGGTGGACGTAACTGTTCACCCGTGGATGCCTCAGGGTGTCATGCCTATTGTGTCGTGGACTTTGCCGCTGCCTGATTCTAACGTTTCGGACGTGTGGGCGGTTTACAATGTTCAGGATTACATGGGTATTCAGTGGCCTGTTCAGCAATTCTTGTACGAGTCATCCAGTTACTGGTACGGGACGTTCATTTGTTACGCGCCTGGGTGGAATGGTGCGGTGATGGGAATTACCCAGGTATAACAATACCGGGTTTCTCTGAAGTCGTCTAGACAATGCCGCCGGCCACATGCCGGCGGCATTGTCTACCATCGGAAGGTTTTATCTATGTCCACACCTGTCGAGGCGCAACCTAAGCGTCGTCCACCACGTTCCCGCAGCTCAGAGGCCGTGACGGCCACTCCGGAGATTGTTCCAGAAACAGTTCCTCGTATTCCCAACGATGAACGCGTCGGCCTTTCCGTCCCTGATCCTGGATGTACTGGGATCACGTTCGAGGACGGTAAATCGTATCGCGTGAAGAACGGGATGATCGTCGAGAGGGTGGCATAGTGCCTCGTTTGTTGTCCCCTGACGATAAATGTCTTGAGGTCGACGTGAGAGGTCTCCGCTACCGCGGGAAGACAATCAACGTCACCGACCCGGTAGCGGTCAAACAACTCCGCGAGGCCGGCTATACCATGGCCGACACCGCCGGTGTTATCACACGTGGCGGGTTTGCGTGCGAGTGTGGTTTTCAATCTTATTTCCGGCTGTGTTCGAGATGTGGCTCGGAATGTAAACAATAGGAGGCAGATATGACTGCTCCTACTCTTCCCCCTACGTCCACGATGGGGACACCAGTCGCTTATCTAACCTTGGCCGAGCTCGAACGTAATCCCATCTACCAGGAACTTAAACACCTCGTCCCCAACGAGTCGCCCGCCGATCGGGACGCCGAGCTGGAGAGGATTCTCGCCAGAATTTCGGCGATGATCAACGGTTTGTGTAACCAAAACTTGGCGGCCACCACCGACCGAGAAATCGGACAAGTCGTTGTCTCCGACGAGGGAAATCTGGTCATCCACACCCGCGGCGACCCCATCATCGAAGTCGTGTCCGTCTCGGTCGGACCGAACGTGTACAACCTCACCCAAATCACAGATTTGTCCCACGTCATTGTAGAACCCTGGTCGATCACCATCCCACAAGCTTTGGCCGGATCATGGTTTTCCAGCGGGAACCTCCCCCTCGGGAGTTCGTGGCGGCCACGCTCAAAACTGTGGGCTGAGTGGACGTATGTGAACGGTTTCCCCATCTCCACCATCGCGGAGGATGTGAACGCTGGGGACACCACCATCACAGTGAAGGATGCAACGGGGATTATCCCCACATCTTCCTCGCCGGGTCTGATCCCGACATTGTTGACGATCGAGGACGGTATCTACCTAGAACAAGTCGTCCCCACCGCGGTGAACGGGAATGTCCTAACTGTTCCTCCTTTGTCGTATGCGCATGAGTCTGGTGTGGGGATTCACAGCATGCCAGGAGACATCAAACAGGCAGCGTTGATTTTGATGTCCCGTATTCATGACACGTGGGCTTTGGCTATGGGCGCGATTTCTATGGACGGGTCGGGTGCGCAAATGTCTGAGGGTAAACCTCGGTTTATGTGTGATCCGGCGTGGATTCTGAATCCGTACATTAGGAAAGTGTAGTGGGTAACTACAACGACATCAGGTTCGCGCTGGGTAAAGCATTAAAATCTTTCCAACCGGATTTGAATGTGTACTACTACATGCCGCGGTCCGCTTCCCCGCCGGTGGCGATCATCATGCCGTCACCGAACCAAACCATCAATTATATGGAAGCGCAAACATCCCGCTCAGCTAAATGGAACTTCATCGTCATGGTCACTGTCGGCTATGTGGACAGTGAGGCGGCGCAGCTCCGGGTCGGGGAGCTTATTTCTCCGGGGTCTGAGTTGTTGACTGTGTTGAATGGGAAGATCGGCACCGGGTATTCGCAGGTGACGTCGGGTTCGGTTCACGAGTTGATGTTGGGGAAACCCCCTAAAACGGCTCTGCATACGTGTGCGCGGCTTTCTTTGATTGTCCTCGCGTAACTCTTTTTTGTTTCCCCACTCCTGGTGGGGTTTTTTGTTGTCCCCAAAAAGGAAGTGGCATGGCAGTAAAACAAATGGGTGACGGCTCCCGGAAAGTTTTGAGGGATTTCCGCTACACCGACCCGCAATCAGGTGAGAGCACCAATTGGAAGGCCGGGGACTCTTACACGGGTCGTATGGATAACCCGTGGCTGCTGGACCCGAATGGTCCGGACGGTGGGGGTCCACTCATCGAGTCTCCTGCGCCAGCTCCTACTCAACCAATTGTTTCGCTTAGCGATCCAAGCAAGGAGAAGTAAGTCATGGCTATTGACCTGGCGCAGGTCACAACTTTTTATCCTGGATATCAGGCGCAATGGGGTATCGAACAATACCTATTCAGTGCTCAGGGTAACGATATTGAACACTCTAGGAAAGCTGACAAGATCGACGGGTCGGGTTTCGGCACTAGGGTAAAGAACAACCTCCCCGGCATGCAGGAAGGGACCTTAAAAATTAAGGGTCTCGCTGTCATGGACAAGGGGAAGTTGAACTGGCAGCTCAACCAATGGTTCGGGATCACGTCTCCCATCAATGCGTGGTATGCGCTTGAGGGGTTGAATGCGGGTGCGCCGATCACAATGCAGCCGTCGTCCATCATTGATGCTTCTATCTCCGCGAAGCTGAAAGACGCGGTCGACTTCAACTTGGAGTTGGACGCCCGCGGTGCATATAACGATGGTTTCATTTTGTTGTCCCCGGAAAATCTGCTAACGGGGGCTTCAGGAACCGGTGCGGCGGACTCAAACGTCGGGTTCGGCGGTCCAACCACAACTGGTGGTGTGGTTGAACTTCACGTGTGGGCGTTCGACGGGGGCACCAACCCTAGTGTCACGGTGACGGTTCAGCATTCACCGGATAACGCCACGTGGACCACTCTTCAAGCGTTCCAAGCGCAATCCACTTTGGGTTCTCAAAGGATCACGCTGCCATCGACCACAACGATTAACCAATACGTCCAAGCCACATGGACGACATCGGGTTCACCAACTGATGTTCAGGTGTTGTGTGCGTATGCGCGTGGTTTGAACTTGCTTGCATAAAGGAGTTTTTGACCGTCATGACTCATCCTTCGTGGAATGATCCAGAGTGTTTCTTCGTCGGGGTTATCCCGAAGGAACAAACCCAGACGGTTGCGAGACGACTTGACCCTGAGGAGATCACGCATACTGGGTGTCGGGTGATTAAACACCCGGATGCGTGCATCCTCTGCGTGGCAAATGACGATTGCAGAAAACTACCTATGCACGTTCATTGCCGCTGTAAAAGGGAGTTTTATTTTGAAAAAGAAATCCTCCCGGAGTAGGCGTACACCCGCGCCTATTCTCACTAGTCAGAAAGTACACATGTCTAACGCCGAAGAAGAAGTTGAGTTCGAACTTGTCACCTCCGCGCGGATGTTGGCTCCCCCTCCTCCGTTGCGGAAAGAACCTGTAACTTTGGAGGAGTGGAAAACCGTCAGCGGTAAAGCCGCAAGGTTCCTGGTGTGGGAGTTGACCGCCGCCGAGTTCTCCGCCTGTATCGAATCTGGGTGGACCTACAAAGATGGTGCGCGGAAAAAATATGATGAAGAAGCCGCCGACATCCGCTTCCTGGCGTATGTGATCCGCGACCAACACGGACATAGGTTGTGGCCGAAAATTGAGGACGCTAAAGCTCAGTTGGGACTGCTTGGTCGCGCCACCATCCAAACTTTGGTGGCGGCGGGTAACCGCATGAATTCCGCGAGGGAAGTGGCAAAAGCGGGAAACTCCGAAGAAACCCAGAGCGACTCCTAGCATTAGACTTCGCGTTCGCTTTGGGTTTCCCCTCCGCCGAAAGTTTCTTGGGAGCAATCACTGTCCCGGACTGGTTGGAGTGGATGGAGTGGTACAACATCCGCGGTCCCATTGGCGGTCCCCGCCAGGACTATTACACCGCGTTTATCGCGCAGCAAGCAGCTGGACCGTTCCAGAAACCTGACCACGGGAAGTTCGAAAACTTCATCATGCCGTGGCTACGTCCAGACGAAATCGATGTGTCCCAATTTATCCGGAATTGGATTGACACGCGGGGAACTAACGAGGAGTGAGTTGTGGCCGCCGAAAGCATCATGAACCTAGTTATGACTGGGGATTGTACCAGTTTGGTGGCCGCAACCCAGTCCGCGAAAAACGCCGCCGTCGACCTCGGGAACACTGAGGCCAGGGTGTCGGTCACGATGCCTGGCGCGTCATCTGTGATGTCGCAGATGCGTGGTTTGCAGGCCGCGAAGGACGACCTCGGCGGCAGCGACATCAAATTCGCTGTTGCCGCGCCGGGGATGAATGAGGCGCGCGAAGACGTCCGCAACATGCAGAAAGACGTCGATTCCCTCGCGGCGTCCGTCAATAGTGTTTCCGATGTGGACGTTTCTGTCGGTGGGGGTGGCGCGCTTCGAACTATGGTGTCGGACCTCTCCAAAACCAGCACAAGTATGCGGTCTCTAGCGTCCACTTCGTCGGAGTCGATGCAAAGCATCCGGTCTGATGTGTCTAGTACGGCGCAGCAGGTGAATGCGATGACGGAGGCGAATGAGGCTAACGCTCGGTCATCGGTTTCGGTGGGTGCGTCCGCTCGTGCATCGTTCGGCCGGGTGGAAGGCGCGATCACCTCATCCGCATCCGCGGCGGACCGTCTCGGCGATTCTCTGAGTGGTGTAGATAACGGCGCGAGTTCTGTAGCTAAAACTGTTGGGGATGTCGACAACAGTGTCGGTTCGTTGGGGAAATCTGTTGCTGATCTCGGGGAGAGCGGAACACAGTCTCTTCAGAGTATCGGTGCCGCGGCGAGTAAGTCGGGCAGCGATTTCGGTTTCCACGGGAAAGCAGTTAACGATGCTGCTGATGCTCAACGTGCGCTTACGGCGGATGCGCAACGGTCTGCTGGCGCTGTTTCCGAACTGACCCGCGAGACCGGTAACTATGGGAACAAGCTTGCGGAAGTTTCCGAGGCGCGAGGAGCGTTCGACGGCATCACCGCTGGCGGCAGCGGAATTCCCGTCATCACCGACCTCGGTACGAAGCCAGGTAAGGGTTACGGCGTCGGTCCTTCCGCCGGGTTACCGAAGAATATTCCCCCGATCACTTTGGCCGGGTCCACCACCCCAGCCGCTGGCGGTCCACCCCCACCGGGAACACCCCCAGTTGTTCCTCCAGTAGATAAAAAGCCACCAAAAGGTGGTGGTCCTTTCAAAGAGTTCGACAAGGCCGGTGGTGAAGCATTCGACGCGGCCGGTCAAGTCGGCTCACTCGGGATGATGGGTGCGTTCGTCGGCGGCCTCGGAGTGGCCGCAACCGCCGCTGTCGGACTCGGCTCCGTCTACGAGACGATGAAGCAAATGCCGGTGCCATGGTCGGAAGCAACCCAAGCCGTCGACCAGTTCAATCACGGTTTGAACCGCACCATCGCGCTGGGTGACATTTACGGCAACGCGGAAAGTATCGTTAAACCGGACGCCTTCAAAGCTCTCGGTGCGGCGATGGATAGCCTCGGTGCCGAGGTCGGTCACGTCGGTCTAGACAACATGAACACCGCCATTAGCACCGCCACGGATTTTGTGAATCAACTCGCACCAGCGTTGGACAGGTTGCAACCGGCGATCGCTCCCGCCATTAAGGGTTTGGGATCGTTGGGTGACGCGGTCGTACAAGGCTTGTCTAGCCCCGGCGCTGTACAAGGTATCACCGCGTTGGGTAACACGCTGTCCGATCCGAAGGTTGAGCAGGGTATTGCGGGTTTGGTCTCCGGTGCTATTACTTCCGGTGGTGTCCTGGGTACTGTGTTGGGGAATGTTGCGGGTGCGATCGGTCCCGGTGGGGGTCCAGCTGGACAGTCCGCTATTGATGGCGCTATCGCTGGCGCCATGATGAGCGGCAAAGGACTCGTCAACAAGATGGTCGGTGCCGGTATCGGCGCTGTCTTGATGGGTGCCGGTGCGTATGAGCAGAGTCAAGGTATGGACCCTACTGCTGGGTTTTTCGGCGGAGGGTTGGGTGCGTTAGCTGCGTCGACGTTGAAGTACACCAAACCAGGTGTGTTGGATGAGAAGACCGGTGAGATCGGTGAAGGTGAGCGGGTGCCGATCAAGGGCGCCGGTCTCGGGGGTGCCATCCTCGGGGAGGGTATTTCTTTCGCCGGGGAAAAGCTTGAACAGGCGGGTTACCCCACTGCTGGCGGCATGTTGCAGGACACCGGGTATGGCGCGTCGATGGGATTGTTGCTTTCCGGTGGTGACCCGGTCGGCGCCGCTGTCGGCGGTGGTCTAGGCGCCGCTTATGGCGCGATGAATGCTCTCGCTGAGGCGCATCCGGCGGCGGCGCAGAAAGTTAAGGACACAGCCGGCGGGGTCATGCATGCGTTGAGCAGTCCGGTTGGCCAGGCGTTGTCCGCGGTCACCGGAATGCCGATTCTTGGTGGTTTGGCCGCCGCCGGAACTGGTATCGAGAAACTGTTCGGCGGCGGGGAGACCCCGGGAGGCGCGGGGTTGCCGATCCCGGATGTGGATCAGGGTGTGCTCCCGCCGGGTACTGGCGCAGCTTCTAAGACGGTTGTTGGTCCGGGTGGAACGTTCGCGGGTTCCCGGGATTCCAGTGGAACAACTAGATTTCAGAATGTTATTAACACGCCGTATGGCGTGGGGGTCAGTGATTACACTTCGACGCCGGGTGGTCCGACTCAGACGCATTCGCGGATGCCAAGTGCGGATGGTGGCTGGTTGGATACCACTTCTGTTCAGGGTAGTCCTGGTGGTGGTGTGGGTACGACAACGTTCGGTGAGGACGCTTTCGGACACGCGATCGACCCGGGTTTTGTGTTCACACCGCCGGGTGGTGCCGCTCCACCACCCGCTGCTCCTCCTGCTCCGGCTGCTCCGCCACCTCCGCCGAAGGCTGCTCCTCCGCCGGTTCCGGTAACTCACGGCGCGCTCGTCGGTGGGGACAGTGGAAGATTCGCCGGGAACCAAGGCGGTGGTCTACAAGCGGCTGGTGAGGCGGCGAAACGCGCCGCCGAAAGGGAAACACCCGCCGGTGGGGGGTATTCGGCGCCGTTCCAGTCGATTCCGCAGTATATCCAGCAGGGACTCGGTTTGGATACTGCTACTCCGGCGGCGCAAACCTCGGCGGAGTTGTCCGGTGGTGTCGCTAGGACGACGCAAGATGCCGGTCCGGCAACGGGTCAAACACCACCCGGTGCCGGCGGGGGACCTCGTCCGGCGCCACCACAACCACCAGGCGGCGGGGGTAAAGCTTCTGATGGTTATGTCATTCCTCCTCCGCCGGTTATGTTGCAAACCACCCAGGGATTGAATGCGGCTCGCCATGAAGCGGCTATTGCGGCTGCGAAAAGCTCTCCGTCTCCGGCGTTCGGCGCCGCCGACTATGCCGGTCTTCATGCAACACCGAACGTTGTCACCCACGCGTTTGATCCTACTATTGCGTATCACGGCTTGGAAGCGGCGAAGACCGGTTATCACACGTTCGACACCACCACAGGTTTGGAGTTGAACCGTAAAACGCTTCAACCTCTTTCGCGTGCGGAGCTGAACACTCCGCTCGGTCCGAAAGCGCAGGCACCTACAGCACCGGGGACACCAACAACTGGTGCGGCGTTCGGGAAGGTTGTAGGGGATGTTACAAGTATTGCGAAGACGTCTACACCGACGTCGCCGTATTCCGTATTTGGACGTGCGTTACCAGCGGCACCAACACCGGCGACGGCGGCAGCTCCGATGGGTCCGGGTCGTGCGATGGCGTCGGCGCAGGATTTGGGTAGATACACCCAAGCGTTGAACGCTGTCACGAATACGGCGAGGACAACGACAACGGCGAATAATTCGTTGGCGAAGTCGATCCAAACGACCACACCGAAACAGCAACAACAAACACCGACACGAACTCCGGCGCAGCATCAGACGCAAAATAATGCGTTGGCGCAGTCGTTTTCGAATGTTGGTCAGGCGGCGAATAAGTCGTCGGACAGCATGAACGGGTTGGGTAAAAACCTCGGGAAAACAACCCAAAGTATGGTGGCGATGCATGCCGCTGTGCCGGGGATGGCGTCTGTGTCTGGTGCTGTTGCGGGTGCGTCGGTGGCGGCGAATGCGGCGGCTACTTCGGGTATGGGTAAGGCTGGTGCGGCGGGTGGTGCCGCGTTGGCTTCGGGGATTGGTCATTCGACGGGTCAAGCTCACGCGGCTGGTGCGGCGGCGGCGAGTGCGGGTGCGGCTGGTGCGGCGGGTGCGTCGGGTTCGCATTCACCTTCGACGGTGATGATGCAGATCGGTGAGTGGATGGGTGAGGGTCTTGAGATTGGTTTGAGGGATTCTTCGTCGCAGGTCGCTTCGGCGGCGGGTCAGTTAATCCAATCGGCGGTGTCCGCCACCAATAGTGCTATTCAGGGTGTGTATAACCAAACGTTGTCGGGTGGGTTTGGTGCGGGGATTATCGCCGCATCGAATGGGGTGACCCCGATCGCGCAGGATTATGGTTTGATGATCGGCTACGCGTGGGCGCAGAACGTTGTGACTGGTGCGCAAACGGTGTTGCAATCTTCCGAGTTTACGGCGTTGACGGTGCCGAAGTTTGGTTCGGCGTTGGCGCAGTCCACGTTGGGTGGGGAAGGTTTGTTGCCGCCGGCTGGTTCTGGTGCGGAATACTATCAAACCACCTCTGGTAGTGCGGGGATGGTGTCGATGACACCCACCGTCACGATCGGTCAAATCACTGTGTCGGTTGGTGGTCAGCAATTGCAGGGTCAGATCGATGGCCAGATCGACGCGAAAATGGTCACCCTGGCTAACTCGATCGGTCAACAACGCGGGTAAATAGTCGGCCGACCCCAATAGAAGATGGGGTCGGCCGATCCTAAATTACTTATTCCTAAATAGGGGGGATCTGTGACGTCTCTCACTACTGTCACTTACCAGCCAACATCTTCCCCCCAATTGGGTAATTGGACTGTGACCGGCGCATCCTCGGGGTGGCAGGCTGTGTCCAGCGGCACCAACACAGAATACGTCCAACTCGCTGCGGGTATTTGCCGTCTGGCGTCGCAAGTCATCCAATTCGGATTCCCCACCCCTTCAATCCCCACCGGTGCGCAAGTGTATTCGGTGGGGATTCGCCGCACCGTCCAATGCTGTGTACCGCCACCGATCCCGTTGTGTTTCCACTGGTTCGAGTGTTTAAGCGGAACAGTTGTTGTCGCCGGTCAATCCCCCGCGCCAGCCACAACGTTCTTCTCCTCTCCGTTACCTACAAACACTGTGACCGGTGTGTGGGTGACAGAAACTGTGTACACCTCGACGACGGCGCCGGACGGTTCAGCCTGGAATGTGGCGACGAATCTATTGTCGGGGAACTTCGCCTACGAGATGGGTCGCGGCGACAGCTCCAACGTACCCATTTTGGTGTCCGAAGTGTATTTGGACGTCACCTACCAATCAGAATCGTCGGTCACCGTCACCGGACCAACAGGGACAGTGACAACTACTCAGCCGACGATTACGTGGACATACTTTTCAGCGGACAGCCAACCCCAACAAGGCTATCAGGTTGCAGTGTACACCTACGCGCAAACCACAGCGCTAGGTTTTGTCCCGTTCACCACCACACCCATCGACGGCACCAACGGATTCGTCCTCGGCGAAACCCTGCAATGGACAATGAATATCGACCTCACCAACGGTCAATACGTTGCGTACGTCCAGGCAGAGTCCCAGTGGGCCGGTCCGGGTAGTTTCCTCTCAGCTATTGGATCAACTACTTGGACTCGTTCGGTGTCGTCACCGCCAGCGAACGCGGTGTTCTCGTCCTGTGTATTCGATGCGGTGAATAATCGTGTCGCGTTGACGTTCGCGCCGGGTGGGACCTCACCGGCTACTGTCGCGTTCACTGTTTATGCCAGTCGTGACGGCGGTTTGAGTTGGACTCCTATCCCGAGTTTGACGTATGTGCCGGCGCAAGGCATGAGCTCGATCACCAAATACGATTACGTGGCGCCGTTGAACACCACGTCACAGTATTACGTGTTGGCTTACGGCGGTTCCCCGCTAGCCGCGGCGGCGGCTCCATCGACGACTTTGTCGGTAACACCGGTCGGGGATCAGCCGTGGTTGAAAGACCCGTCGAACCCGATTTTGAACACGGTGCTTCCAATTGCCGCGCCGAAACAAAGCGAAGACGGAATCAAAATCACCAAACGTCGCATGATGGGAACGTTCCAGCTACTCGGCGGCGCCGGCACCCAAGTATTACCGTTCATCGTTTCGGGACCAAATTACGGCGACGAATACACATTCGAGCTGATCTTCATCGAAAACGATCCGAATACACCAATGACGCTGTGGGCGCCAGTCGACGAACTCGACCGGTCGGGAAACACATTGTTGTTGCAGCTACCGGATGGGACCCAACTGTGGGTCGTGACCGGTCCCGGCGCCACCAGCCAGGACACCCAGGAAATGTACAACTCCGTTTCCGGTGACCCAACAGTCACATTCTGGCGTCGCCGCAAACTAACCATGACCCAGGTCGGACCACCCGACTTCTATTAAGGACACCCGGTGCAGGGATTCTCCAACGCATTCGCCGCGACAGTCCAAAACAATCATACAGCTGTTGTTGTCGTCCAAGCCGTCCAAAACGGGAAAGTCGTCGCCACCCTCCCGGTGCATGCCGGGTCGGTGACCGCCGACCGCACAGCCGCGCAATTACGAACATTCCAATTCGAGCTGGTGGACACGGACGGCACCCTCACCCCCACCGGGATGACTTCACTATTGGCTCCTTTCGGTACGCGCGTGCAGTTGTTCCGGGGGGTTCGCATTAAGAACGTCGAAACAATCAGCGCGATCTACGGCGTGACGAATTCGTGGACGCCTCAAACCCCGACGGGGGAAATGAATGGCGTGAAGGTCGACGGCAACGGCGATCTCGCGCTCGGTCCGTAGGAGATTTTAGTTAATGACCGCATATGCAGCCTATGGCACTGTCACCGGTTCATCGGGGCAGGTCAGCGTGGAACTGTTCGTTGCACCTGGCACGTATGAGATTCGGGTGCCGTCGATCCACTTGGACTATGACGTGTTTCAGGCAAACTCGGCTGTTGTTAGCGCCACAGTTGGCTATTACACCGGCGGGATGTCTGGCGGATCGACAGTGCCGGTTGCCACTATGCGCCAAGGCGCGCCAGCCACAACGGCCACCGCAAAAACAGGTGCGACAGGGTCTGGGACTCAGTTCATTATCGGCACGTTCGGTGCCGGCACTACTGTTCCACCCACTCCGCCGCTTACCGATTATGCACTGGACGACGGCTCCTTCATTTTCGAACCACCTTTCGATTGGATTCTTTCGCCAGGGACCGCCGTTTTTGTGAATATTAGCTCCTTCGGCTCAACAACGCTCGACGTCGTTATTTTCTATGAAGAGCTGCGGCTCTCTTGGCATTACTAAGGACCGCAGATGGCTAACTTTGTTTTTGACTATGCAATGGGTCGCTGGGTGGGACTGTACGGGCTCCCGTTGGGCAGCGACACCATCACTGTTGTTCTCGTCCAATCCACCGGTTTGCCATCCGATTCCACGTTGGCGGGTTACCAATACCTCAGTCAGGTGTGGTCCGGCGGCGGCATTGAGGCGACGTTCACTAACTATTCGCGGCAGACCATCACCAGCTCGGGTATCACGATCGGGGTCAACACCGGCACCGGGACAGCCACGGTGAGTGTGCCGAGCCAAGTGTGGAACGCCGCTGGTGGCGCGACCAATAACACGTTGGGCGCGTTGCTCACTTGTTACCAGCCGACGTCGATCAGTGCGGATTCCAGTATTCAGTTGTTGACGAAACATAATTTTGCGGCGACGACGACGGGTGGGAATCTGACTGCTGTCATCACGTCTGTCGGGACTGTGACGTAATGCCGGCAACTCTCCAGTTCTTTGACATGACTGCGTCGGTCACTCCACCCAAAGGTCATTTGGAGCCATTGGTGATCACGTTGGGTCCGAACTGGCAGCCTAACGATATCCGGTTGTTCATCGCTTCCGGGTCGGCGTCTGAGACCGCGCCAGGCGGGACTGTCTCGGTTGAGATGCCGATGCTGACGGACCCGCCGCCTGCTTTCACCGCGGCATACAGTCTCAATCCCGGCAACGAGACACACGGTGTGTATTACCGCCGGCTTGTGGCTGGGGATGACGACCAGTTTGTGGACTGGGTGAAACCGCCGAACTGGATGCATTACATGACCGCGTTTCTCACGGTGCGGGGAGTGGACCCGGGCACTAACCCCACGGCGGGGTCATTGTCGGCTGGGTTCCCTGGCCGTATCAGCTACATCACCGCCGATTCCACGGACAGCACCACGGTCAGTTCGATCACGGTGCCGCATGCGGGGACGATGGTTTTCGCCATCGGGAATGTTGCCGCGCCGTCGTCCACACCGTGGCCGAACTGGGCGGTGGCTATGGGTGTTCCGTCGGGTTGGACACCGCTGGTCGCCACTCCGAATAGCGGGAACACCTATTACCAGTACGACACGAATCCGTGTTTCGAGGTAGTGGCGAATTCGTATAGCGCGGCCGGGTCGACCGGGAGCGTGGTGTTCCCGACTGGTCAAGGGTCTCCTGCGTTTGCGGGTTTGTATGTGTTTCTGACTCCGGCACCTGATGTGTCGGTGACGGTGGGAGCTGCGTAGCTTCGGAGAGAAAGCATGAGGAATGACAGTACCTGAGAACGGTGTCCTGGTGGTACGGAACTTCGTGTTACCGCCGGAGGTGGCGTTGCTTGTTTCCATACTTGACGCCGCCGACGAACCTACCGAACTTAAGTCGGGAGAAGATCGCCAAATCCTCTTTAAGAGAGGCGTGCGCCGCACAGAGATCGAAGTGTCGGAAAAGATGTCCGCGCTATTGGAACCCGCTGTTGTCAAGCAGGTTTTAGCTATCCGGGACCGGGTTGCCGCGGCTATGTGCGAGGTTTTCGAGGTTCAGGGGCACAGCAACGATTTCAGTGCGCTGGTGGAGATGCGCGAGGGCGATTCTCATCGGCTCCACGCGGACGCCGAGAGGCTCACCCCGAAGGGGTGGCAGCCGAACCATTGTCCCTGGCGCAGCCTTTCCGCTCTCCTCTATCTCAACACCCAAGGTGTCGACTTCGAAGGCGGCCAGCTGAGCCTTCCCGGGGTTGGGCTGACTCTCTCCCCTGAGGTCGGGATGTTGGTGGCGTTCACCGCTGGCCGCCGCCACCAACATGAGGTGTGGACGATCACGGCTGGTAAGCGCCGGACGATGCCGGTCTGGCTACGAGATGATCATTGGGTACCCGGCGCGCCCACTGAATAGTCCCTCGTTGAGCACCCGAATCGGGGTTTCAGGGGTTTAGAAATCGGGGTTTTTCATGGCTGAAATAGATGCCGCAACTACGATCACCCCGAATGTGTCCACCGCGGTTACTTACGCGATTTCGCCGGCGTTTGAGGTGGACAGTTCGGGTCCGGTGTTTAATCCGTTGTTGGGGTATTGGCAGTCTGATCCGTTGGTGTTGCCGGGGAATCCGGTGACGGGGTCGGTGGTGCGGTGGACCGCGAATGTCCCTGTAGGTACGGGTCTTGTGGTGCAGACGAGTATCAATAATGGTGTGTCGTGGGATTTGGCCACGAATGACCAGTCTGTGCCGCGGCTGCTGAATGGTGATACCACTACGCAGTCGGTGTTGGCGAAGATCACGATGACGAGAGCCACGAGTCCGTCGTTGTTCCCGAGTCCGTCGTTGTTCCCGAGTCCGTCTTTGTATCCAAGTGGTTCGCCGCCGTCGGTGTCCTACTTCGAATTAGATGTGTCGGTCGACGCCAGCGTTGACGAGCTGGTCCCGATCGGTGTGGGGATGATTGATGATGTCACCACCCACGCTACAGCCGGTACGTCCGGTTCCGGTTCAACCACGAATGTTTCCACCTCTACCAGCGTGGTCAGCCAGGGTGGTGGCCAGTTCGGCGGCGGAGTCGCAATTAAGGTTCATGCTAACGATTTGAGTTACGCGATCAAAAGGAACGTGTGGCAACAACCATATACGGTTCCTAGTGGATTGTTGTACACCGACGCTATTAAGGCGATGGTGGAGGATCGTTTGCCGTCGCAGACCGCTTTCAATCTGTCGACCACAACAGCGACTACTCCTCTGTTGGTTTATGGCGCGTCGCAGGGTGGTGATCCGTGGCAGGACATTATGGAGTTGGCGGCGGCTATCGGGTTCGAAGTGTTTTTCGACGCCACCGGAGTGTGTGTGGTGCGGCCAATTCCCGATCCGGGTATCGGCGACCCGGTGTGGGCTTTTGACGAGAATCTTGTTCCGCTGGTAGCGGAGGCGGAATTTGATTTGAGCTCGGAGCAAACATTCAATGACATTGTCGTTGTTGGCCAGTCGACTTCGTCGGCTAATCCTTTTTCCGGGGAGGCATTTGATAATGACCCAAACTCTCCGACATATATTTTGGGTCCGTATGGTCGGGTCACGCAGCGGGTTAATTCGTCTCTGATCACCTCACAGTATCAGGCGCAGGCGATGGCGTATTCCGCTTTGTATGCGTCGCTCGGCGCGGCTAATACGGTGACTTTGACGACTGTTCCGATGCCGGCGTTGGAGCCGGGGGACATCATCTTCATTGTGTGTTCGGATGTGAAAGCGAACGGCACCTATATGATTAACCATTTGGAAATGCCGCTTTCCCCCGCTGATCCAGCTATTTACACGTGTTTCCGCCAGTCTACGAGTGGGACGTTGGGGTTGGCCGGTGCGTTCGGCGTCACCGATGGTGTCACGATTAGTGGTTCCGCGGTGATCACGTCCGAGTCCGCGGGCTTCACTTCGGGTGATATTGGTGCGTCGGTTTATGGGGTGGGGATTCCTGTGAATGCGACGATCATTTCGATCACCGATCCCGATACCGCGGTGATGTCGGCGAACGCGACCGCTTCGAACACTGATGTGTATTTGGTTGTGAGTGTCGGTTCCGGCACTCTCTAGGAGATGTTATGGCTACAGGTTCGGCTATTGCTCGCGCGGCGCGCGCCATCAAGAACGCGAATACCACAAATACGGCGTGGATGACACGCTCCGGTGTTTTAACAGTCCACATGGGGACATTGACCAGGGTTGACCCTTTCAACGGGGTGGCGGATTTTCAGTTCCCTGATCCGTCTGTGCCGATTGTGCAGTCGGTGAGCTACCTCCAGCCGTACAGTTCGACGAACACTCCATCGGTGGGGGATGTTGTTATTGCTCACCAGTTCGGTAACGGTTTCATGATTATGGGTCAGCATATTGTTTTGAACGGTTTGGTGAGCATGTGACATCACCTCAGGGTCTGACCACGTTGGTGTATCCGTTGTGTATCCCGCAGGGAGCGGATTGGCCTGGTATCGATTTCCCGATTATTGGTCCGGATGGTTCGCCGTACGATTTGACGGGGTGTTCGGCGTTGGGTCAGATTCGGTCTTCCCCCGGGTCGGATCAGTTGTATTTCACGTGGTCCACATCCCCTACCACGGGTCAAGGTTTGATCACCTTATCGGCTAGCGTTCTGAATATCAGGGTATTGGCGGCTGAGTCGTCTTTGTGGACGTTCGAGTATGGCGCCTACGACATTCTATTAACTAACCCTGCCGCTCCTACGGGTTTTCAGGAATCCCGGGTTGTGATGGGTAAAGTCATTGTTTCTCAAGAGGTAACGGTTCTATGAGCGAAGTTCGTGTTCCCCGTAAATGCATCTATTGCAAGGTTGAAGACACTGAGCCTAAGCATGAAAATATTTTGCCGGGGTTTGTGTCTGTGTATGCGCATAAGGGTTGTTGCGCGGATGTCACCAATTGTGAGTTGTGCGGTCCTGAGGTCCTGGAAGGGGTTAATCAGTGAGTAATATCGTTACCGTTGAGGCTAACAACATTTTGGGTTCGAGTGTCGCCGGGAGCTCTTACACCGCTCCGACAACGCCGGTGAATTTGGCGTTGATCACCACTACCACTCCTTCGACCGCTACCGCGGCTGGTAGCGAGGTGTCGGGTGGGTCGTATGCGCGTATGTCCACTGCGGGTATTTGGGGGTCGGCGTCTAGCGGGTCGATCACTAATTCGGCGGGGTCGGTGAGTTTCACCAGCATGCCATCTTGCACCATCGGCGGTATCGAGTTGTGGGATTCCGCAGGTACTCCTATTCGACGTTGGTTCGGAACTTTAACCGGCGGCAGCAAAACTGTGAACAGCGGCGACACCGTCACATTCGCCACATCGAGCATCTCCATCAGCTTGTCCTAAAAGTCTAGGCCGGGTATCCGGTCATCTAATCGGTGGAGGGATGACCGGGTATGGCTATCGCGTTCGTTTCCGTCGGCGCCGTCCCCACTAGCGGCAGCTTCGGCGCCGGTTCCGTTTCTTGTCCGTATCCTGCTAGTATTGTTGCTGGGGATATTCTGATCCTGTTCGCCGGGATGACTGGTGGCAGCGGAACATGGAACACCCCGTCGGGTTGGACGCTTCAACAAAAAAATAACAACATTCTGTCCGATCTTGGTGTGGTGTGTTTCACCAAGGTCGCGTCGGGTAGCGAAACCGGCTCGTTAGTTGTTGGTAACGGTGGCACGGCTGGTGTTGAGCATGTGTGTATGCTGCTGTATAGCGGCCAAAACTCCACAACACCTATCGGTAACACCGCGCTCGCGGTCAGTACATCCACGAGTACCACATCTCCCACCCAGGGAACTGTTACACCTGGCGCCAGTGATGTGGTGGTCCGCTGTTACATGGTGGGACAAGTAACAGGTTCCACTACGGGTACGGTCACGTTCCCGACCGGAACAACTTGGACATCGCGTCTCAACTTCTTCACAAAAACCTCCAGCCACGTAAACGTCGGCACTATCGTTGTCGATAAAACAGCTGGTACAGACACCGAAACAGTTACGGCTAACTCGGCTGGCGCGTGGGGTGTCATCGACGTTGTTATCCAGTCGAGCCTCACAGTGTGGAACGCGGCGGCTTCTTTGGCCGCTACCGCCGGATTGTCCGCGAACGCGCATGACACACAACACCCGGCGGCGGCGTTCTCAGCGCATGGTGCGTTAGCCGCTACAGCGACGGATCACATTCCGGCTACAGCGTCGTTGTCGACGCATGCTGGATTGTCGGCTGCCGCGACCGACACTGTTTTCGGCGCTGTTTCGATGTCGGCGACAGCTGGGTTGTTGGCCAGTTCCGTTTCGCAGTTCGCGGGGTCGGCGTCGTTGTCCGCGTCGGCTTCGTTGTCGACGACAGCCAAAGACATCATTCCTGCTGCCGGGACGCTAGCGGCTAATGGTTCTTTGTCGGCGACACTAGAGGTTGTTGTCCCCGCCGCGGCGTCACTATCGGCGACTGCGGGGTTAATTTCAGCCGCCACGGTAACCGAGCTCCCACATGTGGCTCTGTCCACTACGGGGTCGCTATCGGCGACGCCGCGGGCGACCGTCCTACCATCGGCGGCGTTAACAGCCTCTACAGGTCTGTCGTCGTCGTCTATCGACGCCAGTCACGGAGTGGTCGCGGCTTCGGCTGTGACTGGGTTGTCGGCCGCCGCGAAGATCACCGAATTCCCAGCCGTCTCCTTCACCGCATCAGGGTCTTTGACCGCCGCGGTACACGACGCCATCTACCCGATGGTGTCGCTGTCGGCGAACGCAATTATGTCCGTCCCGGCGGAAGACACCACCCTCCCCGATTCGACATTCACCGCCGCGGCTGGTCTGTCCGTCCTGGCGCATGTCACCGTGTTGGGTTCGGCGCATCTGTCCGCGACAGCGGGACTTACCGCTAGCGCTCACGCAAGTGTTGTGTCCGCAACAACGCTGTCGGCGACCACAACACTGTCGGCTTCACCTGTCGATACTGTTTCAGCGGCTGTTGTTTTGGCCGCGCATGGCGGGTTAACGGCGCAACCCACCGACCTCATCCACACGTCAGTAGCGTTCACCGTTTCCGCTGGGTTGACGGCGCACGCGGTTGACATTGTTTATGCGGCGGCATCGTTGGCCGCCGCCGGAGGGTTCAGCTCCACCCCAACGGATTTGGCCACAGTTGGTCTGTCCGCTGTTGCTCATTTGTCCGCTGTTGCAGTCGACACTATCCACGCGGCTGTTTCCTTCACCGCAACAGGGTTGTTGACCGCGACCGGATTCGCCACCGTTCACGGCTTGTGCGCGATGGCCGCCGCAGCTACTGCGCATGCGTCTTGTCTTGTCAGAACACTCCCAACAGTCGGCTTAACCGCACACGCAGTATTGACGTCTTCCGCAAGGGACGTCACCTTCCCCGCAGTGGGGTTGTCGACGGCTGCGTCTTTGTTGGCGACGGCTGTTGATGTTGTTCGTCCGCATGTGGCGTTGTCGGCTTCGGCGAGTTTGTTGGCGTCAGCCACCGATTCCGTCGGCGGCGCCGTCCACCTAGCGTCAACCGCAACACTCACCGCTAACGCGGTTTCCACTGTTCGACCCGCAACTGTTCTGTCGGCGACCGCGAACCTCACAGATCGAGCGGTCGACACCACCCGTCCAACTGTGGGGTTGACTGCGTCTGCCGGTTTAGCGGCGACCGCGGAACTCGCTCTCCCCGTCCATGCTGTTCTTACCGCATCGGCTGGTTTGGCAACTGTCGCGGTGGATCACATCCTGCCGACGGCTACATTGCTGGCCACCGCCGGGTTGATCGCACACCCAATTGTTCGGGTGTTCCCGGCGGTGTTTCTCGCCGCGGCCTCATCTTTTGCTGTTGGGATGGATGTTTCGGTCCCGGCGGCTGTGGTGGCCGCCGCGACCGCCGCATTGGATGTGACCGCGACACTCGAAGCGGTCAACAGCATCCACATGGCGGCGGGTACTTCATTCACCGCCGAAATGCGGGTGATCGCGGTAGCCGGCGCCACACTCGCCGCTCAAACCAACATCACCGCGAACCCGCAACTGGATCATTACCCAGTTGCGGTGTTGGGTGCGTTCGCTGCGTTAACCGCAACAGGTCATATCCGGTTGTGGGAAGCGTTCTGCAATACACCGCATGTGGTGGCGGGGGTTATCGCGGCGCAGGCAATCGCATTGGCCGTTGTCCGAGCCGCATACGGCAACCCGGTTGGTGTGACAACCGCCGAGAACGGAACCCCGGTGATACCGGTTCGCGCAGCCACCGGGGTTCCATTGGCTGCCACGGATTCCGGTTCGCCATCTCGCGTAGTGCATTAGGAGCTATTTGTGTCATACCCAACTGACCCGGTACCGAATTGGCAGGACTCTCCGTCTGCGGCGACACCGCTCGATGCCGCTAATTTGAATGAAGACAGCACCGCAATCCAGCAGTTGCAAACGTATGTGACGACGTTGCAGCCGCAGATTCCGTTCACGGGTGTTCAAACAGCTAGTACTGTCACCGCCACGGCGAACACGTATGTGTTGGTGTCGACTGCATCGAATGCGGTGACGGTGAGTATGCCGGTTGCGCCGCCGAACTTCACTATCGTTGGTATTAAGATGGTCGCGCAGGCCGGTACTAATATGGTGACCGCGCAGCTGGGTGGGTCGGACCATTTTGATACTGCAACTGGTTCGACGACCGCGACGTTGAAGTTGCTCGGCGCGGCTGGGATTTGGCAGTACAGCTCGTCCACCGCTGTGTGGGTGCGTATCTCGGATGATTTGCCGTTAGGCCAGCTGGATTTGCGGTATGTGAACTCGGTGACCGCCGCGGATTCGTCGATCACGGTCGCCGGAACAACGGTCGCTCCGACGGTGAAAGTCGCGCAAGCTAACTTGACGCTCGCCGAATCACAGATCACCGGTCTCGTCGCTAACCTGAATCAAACTAATCAGGGTGGTGGTGTGTGGGGTTCAAACACGTACGGCAACCAGATGTCTAACATCGGGATCGACGACGCCACCGGCACCTACCTTATGGTTACCGCGTCTAGAACATTGTTGATGCTGATCGGTCTAGCGCCGGCCGCGACGTATTCCACATTCAAACTGTATGTCACCAATGCTGCGGCGTCGAGTACCTTGACCGCTGCGTTGTACAGTTCTAGCACGCTCACGAACACGTCGTGGTCTCGTCTCGGTTCCGGGAACATCACCCCGGTCATCACAGCAAACGGGTTGGTGTCGACAGCTATCTCGTTCACCCTCGCTTCCCCCGCATATGTGGTGGCGGAAATGGTTCTGACGACTGCCACCAACTTCCCCACCTTCGCGGCGTCCGCTTCGGGTACGGCGGGTTTGTTGAATCCATCTTCGGGGTGTCCGGTGGCGGCCAACTTGAACGCGTCGTCCGCGCCCGCGGCAACTTTGAACCCGACGACTGGTTTCACAAATATGGCTCAGAAGGTTTGGTGCGCGCTCGCTTAACCATTATTTCAATCTATTCGAATTTTTGCTAGGACGGCGATGAGTCTCCCCGAGAATGTGAATGTCGTCCGGGTCCGCGGCTACTGGCTCGACCAATCAGGTCAAGGTACGACACGTTCAATTAACTTCCAGCCTCTGCCATGCGACCTGGTCACCGACAGCGGCGCGTTCGCCTACATTTCCACCACAAACACCAGAATCGTACCCGACCCAACAACCGGGTACTTCTACGCCGATTTGATCGCCACGAACGACCCGGACTTGACCCCGTTCACATGGAAAGTGACATTACAGGGTCAGCCGCCGTTCACCATCGAAGTCGACTACCAATCACCAACCGTTGACGTCGGTGACGGTGTGATGATGCAGGCGGTGTGGCTAGTGGACGCCGCCACCACAACAGTCCCACAACCAATTAGTTCTTATTACACCAAAACACAAACAGACGCCGCGATCGCCACCGCTATCGACGGAATAACCCTAGGCGCAGCCACCTCACTCACGACAACCGCCGTCGCGGCTGCCGCATTGTCGGGACACCAAATCGTCACCCCCGCCGCAAACGGGACCGTGAACTACGCCGACAACACTTCGACACCCTCGGGTGCGCCACTGTGGATGACCACCGCAGCCGTAACACAAGGCACCAGCGCAACCGTCCTCACCGCCGGACCGTGGACCGAACCGTCATGGACGTGGACACCCGGACCGATCTACCTCGGCGCCGCCGGCGTAATCACCCAGACCGTCCCGACAGCGCCAGCGTTCCTGGCTCAGATCGGCTATGCCACCACCCCCACGTCGATTGTGCTCGACCGGTGGCCATCAATCATCCTCGCCTCATAAGGGAGAGCTTTCATGGCTGGAAACAAATACCTCTCGAATAACGCCGGCACGATCACAGAAGTGCACGGGACTCAGGTGTCGGCTGGTGGCGCGAACGCCAACCAGATTCCCGCGTTGAACGCGAGCGGTGTGTTCGACACCTCGCTGCTACCTACCGGAATTGGCGCAGATACCGCTCAGATCGTCGCTAGCGAAGCTCTCTCGGCTGGTGCGTTCGTGAACGTGTGGAACAACAGCAGCGCGTTCAATGTCCGCAACGCCGACGGTTCAACCTCCGGCAAGGAGGCACACGGGTTCGTCTTGGCCGCAGTCAGTTCAAGTGGTACCGCCACGGTTTATTTCGCCGGCACCAACAACGCTGTTACCGGTGTCACTGCGGGTGTGCAGTACCTGTCGTCGTCCGCGGTGGGGGGGTTTAGCTCCACCGCGCCGTCGGGTTCGGGTCAGACTGTGCAACGTCTCGGCGTTGGTACCACTTCCACGGCGATTGATTTCAATCGGCAAACCCCGATCGTTCTCGCATGACGACGCGTCGGCCACTGTATCTCAACGCTGGCCAGATACAGCAAATCGTTGATGGCGACACGCTGCCGAGCGGGATCACAACAAATTTATCGCCAGCTCTAACCCCCACCGCAACGAAGACATCCGCGTATACGGCTGTTGCGGGTGATCTAGTGGTGTGCAATACCGCTAGCGGCGGATTCACCGTCACTATGCCGGCGGCTGCGGCCGGGACAGTGATCGCGGTTCGAAAGGACGATACCAGCGCTAACACGGTCACGATCTCCCCTAATGGTGGTGACGTGTTCGGTGCCGTTAACACGGTTAGTTCTCTGACGTTGGATGTGGCTCGTCAGGTTGTCACGTTGGTGGGGGTGTCGGGGGGATGGATTCTTTCCGGCGGAATTCCGACCCCGCGGACTTTGCCAGATGTGCAGATTTTCACCAGCAGCGGGACCTGGACTAAGCCACCGGGTGCTACAACGACCAATGTCATCATAGTTCCCCCCGGTGGCGGCGGCGGTTCCGGACCTCGGCTCGCTTCCGGTACCGCCAGTTCGGGCGGCGCGAGCGGCGGCTGCGGCGGATGGACGATAGGAACATTCCGAACCGCCGATCTCGGCGCTACCGAATCAGTCACAGTCGGCGCAGCAGGCACCGGTGGTGCCGCTGTCACTGCTGACAGCACCAACGGCAATGCGGGAGGCAGCGGGGGCACCTGCCTGTTTGGCACCCCGACCAAGATGCGCGCCAGCGGCGGCTCCGGCGGTGGCGGCGGTGGTACTACAACCTCCGTAGCTGGTGGTGTCACTTCAGGCGCCTTTCTTCTGGGCGGCAACGGCGCTACATGCACGGCTGGCGGTGTCGGCGCCAACGGCGTAGCCGTCAACTCTGGCGCGACGAGTGGGGGCGCCGGCGGCGGCATTACTTCTGGCGGTACTGCGCAGGCCGGAGGAACGGCCGGGTTCGCGCTCCAGATCGGACAAGCCGGTGGCGCCGGTGGTGGTGCTGGTGGCGGCACTGGTGTCGCTGGGGCTGGCACCGTGACGAACTGTCCCTGCGGCGGCGCTGGTGGTGGTGGTGGTGGTGCCAACACCGCTGGTGCGGGCGGCGCAGGTGGTGCGGGTGGCATCTACGGCTCCGGCGGTGGCGGCGGCGGTGCGTCGCTGAATGGAAGCAACTCCGGCGCGGGCGGTAACGGCGCTGCCGGCATCTGCATCGTCTTCAGCAATTAGTGGGGTAAATCGTGGCTGTTTATGTACTTGTATCTACCGATCCAACGAATCTCGTCATTGTTGAGGGACCGATTGTGTGGGACGGCCAAACCCCCTATCAGTTGCCGCCGAATACTCAGGCGATGTTGGCGTCGACCGCGTTGGCGGCTGGTTACACCTATCCGCCACCGGATGTCGGCACCGCAAACATGCTCGCGTTGCAGCAGAAGGCGTTGAACGCGTTGACGTCCAACGCAACGTATTTGGGTATTGGCAGTCCTACGACCGCTCAGGCGGTTGCGCAGGTGGCGAGTTTGACTCGGCAGGTTAATGCGTTGATTCGGTTGCAGGTGGGTGTGTTGGATTCGACGTCTGGGACGTGATCTCCGGCTGAGTTTTTTCGGAGGGAGTCAATGCCGAATCGACCTGAGTTGACCTCCAGTCGAATGTGGTATGCCGGGTTGTGGCGCATCGTATTAGGCGCCATCGATTCTCTCTACGGCGGCATCATCCTCTCCGGAGCACACGCGAACAGCGCCTACCAGCAAATCCTTGAACGGGTGTGTCCGCTGCAACTTTTCGCGGCGGTCTTGGTGATTGTTGGGTCGCTCCTCATTTCCCGAACTTTGAAGTGGGGTGGGGTGATGGGTGCGGCGGTGTGGATGTCTTTCGGGATGGCGTCTTTGGTGACGGTGTTCCAACATACTGCGGAGTCTGATACGGGTCCGGTGTTGCTGATTGGGTTCGCCATTCTCCATTTGTTGATCACTTATGGCGCTGCTGCTGGTTTGGCGGCGAAGAAAAAAGAGTAAGGGACGCTGGTGCCACCTGGAATCAATATCCCAACCAGTGGACCGCTCGCATGGATCGTTGTTGTCACGTCGCTCCTTATCGCGTTCGCTCCGCTGATTGTAGCTCATTTCAAAAAACCTGATGCTCATGTTGTGTTGCCGGTGACGGCGGCGCAACCACAGCTCGACGCGGGTAATGCGTTACTCGCAACCCTGGTGGCTAATTTGGAGAAGCGGACGTCGGCGGCGGAGGACCGAGCCAACGACTATATTGGGATAAATAATGAGCTGCGGGAACGTTTAGCTCGCGCGGAGTCTGAGATCGCCGCGTTGAAGAGTGAGATTGCTGTGTTGACCGCTCGTCTTATGGAGCGAGGAAGGCGTCGGGATGAGTGACGCTAAGGAACCGCTGGAGCTTCACGAGGATTCCCCACCTGCTGATGTCGCCGCGAAAATCGGTGAGCTTTACGCCGAGGTTGTTCAGAAGATGGTGGAGGAAGCTCCGGCGGTTGCGAAGTTGGAGGCGAAGATTGAGGCCACCAGGATTGTTCGGCGTTGGTATTTGATGGCGGTGTTGGCGGCGGCGATCGTGTCTCTCACAGTGTCGGCGATGGCGTTGAATATTATTTTGTCTACGCGTACTCAGCAGGCGGCGTGGCATGCCGTTTTCGAGGCGCGGCAGCAAAACTTCACCAGCGATAAGCAGAAGTTGGCGATGTTGAATGACACGTTGAAAGCGGAGGGGAAAGCGCAGGTCCCGGAGCCGCAAACCCCTCTGGATGCCACCGCGGCTGTGTCGTTGGCTACTGTGTTGTTGCGGAATGGTCCGGTGTGTCCGGACGCCTCGACGGTGCAGAAGGTTACTTATTCGAGTGGGGTCACGGGTTGGGGTTGTGTGAACGTACCCCCGAAGCGTTAGAAGCGTTATATAGTTTTGGTGACGAGAAATTCTCGGTCCCCGATAGGAAGGTTCCACAAATGCGGCTTCTGGTCGCGGCGGTTCTGGCCGTCGGTGCTCTCGGCGTCGGCGCCGGCAGCGCAACAGCGCATGATTTCCACCGTCATCACCATCATTTGGGGTGGCGGCTTGGTGAGGTTGTGCATCATCCGTTCCACCTGTTCCATCCGGATCATCCGGGATTTCATCATGGAGGACATCACTAATGCGTAAGGTTTTGTTCGCCGTCCTCGCCATCGTGGTGAGTTTCGGCTTGTCTACGGGTGCGGCGTTCGCGTCGACACCAACCCAAGGCGTCGACTGTTCTACTGGTCAGAGCGGCCTGGTGAATTTGGGTACAACAACGTGTACTAACACGTCAACCGCTACTGGTTTGACTGGTTTGTTGCCGTCGGTAACTAATCTGTTGGGGGTTCGCCATCGGCCACGCTGGCCATATCCTGGGTTGCCAGCAGGTTTCCCGTCGTTGTATGACGGGAATCTTCTTCCGCTGTCCGAGCTGGGTTTGACTGGTGTAAACCAGGATCTAGACGTCTGCGCTTACGGCAATTACAACGCGCTCGACCAGTACGGTCTGAGGACGTATGGCGGTCGTTGGCGTGGTGTCGAGTCACGTTGGTTCGCGGTTCAACGCGCTGAGCGCATGGCGGCGTTGCGCGCCGCGGCTGGCTGTGGGAGTACCGCGGTGATTCCGTGGCAGCTCCGTGGGAACGAACTGAACCTCGGCTACTACGGCGGTTCCGGTTTCTACAATGTGTGCGAGTCGCCAACGTTCGACGGTTTCCAAGGTGTGTTGCGTCCACGTCTGCGTGGCGCTTGGCCAGGTTTCGAACGCCACTATTTGGGTGGTTCCCGTGAGGCGTGGCTGAATTCGTTCCGTCAGCTTCATGAGCAGGCGGGTTGTAGTCCGTCGGTGGTGGTGGTTCCCGGCGCCACCTACGAGCAGCCGCTCATTGAGCAGCCGCAGGTGATCGAACAGCCACAGGTTATCCAGCAGTCGGCTCCGTGTGGGTGTGCTCCCGTTAGCGCTCCGCCGGTTGTTCAACCTGAGGGTGTTCCGGGTGCGGGGAATTCTGGTTTGGCTCCGGATGCGGTGAGGGTTAACTAAATGCTGCGGGTCCTTCTTTCGGGACTCGCCGCGCTGGTCGGGGTGTCGATGACGTGGTGCGACCCCCCGGCCTCCCTCGCCGATATGAGTGTGTATCCGACGGGGATTCACATCCCCGCTATCGGTGTTGATGGGAATCAACTTATCCCGTTGGGTTTAGCGAAGGACCGCACACTTCAAACCCCACCGTTGTCCACACCACAGATTGGTGGCTGGTACACGGGAGCATCAGTCCCGGGTGATCCGGGAACTGCGATAATCATTTCCCACGTGGACGGGGACGGGAAGAAGGGTTTGTTTTACGATCTTTCCCGGGTTCAGGTGGGGGACGAGATTTCGGTTGACCGGTCTGATGGTCATATGGCTGTTTTCACGGTCACTAAGGTGGGGTTGTTTTGCAAGGAGAGAGCCGCGTGTCCCCGGGGGAAGAAAGTTTTTCCTTCCGCGGAGTTTTACTCCACGCAGTCTGAACCGCAACTTCATTTGGAAACTTGTGGTGGCAGGTTTGATGCGAAAGACAAAAACTATTTGGACGCGTTCGTGGTGTTCTCGACATTGACTGCGAGTTTCGGATGATCTTCGATGAGTTGTGGCAGGAGATGCTGTCCCGGAGGGACCCTCAACACACCACTGAGTTCCTTGCTTCTCCTGGCTTGTATGGGATTGACACTTCGTCGTGGCAGGGGACGGTTCAGTGGTCGGCGGTCGCGGCGTCGGGTCACCAGCTGGTTTATGTGAAGGCTTCTGAGGGTGCGGGTTTGAGTTACCCGACGTTGGATGCGCAATATCGGGGAGCTGTGGCTGCGGGGATGAGTGTGGGGTTGTACCACTTCGCCAACCCCGCTTTGACCCCTGAGGCGAACGCTGACGCGTTCTCCACGCAAATCAACAGGTTGGGCGCCACGGTCAATCATTTGCCGCCAGCGCTCGACCTAGAGATTGGTTCTGGTGACTTGTCGGGGTGGTGTCAAGCGTTCATCGCTCGGCTTCGGCAGCAGATCAACTGGCAACCTGTGTGTGTCTATTCCGATGCGTCGTTCTTCAAAAACCAGATCGGCGAAGAATGGATGGACGACGATATTGTTTTGTGGATCGCATCATTCAACAACAACCCCGGCCACCCGTCGTACATGTCTCCTCGGGTGGCGATCCATCAGTATTCCCAATCCGGGAATGTTCCTGGTGTGGCGGGTGATGTTGACTTGGACTTTGCGATCTGGCCGCTCAACCAGCTTATCGGAGATGACGACTTGACCCCGCAAGAATCGCAGATGCTCACCGACATCCACCAAATGCTCCCCGTGATCACCTGGCTATACGGCCAATTCGCCGGCCTCGGACCAGACGGCACACCCGCACCATTCCCCGACGTCCCAGGATGGGAAACCCTCCCCGGGGGAACAAACCAACACTTGTCATTCCTGGACTACGCTCGACAAGCCAACGTACAGCTAGCCGGGTTGACACAGTCGGTACAAAACATTATTTCCACCTCTGGTGGGACGGTGGATGCGAAGGGTTTGGCAGATCAGATCGTCGCCGAATTTGTGAACAAAATCCACAACAATGTGTAACCACATCCCTGAGGGGATGTGGGCCAGGATTTGGACATGGTTCCTCTCCGCCACGTTGGGGACTTTCGTCGCGGTGGAAACCGTCGCGTTAACCCTCGAAGGTTCCCCCGCCACCCTCTCCGCCTACATCCGAACAGTGGCGGGATCGGACCCACGCTGCCATCACGTCCACGCCGGACGCCTAGCGCTGCTGGTGATCTTCGGGTGGGCTACCGCTCATTTGGGTTGGGGTCTGTTCGGGTACGACCCGCATCATCGGAGGAACAGATGCTGAAAAAAATTTGGTCCGCTCTCTCGCGTGCGGTGACCCGTAACCCGGTGGTGATCTCGGGGGGGTTCGCGGCGCTGTTGCAGTTTGTGTCCACCCAGATTGTTCCGTTGACAGTGGACCAGCAGGGAACGCTCAACGCCGCCGTGGTGGCGTTGTTGGGGTTCATCGCCGCCGCCGCGGTGTCAGAGGAGAAAGCTGTTCCCGCGATCGCCGGACTCGTCCAAGCCGTCCTGGCTGTGGTCCTGGCGTTTGATGTTCACATGTCTACGCAGTGGCAGACGGCGGTGATGGCGTTTGTTACGACGGGTGTGGCGATGTTTGTTCATACTCAGGTGACCGCTAGGGGTGGTCCGCCGAGGGGTCGACACGAGGTTAATTGGATGCGTGGGTAACCATCCTGAATGCCTGGTCGAAACCCCTCGAATTCGGGACGAAGGGTTTCCCAGGCGGGAACCCCCGGCGCCTAGAAGCCTTATGGCTCGACGCCGGGGGTTCCATTAAAATTTCTACTTACATTGGGTGATGGTGCCGGGGAACCCGAACCATCCGAAGACGATTGCGATGGCGCTCCCGCAGGTTGCGGTCCCCACCCCGGATGAACCGGAACTTCCCGAAGACCCGGAAGAACCCCCGGAGCTTCCTCCCTTGCCTCCGGCTCCGCCGGGACTGGATGCCGCGGATGCGAGTCCGGGTGTGGCGGTGAGTGCGAGTGTGGCGATGACGGTGGCGATTAACGCGCGGGTGCTGCGCTTCATTGCTTTCCTCCTCAGTGGTGTGGCGTCTCAATGGTATCGGCCTTCGCCACAGCTCCCGGTGTGCCATTCGGGTGAGTGAGGGTATTATAACGTGGTCACTCGTCCTCTTCTCCCTCGCCTTGATCTTCCGTCTCATCTGTCTCTTGCTTTTTCTTCCACCATGCCAACGCGGCCACCGCAGCCAACACCGCAGCAATCGTTGTTTTAATTCGAGCGTTCACCTTGTGGTTTCCCTTCATGCGCGCCTCACCCTTCCGGGGTGGGGCGCTCTTTTTTTGTGCCTAAGAGCGGCCTCAGCGAGTGGCCAACATCAACATACCGTGTGGCCAAGATCAGATGGCCACCGGGGGTTGGCCGCTATAACGCGACCGTGGCCACCCCACGATGGCCACGGTCATGTGATAGCGGCCAACACTACCTTGACACGATGGCCACCCTATCCCCCACATAAACCTTCATGGCCACCTGTTCCGGCCGCATCCCACCACCCATCGCATCTGCGATCGCAACCTTGGCCGCCTCCTCAACCTCATCCCATAGCTTGGTCTGTGTCACCAGGTCCAACACCGGGACCCGGATCATCCACCAGCCGTCTTCCTCGAACGCCTCGACCTTGAAGTGGATGAACGGCTCGGTCATACGTGCTCCTGAAGAGAGGGACCCCCCGCCACGTATCCTGTGACGGGGGGTCATATTTGGACTCGGCAGCGAGTCGATTTAACATGCGGTGCTGCCATTCCGATGTAACTGCGGAGAATCGCCACCACTGTTCACAACAGGTCAGCATGTAATGTCAGCGCGTGTTGCCATTGCACCACGGGACCATGTGGAGGTCCCGCCGGGGGTCGAACCCGGAATCTCGCTTAGACATAGCCTGTCGTACTCAGATGCGGCGGATGCAGTTGTCGAGAATCTTAGAGCGTTCCTGAAGAATCTCGGGTTCCTCGCCTGCGTCTCTACCAGTTGGACTACCATGGCTTGTGAAGTGTTTCTTTGAGTTCCATCACGAGTGATGGAGTGCCACGGGTAGGTCTCGAACCTACACTGTACAGACTCGGTACTGCTTTTTCTGGAGGATTTTCATCTTGCGCTCTTGCGCAGTACCGAGTCTAACACAGTCCTAGCCGAAAATGTAGTTCAGAACCTTCTCACCGATCACCTGTTCGGGTGATTCGATGCGCTTCGCTTCCTCCTTCGCCGCATGGACAGCGTTCTTCAGCTTCGTGATACGAGTGAGAATCTGCTCCCGCTCCGAAACAGGCATCGCACCGCTGAACTTCACCCGAGTCCATTTGCCTTCAACGACGACTTCCTGGATGGTGACGAACTGTCCGGGTTGTTTATCCGTCGGCTGGAACACGGTGACCACTTTCGGCTGTTGCGTCTGCCGCAAAGTAACCACCGGCTTCGACTTGTACACCCCCCGGCCGGAATCCTCCAACGTCCACTCGGTAGACGCCGAAAGCGTGGGGATGCGGGTGGCGAACGCTCGCAAATCGTCGAGCCTCTTATCCAGCCACAACAGATACGGCACCGGCGCGGCCTTGATGAGAGTCACCTCACCCACCACCACATCAGCCTGCGCTTTACCTGATGAGTTGGTGAAATCTCTAGCCGCGGTGACGTCGAACAGTTCCGCCAACTGCTCCCTGGTGGCGTCGATCATCTCCTTCACTGTGGACTGGACTCGTTGTTCCTCAGGTACGAGTTCGAGTCCACCTTCCGCCGCCGGGGTGTACTCGCCGCGCATACCTTCCATCAATGCGGTCGGCTTGTCCAGCGCGTGATACCTTTCGGTCAAGCTCCGCATAACGGTTTTGCGGAGCTCACCTTCCTTCCCGACGATCGCGCCGAGAGTTTTCGGTTTCCCTGCCATCTGTGTTCCTTAATCTTGATCTTGAAGGGGGGGTCGGCGGCGGCAGCAGGACTAAGCTCGCCGGATCAACGGGAACGGGTCATGGCCAGCCTTTACCCCCGAAGGAATAGCGGAAAAGGAGGTTTTGACGTCCGCCGCCGAAGTCTTGGTACCTACACAGCACACATGTACGATGCATACATGGGTGAAGACATGTCACACCTCGACGGTTACCCGGAGGTGTTTGTCCGCGCGCTCGAACAATGCCTAAACGTCCAAGCGGGACTAGATGCGGTGCTTAACGCCGCGAAAACACATACAACCGATCATGCATCCCCGACCACTGAGGAATCTCCACACCCGCAACCTCCTCAAACAGAGGTTCCTTAGGACAATCACACGCTCCATCATGCCAACACGCGCCGGTCCCTAACAGAACATGCATCTTCGGATCACCAGTACACCCCATACAACCTTCGCCAACATAAATGATCGTGTCACCGTCATACAGCTCCACCGTTTCATGTGGCCAATCCGCGTAGTGTTCCGGCCAACACATAAACAGTGTTCGTTCTCCCTTCCCCACCACATTGGTATGGTCGCCGGTGATGACTTCGGTGAAGGTTTCCTCGCGGAGGGTCCAGTCGGAGCCGGGTGGCGGGTTGATGTCATACGCCACCACATCCAACCCCCGCTCTCGGAGAAGAGAGGTCCAGTAGCCGGCTCCGGCGCCGATCTCGATCAAACCATTCGGGGAGTACTTGATGATCGTGTCCAAAGCTTCATCGTTGGGGATGGCCCACGACCATTGTTTCCGCATGCTCTGATAGTTGGCTTCCCCTTTAGACACGCATTCGTAACAGTATTCCTCGGGTGCTTTGAGGAGTCGTGTCATGACGGGGATGTGTTCCTTCTGATGCTCAAACATTTCTTGATAAGCATCGAGGTACGGATTCTTGGTTGCTACCGCTGTGTCAGTCATTCCTCACCTGTGTAGTGGACGACTTGGATCGCGCCGACTGTGTTGTTGAGGGTCAGCGTGGTGTATTTCCCGGCGGAAAAAATGTACAAAACGTTATGGCCAGTGTGGTCACCAGTATTATCGAACACAAGATTGCAACCCTGGGGGACAATAATATCTAGAGCGTCTTCGTTGTAGAGGGGACGCAGCCGCAGATAAGAATATTTAGGGGTCCAGTAGTTTCGGGGTTTCCCGGGGTCCCTTCGGGAGGGAACCCCCCCGCTGTGAAGGAACCCTTGGAACCAACGATGGTATTCGGCTTCGGTTGCGGGTCGGAGCTGTTCCAACACGTACGCTTTGTCGCGTATGGCGGTTTCTTCCCGTACTGCTTCTAACTCTAGTTTGGCGCGTTCTTTAGCTTCTTGTTCTGTTTTCTCTTTGGCGTCATGAGCTAGACGAAGCTGTTCTCTTTGTTCTCTGTTCCACCGTTCCCTCTCTTCCGCTCTCTTAACGGACCGCTGTTGGTCTTCCCACCTGCGTATCCATTCTTGTTCGAAATTCCACCGTTTGTTCTTCTCCATGTGAACAACGAACATGGTAGCCGCGGCGGTGAAGAGTACCCAGATGAGGAGCGCCCACCACGCGAAGCCGTTGATCACCACACCGGGAATGCAAGCCAGGAACGTTGGTGATACCACCAAAGCTCCTCGACGTATCGTCGCGGTTTTTGATAGTCGCGGCGGCCACACCACCGGCGGCGGAACAGGTTTTGCTTCTTCTATCCCGGCGAGACGGTTCCACCGTTCTAGATCCTTTTTGTCATCGTCGGTCAGAAATTTCCGCGGGTCGTCCTCTCTGTACCCCAGCTCCGCCATTTCATTTGCCTTTACAACTCGGGTCCTGCGGGATCACCTTCAGACCACCATTATCCCATCCGCCGTTAGGGACACTGTAGAGACGGTTTCCATGGTCGCATGCCGTGGTTACGTTCTCCATGCCGGGGAGCGCGTTCGGGTTCAACTGAATGTACTTCGGTGTGTATGTGGCGTCGCAGCCGACGAGACAAAGCGTCACCAACACACCCATGGCAAGAATGAAAACATTCATCATCCGTCTGGCCACTTCCACTCACCGAGAGGTATCTGAGCGGCTTTCTCACACGCCTCCGACAAACTCCACGCACGAACGGTTATCTGAAACGGGTCGGACACTTCGCTAGAGTCCTGTGACGGTTCTCCGGGTACTCTCGCGTAGCTCGCTTGGAGCGTCACGGAGAAGTGGAATTGATGTCCATCCTCCGGACTCTCGTTCTGGTCTTCTAAAGCTTGGCGTTCCGCGGTGACGCGGGGAAGTCGGCGATCGACAGGACCGGCGCGACGCCGCAACTCCTGAATCGCGCGAACCTTCTCCTTATCACTCATGACTTGGCCGCTACCTCTTCATCGTGAATTTCTTGAGCTATAGACAAGACTGTCTTCGCGCAGGTCGCTTGGACTTCTTCCGGCATCTCCGCAAAATGATCCGCAGCGATGAATTCTTTAATCACGTACGTAGTCCAGCTTGGATAGTCGAGTGCCTCCCAAGCGCGACCTCGATACGCCTTCCTCATCTGTTCTTTCATGAGACCAAGTGAGTTTTGGATATGCTCCACTCTGGCTAGTGCTAGCGCTTCTTTGTACCTGTCACTTGACATGACCGAGCAGTCTCCCGAGTTCCTCGTTTGGACATATTTCGCCGGGGTCCAAAACAAAACTGTGTTCCTGACAGTTACCATGATGATCGAATGCACACGGATTGGGATCGTAGAAGAGCTCTATAAACTCCGAGGGGACGGTGATGTACGCTGTACCAGCAGTGCTGTGTGTCTTGATCGTGATGTGGTCAGGCATCCCGCGCGTCCCTCCTCGCTTTCATTCGCAAACCATCCTCTACTGTGAATCCATTCACTGTCACATTCGGCGCGTACCTCTTAGCGATCTCAATTGCCTCATCAAGCGTGAACTGTCGAGCTTCCCGCCACGACGGTGACCGCGACCACGGCTTAGCTTCTAGACACCACTTGCCGTGACGGTCAAGCGTATCCGAGGGATTGAAACCGTCGGTGACGGAGTACCAGTCCGCTCCGTCACGGTGGCCTCGGAATTCCACGTAGATGGTGAAATGGAAATCTCCGGGAACACAAGACACCGCTACCCGCATGACCCGAACTGTCGGTTCAGGTATCTCCACTTCGGATGTCATCTTTAGCTTTCCGTCTCTCCCGGCGATTTGTTCGACGTTTAGCTTTCCTACCACTGCGGATCACCGCGACAGCGTCGGAATGTTTGGAGAACAGAGCCGCTAATTCTTGTATCCAGTTCATGCGGCGTTTTCCAGCGCCGCTCGACAGAGCTCGGGGGTGTGGGTTTGTGTCGTCACATGCCACCCACGCTTACCGTTCTGCATCCCGGGGGAAATCATCTCAACCTCATCGAGACAATATTGATATTGTTCATCGATGAGACCCACAACTTTCGTCCCACACCGGTCACACGGTCCATAGGGTTGGACCACGGTCCCGGAGGAGCCGTCTACTTGTTCCACGGTGCGCCCGGCGGCGAAGAACGCTTTTACGGACGCTTCGAACAGTTCCTTGTCATCCATGAGGTGTCTCTTCTTTGGTCACTGTTATCGGAATCTTTCTGTCGAAAGCGAGGAGATCGTCCACCGCTTGACACACCGATCGCAGGTATGTGACGAACTCTTGTAAGTTGACGTGGAGACGTTCGTTCTCTACACGCATCCGAGTGACTTTCTCAACGATCTGATCCACACCGTATGGTGCGGGTACTCCAGCGGCGGTTGCGATCTTAACTTGCGCTTCACCCATGCGTTCGTTGGCGTCTACGAGGTTCGTGACGAACTCGTTGTCGTTGTGAGGTTGTTGCTTCCAATCTGCGACTGGACTAGTCATGCGGCCACACCTTCCGCAAATTACCCCGGTACGCCACGTACAGGGTGAAATGGTATTCCCCGGGGATACAGGACACCGCAACTCGCATCGTCCGAACGGTCGGTTCAGGTATCTCCACAGTCCGACTCCCGAACTTCTTCCCATCTCGATCGAAGGAGCCGAGCTCCCTCTGATTTCAACCGGTCATACAGCGCGACCGCTTCCACCTCGTGGTTGCAACGCCACACCTTCCCATCATGAAGTACCCCCCAAATGGGGGGACCGTCCTCGTCTATCTCATGCATTTCCACGACAGCTTTGAGGTCATCAGCGCAGCCGTAGAACGCTTTCTGCGACAAGCCGGTAGTCCGTCTCCCGTACTTGTACCAATTCTGGTAGGTTTCGCGGAGATGCTCGATCAGCGGTATCGACTCAGCCACTGTGTGGCTCCCCGACGACGGGTTTCGACACCCCAAGGTCCGCCGCCAATATCCTCACCAGACGTTCCGTCAGCTCCGGCTGATCAAACCCCGCGTCCCGGAGAATGGTCAGCGCGGTACGTGTCGCGCGCCACAGAGGATCACTATCGTCGTACTCCGGGAACGCCACCGCCGGGGGGTCATGCGCTGTCACATGGTTAATAAGGTCAGTCGACCAACCCTCCTCGTCTTCTTTGTGGAAGTGGCCGTGACCTTGCCAAAAGTATTGGTACTCCCCCGGAATCTCCCACTTATGGTCACAGGCGCTGCACTTGTACACCGCGACATGCCGGCTTCCACACACGAGACAGTCAAGGTCGTCGCATCGATCCGGAGTCCGTGTGGCTTCGCCGCGGATACGGATATTTCCCCCGGCGAAAGCGATACGGCGCGGCTCCCGCGGATCGTGAAGATACACCGCATCCTCCGGCAGCGTGGACAACTCGGAATCCATGTCGGCGCCAGTGTCGAACAGTTTCACCGTGTCGTAGCATCCACCATAACGGTGCGCGACGATCCACGCTTCCGCGCTCTCCGACCACCAAATCGGCGGCATCCTCGTCATCCCAACTCCATTACGCCAGAGACCATGAGCCTCAGGTAGCTGTCGTCCGATATCCCACTGGACCGTATCCGGCAACCCGGCCGCCACACGATCCCGTTCGGAACAATCACGTCCCACAGATGTTTACCATCGTGGAACCCTAAGTAGCGGCAATCGACCGGTATAACAGTGTTATCTTCAAGTATGAGACGGACGTTCTTCGGTGGCTCAGGGAGAGAGGTCAGTTCTTCAATGTCTGCGGCACCGGTCAGCATCTTGCGGATACGCGTAAATATTAGCGACCCAGCTCCCCGCATGACTCTCCTTAAACAACACCAAATGTCCGATCGGGATGAAGCTGTATGGTCTTCCTGTCATGAACTCCCAGCTGATATCGATGGTCCGCCGAAGATCGTCAGCGTTCTTCCAACCCCGAATGTGGAAGAACTTCTCCGGGTCCGACGTCGACACCAGACATGCGGCAGTCTCCGTCATCACCCAAAGCAGAGCCTCCCGCGGATCGGTACACGCTTCACCGCGCGCTACCCGATCCGCGATCTCCTCACCGACGAACTGGTTTTCCTTCAATGTCAACTTTCGGTCCCACCGGGTCAGATGCCAGTGGGTGATCCCCAAGCTTCGCCACACCTCGCTGTCGCGGAGCGTGGGGATGTACTCCTCCGGGACTGTCAACAACTCACTGAAGTCGGTCACCCTGCTTGCTCGACCCGCTCCATCTCAACCGAACTACCACCTGGCGGCTCTTCGGTGTGAAGCCGAACCAGCTCCCGTAGGAACAGTTTCCCTATCCAGCGGACGTGGCTGAGCTTTCGGCTGTCGTGTCCTCCCGCTCGCGCCTCGATGGCGCGTACGGCGATGTCCAGCTTGGTGTTGTATTCGTGTACGTCGTCGACCAGCTGGTGACCCAGTCTGGTGAGCTCCTCGTCCATCAGGTTCCTCTCCCCGTTGTGTTGGCGACGCTACTCCCGGGTGGCAAAACCTGTCAACTCAGGGGTGGCATCTTTTGCCGATTCCCGCCAACGGTGCCACCTGGCCGACGCCGACCCAAAGGGTCGAGGGTACTCGAACCAGAACAAGATCAAAGATGCGTAGGGGAGCGTGATCCTCAGCAGTCCTATGTGGACTGCGGTCTGTCCTTAGTGGACGGCTTCGGGACGTGTAGGGGACGCGGCAGGGTGAGAACTAGCGGGAACTGGAGGGAACCTCGTTGATCCTTATTAAGATGTATAGATGCAGGTGAAGGCCATGATCAGTGTCCGGAGACGCTGGCCACAGCCTTCCCCATTTTCCCAGTTTCCACTTGTTGAAGAAGTACCCACATCTCAGAGAAAACTATCTCTGACCTGCGACGATGTTATCGTGAAGATCGCTCGGGACGCGTCAGGGACGCGCCAGCGCGAGCGAAAGCAGCGTCAACCGCATCCCGAATCCGATACTCCTGACCGGGACGCCGGTGGCCGTAGGTCTTCGCCACCAACGTCGCGTCCTTGTGACCCAAGTACTCAGCCACCGTCACCATGTCGATCCCGGCATCCAACAACACCGACGCGTAGTAATGCCGAAGATCATGCGGGGTGGCATCAGCGGGGAACGCCGAGTCCCGCTCATGCAACTTCAACACGGCGGGATGGAACACCCGATGGTGATATATCTCCCGCGCGTAAGGACGTCCCGTGCTGGCGTGGAACAGCAACCCCTCCCAGCCGGGCCGACTTCCCGGGGGGAACGTGGCGATATGGGTGGACAGCTCCTCCGCCACCCTCTCCGGCAGCGGGATGGTCCGCTTGCTGTATCTGGTCTTCAGCTTCACCAGCTCGCCGGTGTCCGGATCGGACTGGCGTCGGATGCGGACCTCGCGGCGGAGGAAGTCAACGTTGTCCAGACACAGTCCGAGCGCTTCCCCGACGCGCAGACCGAGGCCGGCTTGAACCACCAAGATGCCTCGATACCGAGGCCGGACGAAATCGATCAGCGACTCCACCTGATCATCTTCGAGGGGGACGACACGTTCGTCTTCGATCTCCGGGAGATCGATCGACGCGAACGGGTCGTCTTCCAACAGGTGGTCGGCGATGGCGGCGCGGATCGCGCTACGGACCATCCCGGCGATGATCCGTATCGTTGACGGCGCCAACCGTTCCCGCCGGCTTTTCAGCCACATCTTGGCGTCGGACACCCGGAGTCGGTTCAGCTGGCAGTTCCCGAACGGTGTCCCCTCAACATGGTTTCTGATGTCGCGTTCGAAGCGGTCGGCGGTCCGCTTGCCGTGGATTTGCATCTTGGACCAGTGGCGCATCCATTCGATGACGGTGGTTTTGTCGGCGTGGTCCACCCATCGGCCGCGGAGCATGCTGGACTCGATCTCGATGCGGCGTTTCTCGGCGTCACCCTTCTTGGTGAAGCTACCGCCGTCCTTCTCCCGGCTGTCTTTGCGGTATTTGACTTGCCAGCGCATGCCGGTGTCGCAGCGGTCGGTGGGGCTACCGTCTTTGTTATACCAGCGGTCTTTGACGTATGCCATCGGTGTCCTCTCATACACTGGGTGGATGGGTGAGTCTGTGGAGACCTGGCTGACGCCGGTTCAGGTCGCCGAGGAGTTTCAGTTGTCGGTGAAGACGTTGGCTAATCAGCGGTGTCGGGGTGAGGGTTTTCCGTTTGTGCGCCTCCCTGGTGGTCGTATCCGGTACTCGCGGTCCGCGATTTCCAAGTATTTGGCTTCACGGCGGTGATGTGAGACCCACCGGCTACGTGGGTCTATTCGTGAGGGTCGACTAACTTTCCGTTGGAGGCGATGAGCCAGGGTCGCCGGGTAGGGTCGAGGCCGTCGAATTCTGAGTCGAAGACGAGGCTGCCGACGATCCGGTCGAGCGCTCGTCGCTGCTCAGAGAGGCTGTACCAGGTCGGTAGACGAACGGTTCCAGTGTTGCGATTGATGCAAAAGTCCTCACCTCGGACCAGCGTTTCGTCTGCGACAAAACGGACGTGGAACCGCTGACTGATGGTCAGACACTTCCCAAGAAATGCGGTCCCCGGGAAGGGGTAGAACTTCTGCAAAGCCTGTACCCCGGACCCTGCCGGTGAAGCTTCCTCCGCGCTTGTCATCGTGTGTTCCTCCCTGCTTGATGGGATTCTTTTCGATGTTCGGCGAAGAAGTTAACGTCGATCATGTGAGAAACACAATCCGGGGTCAGTTTTGAGCGTTGATTAGGCCGTTCAGTCGACGCCGTTCACTCGTTTGGGTTGGTCGGGTTCGGTCCGTCGGCGCATGGTAGAGACGATAGGTGTGGCGTCTGAGTCGTGGTGTGTGTGGAGAGGTTTCTGAGGTTGATTGATCACATTCGGTACACCCTCAACCGTGACTTGAGGGTTGAGGGTTCCGTTGGACCACCGACGAGACACCTCCGCGTTGGCCGCACTCGCCTCAGCGAGCGCTCGACTCTGCCGCAGCAGCAACGTCGAAGCCGACATCTCCTCCCACGCCTGATGCTCCTTCACCGGGAGCAGCTGCTCGTCCAGGTTGAGCCGCTCCCGAATCTCCAGGAACCGGGTCACCGGAATCTTGCCTTGCTCCCACTTAGCCCACGACGTACGGCCGATGCCGAACATCTCACCCATGTCGTCCTGATTGAGTCCAAGTCGTAGACGCGCCTCTCGTAGGCGCTGTCCCAGCAGCCGTGCAGGCTGTCCCAGCAGCGAGGTCATGCCACCTATCATCTCTGTAGACCACTGGGAAAGCAAGCATCAACACGACCAAACTGCCACCGTGATCCACTCTTGACCTGCGGTTTTACCGATCATCGGCGTCGCTTGCTACCTAGAACGGAAAAATATGCCGCCTCTGAGTTGACATGTCGGCGCGAAGCCGTCTAGTGTTCGAGTTACGAGGTGATCGACGACCCCGAATCGGAGGATCACCTCGAAGACTTGGGAGGCGGAAGTCAAACTCAGGTGGCCACACAGAGGCTGAGGTGTTGCGCCAAGCAAAGGCCGACCATGATGCGGAAGTAAGCCTTTCAGCCGCGAGTCGGACCTGCTTTTGCCTCCTTCATGAGGAGGTGGGACCCGGAGTTGGCGAGGTCCCGGGTCCCACCTCCAACAACTCAATCTCCCCGCCGACCAACAAAAAAGCGATACCCATCTTGGTACCGTCGGCGGGGTCCTAACCAGCCAGCCGGGACCATGGGAAACACGATAGCCAGACAGTGTTTGTCCTGGCTGGCTCCTAATCTTCCCCGCCGACCAGGTGTTGCGCGGTAACCACAGAGACTGCGTCGGCGGGGTCTTAAGCAGCGGCAACGACCAGGTCTTCGTCGACACCCATATGCCTAACGTCGTTTGTCGCTCCGATCAAAGAGGAGAAACGCAATGCCAGGTTTCGATCTACGCGCTCTCGTCAAAGACATCTGTGACAGCTCGGCGCTGACCAACGATGATGAGCTGACGAAGGAAGTGTTGTCTCAGATCGCGCCGGCCGACGAGCATGCGGCGTTGGAGCAGTCGTTGCCGGCATTCATGCAGCGTTTTCTGTCACGGGACCATCGTCCGCTGGCGGCGCCACAGTCAACCCCCGCCAGCCAAGGTGGTACTGATGACCAACCAGGCTCCGCTGGCGGGGGTCCTCAGCCATTCCGTTCACCGAAAGTCGAAGGCGTCCGTTCCTGGTATCAGGAGTGGAAGAGCCAGTGTGACGGCGCTCGGGTGAACGTTGGCCGGAACGAACGCAAGTTCTTCGGGGATTGTACGTTGGAGGATTTGGCGTATATTTCTCAGCATCGGCGTAAGTTGGCGGCGGCGAATCTTGATGCCGCTGACTATGTTGATCGGGTTGCTGAGTTGATGCAGAAGCATGGTGTGAAGCTTGCGCGGCAGTTGCCGGAGGATGCGGTTCGCCAGTTGGCTGGCGGTAAGTTGGCTGGCGGTGCGCAGTGACTTCGACGCTCCCAAGGCAGGTCCATCATGACCATGATCTTGCCGGCACCCATAAAGGCGGCGTCGTGGTGGACCCCCAAACAGCCAGCCAGGACCAAACACCCGGCGATTCCCATACGCGTGGCGTCTTGGCTGGCACTGAGCTCCCCGTCGACCATGGCAAGGTCGACACCCATAACGCGCATGTCGGCGGGGTCCTAGACAGTGGCAACGATCAAACTAGATGCGACGACTACGACGGTCCCGTCGTTGCTGCTTCAGATTCCCCGACGACCATCCCGATCCCGTCCTCCATAGATGGCACGTCGCCGGGGTCTCAATCTACCGTCGACCATACTGAGTGTGATTCCCACCTCGGAACTGTCGACGGTGTGAACGGAACACCAGGCCAGGCCACGAGAGGAATGAGGTCCAACGATGCCTCGTTTGGTTTGGTGTTCCGTGAATCAGACTCCCCGGCGACCAGCCAGCAGGCGTCATCCATGGTGAATCCGTCGCCGGGGTCCCAAAACAGCGCCACCGACCATGCCACAACCGAGAACCACGGCCGCCATGTCGGTGGCGTGTTAGACGATCAGTCAGATTCAGTTACGTCGAAGCGGTCGCTGAATCTGACTGATCCCCTCCTCAGCCTCGCTGCGGACATTGTTGACGACTTGGAAAAGGTTCGCGTAGCTAACGAGAACCGACTACGGCAACTCACCCGCAGCGAAGGAGACAAGGACGGTCAGAACCGCGGTTGGGGGTTGGACCTCGACCATCCGGATGTGGCGAGACTCGCCGGACTCGTCGACCTGTTGATCGCGGCGGAGAAACAGGCGATTAAGAACCTCGAAATCCACATGAAGCAACACCCGCTGGGTCCGTGGGTGAAGCTAGCGAAGGGAGTCGGGGAGAAACAAGCGGCTCGACTGCTGGCGGCGATCGGTGACCCGTATTGGAATGAGCTGAAGAATCGGCCGCGGCGAGTAGCGGAGCTCCGATCGTACTGTGGGTATGGGGATGCGGAGAAGCAGGTGCGCCGTAAGGGTGTGAAGGCGAATTGGTCGGCGGATGCGAAGAAACGCGCATATCTGGTGGCTACGTCGATCATCAAAGCGGGTGGTCCGTATCGTGAGGTGTATGACCAGGCTCGCGCGAAATATGACGGCGCGGTCCATACGTCGGAGTGTCGGCGGTGTGGTCCGGCGGGGAAGCCTGCTCTTCCGGGGTCTCCGTTGTCTGCTGGTCATCAGCATGCTCGTGGTTTGCGAGCTATTTGTAAGGCTGTGTTGAAGGATTTGTGGTTTGAGGCTCGTAGCCTTCATGGTGTCCCCGACGATCAACGGTATCACGATAACCATCAAGCGATCGTCGTCGGGGACTCTAGTTAATTGACATCCCCGGCGACCAGAGTATGCGCGATAACCAATTCGTTTTCGTCGCCGGGGTCCTAATCTCCTCCACCGGTTATGCCGAATCCGGTCTCCAATAGATCCAGCGCCGGTGGAGACCTAAGCAGTTCCGGAAGTCAGGATATCTGCGTTACCCATGTGGCATCCGCTTCCGGGACCTCTAACTTCAAGGATGCTGACTTGACCAGCGATGTAATGCTTGCCGAACCCATCACTGCTGACGCTATCGCCGCGCTCCCCGTCGAGCAACGCGGTAAAGAAATCACGCTGGCGCTGGTCCGGTCGAAAGACTGGCTAGCGATCGCGGTGAGGAGTACCGATCCCGGTCCGGTTGAGGAGTTTAAGGCGTGGGCGGCGACGGTTGAGGAGATGACGCGCCAGAAGGGTCTCGGGAAAGAGATTCAGTTGGATGCGCAGGAGATGGTTCGTCGTGCTGAGCGTGGTTTGGGTTTGATCGCGCAGGAGCGTGTTGCGGCGGGGTTGGATCGAGGTGATGGTCAGCGTGACACGATCGCTAACCAGTATCATTCTGCTCCTGCCCCCGGCGGGGGCAGGAGCAGCCTGAGGGAGCGTACTCCCATCAAAAAGGAGTACGGCGATATTCGAGATATGACGGTCGGTGTCTCCGACGAGGTCTTCAATGAGGTCATTGAGGAGTCGCGGGACGAAGGGAATCTTTCTCGCCAGAACGTGGCCGCCAAAGCGCGTGAACGTTCTGGACGTCCGCCGAGAGGAACGCCACGAGAGTCTGAAGAGTCTCGGGAGTACGAGGTGGAAGTCGACGGCGAGTCGGTTTGCTACCCGTATGTCTTCCGCGAAGAGAAGGTCAAACAGATCGACGACTGGGCTCTCGCCGGGTCCAAACTAATCCCGGAGTTGTCAGCTTACGAACGCAGTTTCATGTTAGAAGTGATATTGAAGCTCGATGGTGAGCTTAGGAAAGTACCAATCCAAGTACAGGAGAACGCCACGTGAGTTACTATGCGAAGATCGGTTCGAAGGAGATCGAAGCCGGTCTGAAGCAGCAGAAGGGTCGGTGCGCCGCAGCGTATGCGTTGGCGCGTCAGTACCCGGAGCTCCGTCGCATCCAGGTGGATCAGGAGCAGGTGAGGTTCACCGATGATTATGATCGGGTGCGTCACTGCTATCGGACTCCGAAGAATCTTGTCGAGTTCATCGATAAGTGGGATGCGGGGAAGCCGGTGGAGCCGATCCAGATGAATTTCACTCGGCAGAATGAGGTGTGGAAGCGGCCGAAGAAGGCCAGGTCTGCGCGTGATCTGGTGAAGGTGAAGGAGGTGTCGGCGACGGTTCCGGATAAGCCGCGTCGGGTTCCTCCGTCGAAGAGTATTTCTATCCGGCCGCTTGTTGGGGAAAAGCAGGACCCGTCACCGATGGCAGTCGAAGCTTCGGGTCCTGCTTTTTCTAACCGCTGATCACCTGTCAAACCGAGGAAGGGGATGTGAGGTGACCTCCGCCGAGGGTACAGCCACGGATGGTGAAGCGCAACATCATGCGTTGCGTCGTGGTCAGATCGGTTCAGCGGGTCCCGTCCTTATAGTCCCCGGACGTGGCCGGTCGGTACCCACCGGCCACGTTCCTCACCGTCCTCGCATGGGGTGTGAGTTGGTGCGGGATATGTTGGCCAGGTTGGCGCCTGATGTGGTGATTGGTCGGCGCCGCGCCTGGCGATGATGGTTTGACTCATTTGCTGGCCGTAGGGGTTTTTCGGTGTCTTCGGGTAGAACAATTATCGATCTTGGCGGGTTCGGCACCAAGGTCAGAGATTACACAGTCGGTGAGGATGAGAAGTGGGATTATGAATTCGACAGGGACGGTCGCGTGAGACTGAAGCGGAAAAAACCGCCACCTAAACCCCTCCCGGAGGTTGTTCCTTGGAACGGTTGGAACGGTGTGTTCCCCGCCGGAACAGACAATGGGACTACCCGTATCACTCTCCCCGCTTTCCCTGTCCCACCAGATATTCCTTTTGATCCTGACTACACGCTCCCCGCAAAGGATGAAATGGCAGCTCGTACCGCAACTCCACGTCCCCTCGGCTCGGCCATGGAGAAGTTCTTCAAAGGGTTGGAATCGGAAGTTTACACAACGGTCAGTGAAGCGATCGTTGAGCAGGAAAAGAAAGTTCGGGAGCAGCTTGAAGAGATGCGGGAAGCGGTCAGGACGGGGACCGCGAAACTTGAGGTGAAAGTTGCGGACAAACTCAACGCGGTTGAGGGTGCGCGACACAAACAGTTAGATGATCTGATTAAGATCGCGGCGCAACGGCTCCCGGCTTTGATGGTGGGGATCGCGGGGAGCGGCAAGACGCATGCGGCGGCGCAGGTCGCGGAGGGTTTGGGGCTGAGTTTTTTTGCGATGAGTGTGGGTGCTCAAACTTCGAAGAGTGACATTATCGGGTTCGTCCACGCCGGCGGAAAATATGTTCGAACACTGTTCCGGGAAGCATTCGAACACGGCGGTGTTTTCCTGATGGATGAGATCGACGCTGGAAATGCGAATGTGTTGATCCAAGTTAACGCCGCGCTGTCGAATGATTATTGCGCCTTCCCGGACAAGATGATAAAACGACACGACGACTTTGTGTTCCTCGGTTCGGCGAACACTTTCGGCCAGGGCGCTAATCGGCAGTATGTTGGCCGTAATCAGTTGGATGCGGCGACGTTGGATCGGTTCACTGTTGTTCCGTGGCTGGTGGATGCGCAGTTGGAGAAGTTGTTCGCCGGCAGCAGTGAGAATGGTAAGCGTTGGCATTCGGCGGTGACGAAAATCCGTGCGGAGGTGGAGAAGGAAGGTTTGCGGGTTTTGGTGACGCCGCGGGCGACGATGCGGGGTGCGGTGTTGATGGAGGCGGGGATGACGTTTGAGCAGGCCGCCGATTTGGCTTTGTTTAATTTGTTCCCGGCGGATAAGCGTGACTGGGCTAAAACAATCGCAAAGGTTGCGTGATGACGTGGCCGCAAGTGGTGGACGATGCGGTGATCGGGTTCATTGTGTTGGGTATGGCGTTCATTCTGTTGCGTTGACATGCTGACTCTAGTGAAATCGGACGCTTTGTTGAGCGCGGACGTGAAGCGGGATGGTGTGTTTGTGGCGCGGCGGAACACGAATAGCGCTTCACCGTTGAGGTATTTGAAGTCGATGGAGTTGGTGGGGTGGTTTGATTCCACTACACGGTTCATGAATTTTTTGCAGTCGGATATGTCGACGCCGAGGTTTGAGAAAGCGTCCAGCAAAATCAAGGGAGCGGATGACGATTTCAACGCGTTCACTTCTTTCGAGGAAGCTCTGGACATCTTCGTCAATAACCCTTCGAAGGTTCGGGGGTATGACGAGAGCGATGTAGTCATTCTCGATGGCGATAACGCCGGGAACTCCGCGGTGTATGACGTGACTGGTGATTTTCTAGATGTGGGGAGGTATTTGGAGGGGGAGCCGGAATGTTTCGGGATCATGACGGATGGTAATCCTCGGTCCTGGCGAGTGAATTTGTTCGTCAACATCGGTTGGTGGTGCGCTATTGACCACAAAACGATTGTTGCCAGATCGCGGCAGATTCAACGGCTCATCGATTGGTTGGAATCTCAACACATCAGAACGTCAGTGTTGGCGGTGTCATCTAATGACTGTGGCCATATTGAGATCATGGTGAAGGACCATGATCAGGTATTGGATATGAATGATGTGGCGATCGTGTCGCATCCGGAATTTTTGAGACGGATGTGTTTCCGCTTCAAAGAGTATTCCCCCACTGTCTCGTATGGCTATGGGAATGCGCATGTGTTTGCGGACACGCTATGCGCGCAGACGTCGGGGTTGGTTCCGGACATGTACAACGAGGTGAATGTTTTCATCGACAGCCGCTCCACGGGTACGAAGATCGCTAAAGAGTTTTTTGCGACGGAGAAGTGGTTGACGAAAGTTTTAGGGGACGCCACCTTGGAACCGGAGGACAGGTGTCGCGCGATTTGCCGATCATAACTAAGGAGGACGACGTGACTTTCGTTCGTGGCGCATTAGCAACTGTGGTGATGGTGTTGGCGGTTGGGTGTACACCGGACTATTACGATAGTCCACCGGTGGTGCAACATCATGTGGTTGTGATTCACCACCCGCCAACGACCATTCATCCGCCGTTGGTTAAGTCCCCACTGGTTAAGGCGCCGCTGCGTCAACGGATTGTTCAACGTCTACGCAGACACTGATTCTCGGGAAAGGAGAAACAATGTTCTACATCATCGAACCGGAGCGCCTAGAAACCATCGAGTTATCGTGGGGACCCCACGCTTCCCGTGAGTCGGGGATGTGTATGTTGGAGGCCGCCGCATACCTCGCCGGGGAGGAACACTCAGCTCACCCACAATGTGTGTCGGAAATTCTTGGGAGGGTGGGACGTTTCATCAACGACCACATCCAAGACAAACAACGCAACAAACTCAAGACACTGATCCCTCGGATGTTGGGTACCCGGTGGGATGGTCTCGACTACATTCGATTCCGGATGGTGCGGTTCCGTTGCGCAGAGAAAACTCTCGGTGACCTCCTCCCCCACCTCGCCGGGTCGGAAGGGTTCATGGCGCGTTTGGATGAGGTTGTGGTGTCGAAGGAAGCTGAAGCGTTGGATCAGCTTCTGGCGGACATCAAGGCGCATTATTTGCCGAAGAACTGGCGGTTCCTCGACCGGGTACACCACTTTTGGCGCATCAGGTTGGAGAACTCTCTGGTGGGTTTGGGGGAGAACATTATTTCGTTCACGGCGCAGTTCTCCGAGGCCGACCTTCCAGAGGCGCTACCGATCACATCGCATGAGGACTCGGACAAAGAGGTCGTCGAATTCCTCACCGACCTGATCACAGCAGCTCACTGACAAAACTGGGAAAGAAGGACGCTATGCCTAGAAAGATCGTGATCGACCCTGACGCTATCACCGGGGATGAGATCGAGTACCGCAAGGACGATCTATTTAAGGTCACCATCCCGCGGAACATGCCGTATTCGAAGCTGATCGACATCTTGCAGGCGAAGAAGCTGGAACAAGACACTGTTGCGGATTTCCGCCGAGAGTTCAATTACCGTCCCCACGACGGCGCCGCCGCCACAGCTGTGGTACTCAAGGCCAGGTATGGGTTGGTGATGGGTAAATCCATCCCGCAAATGTTCGGACCCGACCAGCCACCCGTAGTCCTGGACATTCCGATTGGTCCTGGCGGGAAGACGATGCAAGCTCCGTGGGGGAGGATTCAAATCCCCGCGATCGCCGGGGGGGACGTGTACTTGGATGATTCTCACCATCGGGATTTTGGGAGAATTTTCCAGATCGTTGTCCGTGCGAAGAAAATGTTTTACAAGGAGATCGAATCGTTCTTCGCGGATGTTGCGGAGCAGCTGAAGAACGCGTCCATCTATCGGGGGAAGGCGGTGTGCGGCGCCGATGAGCTCACCTTCATCGAAGACTTGGACAAGTTCGATCCGAACCATATTGTTTTCTCCGCGGGGGTGCAGGACAAGTTGGACGGGGCGCTGCTTTCCCCGCTGCGGTGGCCACAAGCATATAGGCGTGAGGGAATCAATCTGAAGCGCGCTGTGTTGCTTCACGGTCCGTATGGGACTGGGAAGACTTCGGTGGGGATGATCACCGCGAAGGTGGCCGTGGAAAACGGGTGGACCTTTGTGATGGCTCGACCCGGCCGCGACCGTGTACAAGACGTTTTGACCACCGCGAGACTGTACGCGCCGGCTGTGGTGTGGGTTGAAGATATCGATACCGATACTGGGTCCTCCAACCCGAAGTCCATCAGCGAGATGTTGGATGCGTTCGACGGGATCAATTCCAAGCATGGCGAGATCATGGTCGCCATGTCGACTAACCACATTCAAAGGGTCCCCCCGGGGATGTTGCGTCCTGGCCGTCTTGACTATGTGATCGAGATCGCTGAACTTGACAGAGCCGCCACCGAGAAACTGTTGTGGGTTGTGGTGGCTCCCGGGAAGCTGGCTCCCGATGTCGACTTCGACGCGGTGTATGCCGAGATGAACGGGTTCTTGCCGGCGTTTGTGAAGGCCACCGCCGACCGTGCACGTTCCTACGCTATCAACCGTACCCACGGCAACACCGACTATGTGTTGACCACGGATGATTTGGTGAATGCGGCGAGGAGTCTCCACGACCAGCTCGCGCTCCATCAAGGCGCTTCCGATCCCGCTCCTCTGCCGACCGCGGACAAGGTCCTTAAGTCGTTGGTGGGTAGCGGTGTGGATGGGATGCAGTTGAAGCAGAAAAATAACGGCACGTTCGAATTGAAGCTTCCGGCGGCTCCCGTCCGCAACGGGAACTGACGGAGGGAATGGGGGGGACCCCAATGGAGTGGGGTCCCCCCTTCGGTAACACAACAAAGGAGAAAAGAAGTGCCTGTCCTGAATGTGTTGGACCGTACCGGGGACACCCGGATCGAGTGGACCCCGGGGAACGAGGCGGAGGTGGAGGTCGCTCGGATCGCGTTTGACGCGGCGAAGGCGAAGGGTTTCCTCACCTACCGGTGTGACGCCGATGGGAATAAGGGTGAGGTTATCCACGAGTTCGATCCGGCGGTGGCGCAGATCATCGCGGCGCCGCCGACTGTCGGCGGCTGAGTAAAAATGCCTGAGGCGGTGGCCACGAATACGTACTCCTTCACGGTGGGATATAACAGCTCGAACACTGTCACGGGACCCTACTATTCGGCCACCGCCTCAAGCACCAACTTCACCATGACCGTGGAACATAATCTCGCTGCGCAAGAGGCGATCAACCAAATACGCGAGATGTTCGATGAGAGGAATTATCGGCGGCGGGAACTCACCCCGGAGGAAGAAGCGGAGCAACGGCGCCGGGCAGAGGAACGTGAACGCGAATACGAAGAATACCACCGTCAACGCCAACAAGCTCACGACCGCTCCCGCGAACTACTGATCTCCGTCCTCGACTCTACACAGCGGGAAACCTATGAGGAGCTTGAATGGTTCGAGGTCACCGGGTCGGCGGGGAACCGATACAGAATCCACCGGGGAAACTCCGGGAATATTCACTGGTTGTCTGATGGTGATGTGCGGGGTCGGCTGTGTGCGCATCCGGATTTCAGTCATGGCTATCTGCCTGATCCGGATGTTGCGTTGGCGCAGATGCTTGCTTTGCAAACTGATGAACCTGGTTTTATCCGATTGGCGAATGTCCATCGGGGGGAACGTCCCACGTTTGGAGATGAAGATGTCAACGTACCGGCGGACCGTGCAAACTACGCGGCTTGATTACCACATTCCGGCGTCGGACAGGTGGGGAGCGTCGTGGTCGGAAGTGGATAAAGCTGTCCGTGCGGCGTATCAGGAGGTGTTACGCGGTGGTAGACAGCCGGTGGATGTGGCGGATGATGCTATTCGTTTGTGGCCGGCGGATGGGGAGATCATTGTGTCGGTCGAGTTGGAACGCGAGATTGTGGCCACCGAGGGAGCGTCGTGACCGACATTCAGTGGGTGGGTAAGCCGCTGCTTATTCAGATGGTGAAACCCGAACGGGATAAAGACGATGCGGAGGTGTTCCTCCTCGCCTTCCTCATCGAGGTGTTTGCGCGTCCAGCGATTTTTATGTTCGGTTTGAGTTATGCGCATGGTTTGTTCCCGATGGTGCCGGCTGCTGGGTATTGGCAGTGTTTCTGGATCGGCGCCGCGATCGCATGGTTTATGGCGATGGTGAAGCCACGTAAGACGTGGTATGAGAACTAACATGTACGTGTATCTCACCAGCGATTTCACTAACCCGGTCACGAAGGAAGCTCTCGGGTCGGGGATGACTCTCGATAAATGCGGCGACAAGATCATCGGCGTGGAGTTTTTAAGTTTCCTCCGCGTCCAGGTCGGCGGGAGGGACATTATCGAGGAGCGGGACAAGCTTTATGAGGCGTTGCAGCGTATCGCTTCCGAGCGTTGTTTCATCGAGGACATCATGGGGAGTCCTTGCAGGGAACGTGGTCCTAGTTACAGGTTATGCGGTGCGTGTATCGCCAATGAGACTTTACAGAAGCTAAGAGGCTGACTCATGTGTGGAATGTGTGAGAACCCGGCGGGACATATCGCCGCGGTGGACCAAACCAGGACGGAGCTCGGGGAGAACCTCGATAAAACCCTCACCTCGATCGGGAACGCGTTGAAAGACGGAGTCGATCCGTCGTTGGTGTGGATGAAAGTTGCGACCGATTTGGTGACGGTGTTTGAGATTCCCGACGACCGCCTCGAACTCGGCTACATGTTCGCGGAATGTTTGGTGCGGGACGCCGCGAGAAATGGCTGAACCGGTTTTAGGTCCGTCGAAAGATGGGATTTATCCGCGGTGTGTGTTCTGTCGCGGAGAAAACTATGGACCAGCGGTGATTGCGTACAGCCGTAGAGAGATTCCGTGTGTCGCTGTGGCTGGCTGCGGCGAGTACCTCCCGGAGTCCTACGTGTCGCTCCCGAAGGATGGGTAATGAACCTCGACGACCTGATCGACCCACTGGATTTGAAACTTGCGGTGGAGGTGAAAGATGTATCGACGCAACGTCACCCGACGTTGCCGTTGACTATCTATAATTACACTACGCAGTGTCAGTTCCGCCGCAATTGGACCCCGACGACACGCTTGGCGCGGGGTTTGATTGTCCGCGATGATGGTGTTGTGGTGGCGCGGAGTTTCCCGAAGTTCTTCACTTATGGTGATCCGTTGGCGCCGGCTATCGGACCGGATGATTTGGTTGGTGTCACCGATAAGGTCGATGGTTCGTTGGGGATTGTGTATCCGACTCCGGCGGGTCCGGCTGTGGCTACGAAGGCATCCTTCCAGTCGGAGCAGGCGATACATGCCACCAAGATTTGGTGGGAGCGTTATAAGGATGTGTTGATTCCGGTGGGGGTTACTCCGCTGGTTGAGATTGTGTATCCGTCGAACCGGGTTGTGGTTGATTATCACGGCATGGATGATCTTGTCCTCCTGGGTGGGATGGATATTGATACGGGATGGTTTGTTCGTGCGGATCGGATGGCGGCGTGGATGTCGTGGCCGGGTCCGGTCGCCGAACAATTCGGTTACACGACGTTCGCTGAGGTTGTCGCCGCTCCCCCGCGCGAGGGGAAAGAAGGTCTCGTCGTCCAGCTAGTGGACGGGGAGCGGGTGAAAATCAAACAGGACGACTATCTCGCTCTCCACCGGATTTTAACAGAGGTGACGACAAGGAGAATCTGGGAGTTCCTCGCGGTGGAAGCCTGTTGGGATCAGGCTAAACCAAAAGAGGGGAAGACTCCCGCGGACTATTTGGAGTCGAAACTTCACTTGGATCGTAAGCGGATCGAGCAGTGTCACGCAACGGAGAACTGGAAGGAAGCGTTCCTCCAAAACGTCCCTGCGGCGTTCGAGGCGTGGCTGAACAAAACCGTTGAAGACCTCACCGCGAAGGCGAAAGCAGCGTACAAACGTGTCGCCAGGGACTACGGGTCCGCGGTCATGGCTTCTGGTCTGGACTTTGAAGAGGTGAAGAAACCGGAAAACCGCCACCAGTTCGTCAAGGCTGCGCAGGAGGTTGCGGTGGAGAACTGGCGCCTCACGGTGACGATGTTAGACGGGAACGAGTTTATGACGTGGGCGTGGCTTCAGTGTTACCCGGAGCATGAGAAGCCGTTCACGGTGGAGGAGCCATGACGGGAACGCTGTTCATCACCAGGGGTTTGCCGGCGAGCGGGAAATCAACATTTGCTAAGAAGATCATTGAGTCCCGTCCGGCGGGGTCGGTGGTGAGGCTGTGTCGGGACGATTTCCGCGCGATGATGCTCCCATCTTACTACCGTCAACCGGAGTACCGCGCAGAGCAGATTGTGACTCTTGTCCAGCAGGGTCAGATCACCGCGTTGTTGTTGGCCGGGGTGGATGTGATCGTGGACGACACTAATCTTCGAGCTCGCACCGTCAAAAGGTTAGCGATGATGGCGGAGAAAGCGGACGCGAAGTGGGAGTGTTTGGACCAGTTCCTTGAGGTTCCGGTGGAGGAATGCATCCGAAGGGATAAGGTTCGGGATAGTCCGATTGGAGAGATGGTGATTCGGGGGATGTGGCGGAAGTATTTGTCTCATGGTAGGCAGCTTCCTCTCCCGGAGTTTGACACGTGTGTGTTGGGGAAGCCGTATGTTCCCCCGGAGGGTGGGACGCCAGCTGTGATCGTGGACATCGACGGAACTGTGGCGTTGATGAATGGTCGTGGACCTTACGACACCACAGGGTACGCAGAGGATAAACCGAACCTTCCGATTGTTGATGTGGTGCGGTTGGAGAAGAAAGCTGGGAACCACATCATTTTTTGCTCCGGTAGGGACAACAAGTTTTTCCCGGTGACACACAAGTGGATTGTAAAGAATGTGTTCGGCAAGCCGGACCCAGTGTTTTCCTTGTTTATGCGTCCCAACGACGATAAACGCAATGATGCGGTGGTGAAATTGGAGCTGTTCGACAAACACATCCGCCACGAATTCGATGTGAAAAGAGTCTATGACGACCGGGATCGTGTTGTTTCGGCTTACCGTGGAATAGGGTTGACCGTATTGCAGGTAGCGGAAGGAGATTTCTAATGACGGCGGCGTGTGGTCAACCCCGACGCTGGTCGGTGTGGTTAACCCATCACCAGCTGGAAGTGTATATTTTCTTCGCTGTCGGTGCGACTTTGAATCAAATGTTCGACAACATGTTCGCTGTGGGTTTGTTGTTGACAGCGTTTGTGGGGTTGTGCGCGGTGTGTGTGGCGTTGATTCGACATAACGCGGTGTTGTGTGAGCGATGTATCGCGGATTTCCCGGTTGATGGTGAGGCGCAGGCGGAGAAGCATAACTTGTCGCTGGCGTACACCCACAATATCAATAATATGTTGTGGCGCGCCGCGATTTACTGGTTCGCCGCGTTGATTATTGGTTCCGCGTGGCCGATTTTAACTGGGTTGCCGTGGGTTGTGATTTGTTTAGATTTACGCGCGAGGATGCTCCATCGCCGTTTGGAGCCGTGGTGTCCGTGGTGCCGGAACGATGACGATTGGGGTGTTTCTGTTGAGACACCTGTTCCGACTGGAGAGGCGACACGATGAACGCTGAACCGTACCGTCAGACCATTCCCACGAACATGATTTTGGGGACGATGGCTGATGGGAAGGAACGTTATGGCGGTGAGATCGCCAGGATGACTGGGTTGCGACCTGCCAGTGTGTACGCGATTTTGTATAGATTGTATTCGCGGGGTTTTTTGTTGGACCGGTGGGAGAATGTTGCCACGTTGCGGGGTCCGCGGAAACGGTATTGGCGATTGAACCCGGAGAACCCCCTTCCTACTGAGTTGGAGCAGTTGCGTGCGGAGAATCTGGTGTTGAAGCGGCAGCTGCGGGAGAAGTCGACGGCGCAGGTGGCGTTGGCGGAGGAGTTCCATTCGTTGGTTGATGAGGTTCGGAAGGGTTTGTCTGCGATGGTGCAAAAGTGACGCTCACATACAATCAGAGGATGCGCGCGGCCGATGCGTTGCGCTACCAGGTCACCCCGAGCGCGGTTCACCCGTTCCACACGTTGACGTCGAGCCAACAGGAATATTGGCTTGGCCAGGCGGATGCGGTAATCGACCAGTTGCGTGAAGAAGACTTGATTGATGACGACACGAAGCGGGATGGGACGATCACCGCGATGGGGGATGAGATTGAGCGTCTCCAATCGCAGTTGAAGGAATGTCGAAAGCAGATCATCGAACTGTCGGCCACCATTAATCGGCGTAATTCGTCGTTGACTGGTGAGGATATGCGTAAGCGCGCGGCGAGTGCGGCGCGATGCGCATATCTACAAGACGCTGGTTCGTCCTTCGACGATATCACTCCATATAACCAGGAGAGATGGTATGCGGTGGCGGACGCGGTCATTCTCCGACTCCAGGACGACGGATTGATTGCGGAAGGTCGTTGTCCGGACGCGCTATCGAAGATCTACAAGCTGTGGAACGACGACAGCCTCGAACACTACCGGAGGCATCTCTCCTCAAGTTGGCCTGCTCTGCTTGAAGCGATTGATGAGTTGGTGAATTGTGGCGACACCACGTCCAGCGAGATTGCAGCGCTCAAGGCCGAGGTTGAGCTGTGGAAGCGGCGTAAGAACTTCGTGGACTCCCGCATGGAAGTTCTTTTGGGGAAGAACGCTAGTCTTGAGCAGAGGATCGCAACGCTCGTCGGGGACAATGAGAGCCTTGTCAAGATGGCTGAACACGAGAGCAGCTACTACGAACGTTATCGGACTGCTGTTGCGCGAGCGGACCGTATAGACGATGAGGTCAAACGTTTCCAGACGAGTAATCAGCGACTTCGTGACGATCTAACTGCCGCAAATAAGAGAGCAAAACACTTCGAACAGGTCAAGGATTCTTTGCGTAAAGTGTTCGACGTCGACCGCGAGAAATGGACCGTAGAGATCGGGGAACTGAAGCGACACAACGAGGAACTCACGTCCCTCAACAAATACCTTGAGGACGACAGAGAGACGTGGAAGTGGTCGGACTTCACGTCGTCGAGTGAGTTGGAGAAGTTGCGCAAGCAAATCGCGGAGATCACCGACGATATGGCGTGTGGGGTAGCCGATTGCGGATGCGCGCCGAAGAATCTTCTACCGTATTTCAACCGGTTGATGAGAATTCGAGACCCGAAACCTGGGAAACCCGTCTACAAGAAGGTGCTCAATGGGAAAAGTCACGGTCACCGAGTGGGAGATTCGGTACAGGAGTCTGCATTGGGAGACTGAAGAGTTCAGCGACTATGTTTCTGTTGAAGAATGTTTAGATGAAGCGGAAGCGATGGATGTCTATCGGGACCTCAAAATGTCTCCGAATGCGTATACGGATGTTCACCTCATGAAACGGATCGTGGTCCGTGATGAGGCCGAGTGGGAAGAAGTTTTAGATGACTGACGCGAATTATACGGCGATCATGCTGTTGGTGGACCGTAGTGGCTCGATGATTTCGATTAGGGACAGCGCCGCTGAGGCTGTCAACGGGTTTTTGGATCAGCAGAGGACGGCTACAGGTCGGCGTACGGTGCGGGTCGCGCAGTTCGACACCCAGTATGAGACAGTCCACAAATCCCTCAACGCTGCGGACATCCCGAAGTATGAATTGCTTCCTCGTTATGGGACAGCGTTGCATGACGCGATGGGATGCTCCATTGACGAGTTTGGTGCTGAGCTTGCTCTGTTGAAGGAGGAGGAGCGTCCGTCCACGGTGATCTATGCGGTGATGACTGACGGGTTGGAGAATGCGTCGACGGAGTACACCCGCGAACAGATTCGGGAGATGGTTCGCCACCAGGAAGACAAATACTCGTGGCAGATTCTGTACTTGGGTGCGAACCAGGACGCAATCCGGGTCGGTCATGGTTTGGGTGTTCGCATGGATAGGTCTATCTCGTATTCGGCGAGTGATGTGGGGACGCGCGCGGTGACGAATTCGCTGTCTGGGTATGTGGCGGCGGCGTCGGCGGGAACTCACGCCACGTTTTCCGATGAGGATCGTGAAGAGGCCATGAAGGATGATGAATGAATCTTTATACCGGTTTTTGACGGAGAAGTTGTCGAAAGCGCCGTGTGAGTGTTGGGGGACGAACGAACGATGGTGTCCGGAGTGGCATGACCAGGATGAGTGGTGTTGGCCGTGTGAAGCGCGAGCAAGATTGGACGGAACCTGGCGTGGACCCTGACGACAAAGTGGAGGACCCACTTCTAGTTTTGGCTGATCAGCTTCACGTCCTCATCAGCCAGGAACAGGAATGTTCCGAACCGGATGGTGATCCGATGTGTTATCGGTTAGCGACGGAGCTTATACGTTTGGGTTGGCGGAATGACTGACGAGGAAGTGGCCGCGCTGCGTTGGGAGCATTCGAAGCTTTTAGCGGAGGTGGAGAAGCTTCGTCGTATTGCGGAGCGTGTCGCCGGGGCTCTCTGCGAACACGCTTCTTCTGTTGAGGGTCGGCGTTGTTCGCAGTGGTTGATCAATGGGGAGATTTTGTGGTGTTGGCCGTGTCAAGTCCGAGCAGTGTTAGAAGGGAGTTGGGATGGACGCTGAGTTCGAGTGTCCCGAGTGTGGAGCGGTGGTCCGTGGTCAGATGGCGAACGTGGATGAACCTATTTTGATTGATTTGCCGCTGGAGCCGCCGCGGAATCGTATCATCGAAATGGTCAATGGTTGTGGTGAGGTTGTGGAAAGTTATGTTTATGATGAGAAGGTGGGTGAGTGGTCTCTGACGGAGACTGGGTTTCATTTTATGTGGTATGAGATTGTTGGTGATGCTATGTCCGCGGGTGAAACTCTGCGGAGTGTGCGTAATGAGGAGGAAGTATGTATCTGAATGTTGATCCGGTTGTTCCGATTGTTCCGATTGTTCCGCATGCTGTGGAGCCGGTCACTCCGGTGGTTCCGCATGTGATTGCTCCGGTGGGTCCGTATCTGCCGCGGTTGGCGGTGGATATGCCGGTGGTGCGTTCGTCGGTGTTGCCGTGTGCGCCGGTGCCGTCGGGTGCGTCGGAGGCGGTGTTGTTGTTGGCTATCGTGGGGTTGGGTTTGATTGTGTGGTTGGTTGTCCAGATGATTCGAGAATGGCGCGCATAGATATATACGGTTTAGGTTGTTTTCCGTGTAGATGATTAAGACCGAATGGTTGAATTCCGTTGGTGAAGAGTCGATAAACGTTCACAACCCACCTCAGGTGCGGTAGATTCCTCACTACGGGGGAAGAAGGAGTTCCGGTGGGAAAACACAGCCGGCCACCCACACCACTGCAACAGTTCAACAGAAAATCCCGGCGAGCATGCGCGAAATGGGGGTCCTCCATAGCTTTAAGTTACCTCATCATCTCCGTCGCCGCCGTGAACACACAAGCCATCGCGGCACCACTCGACGTACACAAACCACCCGTCCACCACACACCAACAAGAATCGAACCAATCACCACCGCACCACTGCTAAAACAACCCCCTCCGCATGTGTTGATACAGCATCATGTGTGGCATCACGTGTGGAAAGACACACGCCACCACGTAAGAAAGCATCGTCGTGTATGAGTTGAAGGATTGCGCCGGCTGCGGGGAGCGTATGGAAATCCGGGACCTCCCGAACCATCTAGGGTTGGAACCGAAGTGGCGGTACAACAAACGGAAGTTCCATAATCGAGTGTGCAGGGAGGGTAGGAGAGCTGATGCCGGATATCAGCAAGTTGGAAGCTGTCCTCGATCAGATCAGGATGCACCCGGAGACACATAACCAGGTGTATTGGGGTAAGAAAACTGCGTGTCACACGGCATACTGCTTCGCCGGGTGGACATGTGTACTGGAGGGATACAAGGATTTCGATTGGGAACTGTTTCGCCACACGTCGGTTGAGCTCGCCGAGTGTGTGAAAGTCGACGGCGCCTATCGTACGATCGGTGCTTTCGCCAGAGAAATTCTCGGGTTGAGCTCCAACTACGCTAACGTTTTGTTCTCTGCGACGAACACGTTTGATGAGCTTGAGTTGATGGTGAAGAACATCTCCAACGGCGACCACATCACTCACAATATCGAGAGGTTCGCCAAGTTCAACGCAGGACTGGAAGCCATCTGGGAACAGATCAATGGCTAACATCCCTAAATGCGAGAGTGTCCTAGGGTACATCCTCACCCATCCCGATGAGCATGATCAGTATGTGTGGGCTGAGAGAGGTCCGTGCGGAACAACGATGTGTTTCGCGGGAACAGCGGTCCATCTGTCGAATGAATATGACTTACTTTGGGGGAGGTGGACTGATGCCGACTACTGGTCTGCGCCTACAGCGAAACGTAAACGTGATGGCGTGATTGTGGCGGTGTCGGATGCGGCGCAAGAACTCCTTGGTCTCACCGACAAACAAGCGAACTATATGTTCCACGCCGCAAACGATGTCGATGATTTGGAGCGGGGGGTGAAGAACATGGCTAATGGAGTCGACCCGGATGACGAAGGGGATGAGGTTTATGATGACGACTATGAAATTGATGACGCTGCTTAAGGATGTGAATGAACGCTCCCCCGAAGCGTAATAAAGCTGGCTACTACACGCTCCCCGATGGCCAAAAGTGTCTGTCAGTGACGAATGTGATCAAGTTCGGTGTTCCGAAGGATTTGACGGAGTGGGCGGCTTGGGAAGTCGCCAATGCGGCTGTGGAAGCTGTACCGAAATTGTCTCGGATGCGTGGGTCATCGGCGCGGTGGGAGATGATCCGATACCTTCAAGAAACACCCAACCGCAAGAGGGACGCCGCTGGGGATTTTGGTACGGCTATCCACGATATCGCGGAGGCTTATGTTCTTGGTAAGCCGATCGGGAATCCGGAGCCGGATCAGACTCCGTTTGTCCAGGCGTTTGAGAATTTTCTGGAGGATCATCAGCCGGTTTATCATGCGGCTGAGTTGGTGGTGGCGCATCCGGAGCATGGGTGGGCTGGCAGGTGTGATGCGTGGTGTGAACTACCGAAATTACCGGGATTCGATGGTGTGATTTCGGTGATCGACTACAAAGGTCTGGCGTTGGACACGCCACTGCCGACTCCAACGGGGTGGACGACAATGCGTGACGTTCAGGTAGGTGACACATTGTTCGGCTCGAATGGTCGTCCGTGTACTGTCACCGCGAAATCTGAGGTGCATTGGAGACAGTGTTATCGGATTCGTTTCGATGATACGAGCTCAGTGATCTGCGACGATGAGCATCTCTGGATGTCCGACCACGGACCCGGCGGTAAGACTCGACGGTCAGTCCTCACTACCGATGAGATTCGGCGCACGTTGACGCTTGGAGGACAGAAGCAACACCGTATTCCAATTGCTGGCGCGCTCGATCTTCCGCCGAGAGAGTTGCCGATCCACCCGTATGTTCTTGGATGCTGGCTGGGAGATGGCAAAGCCACTTCAGGTGAGGTCTCGAAGCCTGATGCGGAGCTGTTCGAAAACATTGAGGCGTGCGGATATCGGGTTGGTCCCGATTACTATCCTGACGGATGTAGAACGAGCACGATTTACGGTTTGAGAACACAACTACGTAAAGCAGATTTGTTGGGTCAGAAGAGGATGCCGGGGGTCTACCTCCGCTCTGGTTATGATCAGCGTCTCGCGCTGATGCGAGGACTGATGGATACGGATGGTTCGTGGAACTCTGAACGCAAGCAGGCAGTCTTCTGTTCCTCAGATAAAGCTTTGGCTCTTCAGTTTCAGGAGTTGGCCTGTTCACTGGGACAACGCGCTCTTCTCCAGGAGGTGAAAGCGCATGGTTTCGGGTTGGATGTCATTACCTATAAGGTTGTGTTTTCGGCTGTAGAGATTAATCCGTTCCGGCTCTCACGCAAGGCGAACCTGGTGCAGCCTGCCGGGAGCAGATCGCTTTCCCGGCGGAGAATGGTGATTGAAGTAGAGAGTGTACCGACGGTGCCGACGCAATGTATCACCGTGGATTCGCCGGATAACACGTACCTGTGTACTGAGTCGATGATCCCAACTCACAACACCGGCAAGAATGCTTACCCGGAGGCGTGTTTGCAGTTGTCGTGTTATCAGAGAGCGATTAAGTGTTGGTTAGATGATGGGACTGAGGGGTTGCCGCCGGCCGCGGTGAATGCGTTTGTGTTGCATATTCGACCGGATAAGTATCCGGATAGGGGTTATGCGTTGATTCCGTGTGATACGTCGGATGAGGTGTATGGGTATTTCCGTGCGGCTCAGCAGGTGGCGGAGTGGAACATGTCCCGATCGAAGTCGGCGTTGGGTGATGCGGTGGAGTTGGAGGCGGTCTGATGGGGATGCGGATTTTGACGCTCCAGCAGCAGCTTCAGGAGCTTGGGAGGTTGCGGACGGGGTATGTGGACACGTCGGGGAGGAAAGCTCGTCCAGCGCGTTCTGAGACGTGGATTGTGACGTCCCATTCGCAGGACTTCGTGAAGATCGCCGCGGAAACATGGGGTGGGGAACCAGAAAAATGGTCACCCCAAGGAGGTGGTGTCGCACAGTGGAGAGTGGTCACCGAACAAGACACCCTTGACGCCATCCTCCCCCCCGGCGATCCTCTATCACAATCTTTGGAACTGTGGTCGAAGGGTGGATGCGCGCGTCGTTGCGACGGGATGACGGAGTTACTTTCGGATAAGCCGTGTCTGTGTCGCGCGCAGCATGGACAGAATTTCCATGAACAACCCACAGGTGTGGTGTGTGCAGAGTTCACTCGGTTGAATGTTTTTCTTCCCCAGATTCCGGATGTGGGGATTTGGCGGGTGGAAACTAAATCCCATTATGCTGCTATGGAGATCGCGGGGACTGTGGATGTCATCAAGTCCGCGGTAGGGACAGGTCCGACGATTCCGATTAGGTTGCGGATTGAGCAGCGGCAACGTAAGTCTGAGGGGCAGACCAAGAAGTTCCCGGTGATCACGGTGGGTTTGCGTGGTGTGAACGCGGAGCAATTGTTTCACACTGAGATTTCCCAGGCCGCTCCCCAAGCGATCGAGGCGCCGATCCAAGCTGTCACAGATGGGTCGATCCAGATAGATAGGGATTCCGTGCGCGCCGCGTTGGAGGCGGCAGAATCGTTGGAGGAGCTGCGGGAGTTGTGGCCGGACGCCATCCAAGCTGGCTGGCAGGGTTTGGCGCGGGAGCTCGCCGCCAGGTTCGAGCGTCCGGTGAAGGAAGACGACGCCGGTGAGGTGTGGGCTCAAGTGATGCGCGCCGTCCCCGACGACTGGTCAACTTCGCAGACGGAGAAAGAGTTCGAAACGTTCTCCAACACCAAAGTTGAGGAGGCCACCGCCGAACAAATCCGGGAGTATCTCGACCATCTTGAGTTCGCCAAGTGAACGCGGCGTTGAAACACCTCGGCGCCGTATCGAGGGTGTATGAGATCAAAGCCGACGAGTACGTCACCGTGTGTACGGATTTGGCGGAGGCGAAAGCTGAATACACCCACGCGAAAGCCATCTTCAAGATCGAAAAGAAAATCCACTTCCTCAAAATTTCCGACGTGGAATTGGAAACGAGAGCTCACGCCGACGAACACATTGCGGGACTGTATCGGCAAATGTTGTTGTGTGAAGCCGCGGAAAAATCCCTCGAAGCGAAGTTGCGGCAGTTGAAGGAGCAGCAAGCCAACGGGAGAACCGCGGTGGTGCAAGAGCGTGAAGTGGATCAGATTCACGCGAATGGGTTGAGTGTGGCCTGAATCAGAAGTTAGCTCGGGACCTGGTGAGGGAACGGTCATCGGATTGTTGTGAACGGTGCGGCCGAGCGCGAGCGAATAATTTGCATCACCGTAAGAACCGTAGCCAGGGAGGTGAATGGACTCCATCTAACTTGCTACACGTCTGTGGGAGTGGCTGTACTGGCTGCCATGGGTACATAGGAAGTAACCCCACGGAGAGTTATGAACAGGGGTGGATGGTTCGTAGGATCGATGATCCATCTAAGACCCCTGTGTGGTTGTTCGGTTGGGGATTTGTGTACCTAACTGACTCAGGGAAGATTGAACTGTTCGAGGAGACATGATGGACCTGAAAGATGTTCAGATCACCGTCGAACCGTATGTTGGGAAACTCACCGGGTTAGCGACGTCGAACGATATTGCGGAGTTTATGGTGGAGCAGGGGGTTCGCGCTCTCCCGGGGAACGCGATGTCGTGCGCTATCGCCGTCTACATTTCCAATGAGACGGGTTTGAAGGTTCGGGTGGATCGGAACGCTATCGCCGTTCAACATCCCGACGGGGACCAGCACATGGGTTACTCGGACAAGGGTGTGTGGTGTGAAGAGAATTATGTGAATGTTGGTTGTCACACCGAGGCGATGAAGTCGTTTCTGTGGAAGTTTGACCACTACTACTATGCGGACCTCGTCGCCAATTACTCGTAGAAGGTGGAATGATGGATGTCGAGACAATCCGCGCCGACCTCCTCCCCTATGTGGAGAAACTCCGCGCGCTCCACACACCCGAAGAGATCAGAGACTTCCTCCTACACGAAGAGGTGAAAGCGCAGCAGAGCAAAGCGACCGGGTGCGCCATCGCTGTGTATCTGTTCGAACACACTAATCATGTGGTGGGGGTGTCGCAGAATCATATTTATGCGTTCACTGAGGCGTTGGGTGGTCAGTCGGTGTGTTCGTGGCCGGTTGTGGCTGACACCAGCGAGGCCATGAAGCAGTTTGTGTATAACTTCGACGATGGATTCTATCCGGAATTGCTGGGATAATGAAAACACAAGTGGCGACGGACATGATCATAGAGGCGATTCGTCCTCTAATGCCGCAGGGGGAACGTGCGGTTTGGGATGCGAGGATTGCGGAGCGTCGCGCAAGATTGCTGGCGCGGAACGATCCCGATCTGGTGATGGCGATCGCACCGTATGTCAACAAGTTGACTGACATGAAAACCGCGGACGAGATCAGAGATTTCCTCGCCGCTGAAGAAATCCAAGCGGTCCCAAACGTTGGTGACAAGTGTGCGGTGGCGGAGTATGTCACGTCGAGGTCGGGTTACGAGGTGTCGGTGACATATGTGTCACTGTCGTGTAAAGATGAGAACAGTTCGTTGTGGCTTCCTCATAGTGAGCCGATGCGGGAGTTCGTGAGGAATTTCGACGTCGGTAAATACCCGGAGTTGGTGAAAAACGATGACTGAGGACACTCTCGCAGCCGAGTTCAAGATCTATAAGGAGGAGTATGAGGAGAAGATCGCCACTCTGAGGTTCGACATCGAACCGTACTACACCAAGCTAAAAGGTATGGCGACACCGGCGGAGCTCAGGAAATTTTTTGGCGACGAAGGGATACAGGGTCAACAGCGTGACGGCAACAGATGTTTAATTGCCGCGTACATTCGGGAGAGGACGGGACATACGGTGGCGGTGTCCGGGTCGGGTCAAGTCTTCGATGAAGAAATGTCGGTCGGTTTGTTCGGTTCGTCGAATGCGTTGACGAAATTCGTGTACTACTTCGATAACGGAAAGTACCCGGAGCTTGTGAAGGATTTCGACAAGTATGGGTATGTGGATGAGAGTGTGGTGGGGTCATGATGAATGTTTTCAGTTTCGATCATGAAACGTTGGAAGCCTCCGGGTTGACGCTTGAGGATGCGAAGCTGGCGGTTGAGCCGTATCTGCGGAAGCTGAGCGAGTGTTCCACTCCGGATGAGATCAGAGACATTCTCGTCGGGGAAAAGATCAAGGCAGTGCAGGGTCGGGTGAACAAGTGCGCGGTATCAAAGTATGTGACCCAGAAGACTGATGTGTTGGTGTGTGTTCACAGTCGAGGCGCGTATATGCCTGAGTTCGGGATAGTGAGGACACCTGGAAAGAGCGGCGGAACTGTTGTTAATTACGCCGGTGAGTTGCCAGGACATAATGAGGTATTGAGAAGATTTATCAGGAAGTTCGACGACGGTGACTACCCGGAACTGGTTGATCGAGATTATCAAGCATCTGGGGTGTCTGCGAGTTGAGTTTGCGGAAGTTGTCCGATAGAGATATTCGGTTGATTCGTCACCGGCGTGCTAGGGGTGCGAATCAGCAGGATTTGGCTGACGAGTTTCAGTGTGCGCAGTCGACTATTTGCGCGATCGTTACTGGTAGGCGGTATCCGCATTTGGGGGGACCGATTATGCGTCCCCGCATGTATTCACGGAGGATGCACTGATGGCGCAAGGCGATGTGAACACCACGATCGTGGGTAATCTCACGGCCGATCCAGAACTAAGACATACTCCGTCGGGTGCGGCGGTCGCCAATTTCACCGTGGCGTCTACTCCTCGGTCTTATAACAAAGACAGCAAGGAGTGGGAAGACGGCGAGAGTCTTTTCATGCGGTGTTCGATTTGGCGGCAGCCGGCGGAGCATGTGGCGGAGTCGTTGCAGCGTGGTCACCGTGTCATTGTGACGGGGAAACTAAAGCAACGGTCGTTTGAGACGAAAGAAGGTGAGAAGCGTACCGTTATCGAGTTGGAGGCTGAGGAGGTGGCTCCGTCGTTGAGGTATGCGACGGCGAAGGTGACTAAGGCTGTTTCTGGGGGTCAGTCTAAGCCTCAGCAGGAGTGGGAAGATGAGCCGCCGTTCTGATGGACAGGATCGTTTAGCAAAATGACAATCATCCGGGCCAAGATTTCCGAGCTTTCGCTTGCTCTGGCTCAACGAGGAAACCGCGGTCACTGCGCCATCGCACATAGTCTGGCGATGGAGCACCCCAATTACCGGTACATCAAGGTCGATCGGGACCAGATCAGATTTAGCGACGTCGATACTCGGTTACGACACGTCTACCGAACACCCCGGAAGGAGCAGAGGTTCATTGATGAGTGGGATGCAGGTGGCACACCTACTCTTGATGAGGTGGTCCTCACGCCAAAGGATAAGGTCGAGACGATGGTTATGAAAGCTCGACCCCCACGCACTGTTGCGACGGGGCTGAAGCCGGTCAAGCCACCGAGGGAGCCTGGCTCACGTACATACAGATCGCTGGCGAGGGCTGGTCGATGATGTCAGGTCAGCAGACAGTCACCGAGCGCATCAGGTGGTGCGAAGCGGAGGCGCAGCGACTCAGCACTTCGGCGGATGGTCTGCGCTGGGAAGCGGCCGAGCTGATTGCGGCCGAGCTGGAGAGCGGGAAGACTCAGCGGCAGTTGGCCGAGGAGATCGGCAAGAGCGTCATGCACGTCAACTATATGAACAAAGTCTGGGCCGTACACCATGGTGTACAAGATGGATCAAGGTCTTTCGACTCCTACTACCAAGAGGTAAAGCGCGCCACATCTGGTGTGGATGAGTCGGAGCTTACATCTTCGCCGCAGCCTCAGTCTCCGGCACCGTCACTGTCGTCCAAGGCGAGTTCGCCATTACCCTCAGGCGATGACGACGCGCCAATCAGAGCGCCTGGCTTACCGCCTGTGTGCCGAGCTAAAGACATTCGAGAGGAGATCATCACCCGACTGGCCTTTCCAGAAAAGGAGCTTGTGGCGATCTGCAATGAGGGCTTAACGGTTGATGAATTATACCTAGTACACGAAGTACTCCGGCGTCTACTTGACGAGATAGAAAGTTTGATTCACAAGAGTCAATGAGCGCTGACGAGAGGACGTTCCAACGCGACCTCACCTACGGACTGTGGCACCGGTGGAGAAACATTAAACAGTTCGTGGGTGAGGACGCCAAGTTTTTGACGCAGATCGATATCGATTTCTGCGAGTACTGCATCCACTGTAACACCCCCCTAGCGTTGATCGAGACCCAAAGATCAGTACGTGATCCGAAGAACGCTCGGGTGACGGAGAACCTGGCAAGGATGGCTGGGATCGAGGCGTATAGCGTGTCGTATGCGGTGGGCTCGGAGGGTGTGATTGAATCGTTCCGGGTCCGGCAGTTGGCTCCTGTGCGGAGTGAGGTGTTCACGTTGACACCGTACATGTATGCGCGGTTTATCCGTTCTCTACGAGTCGGTCATAAGTGTGGAGAGAAGGATGATTGTCAACACGACCGGTCATCCGGAGTCGGAGTACAACGAGCTAGTTAGGCAGTTGGCTGATCCAGCTGTGGTTCGAGCGTTTTGGGAGGGTGAGCGTCCGGAGAACTGGCCGGACGCTGTACCTTTTCCGTCTGTGGTTGTGGTGTTGTCGAAGAATTGGGTTCAGGAGCGTCGGGAAGAGCTCGGGTTATCAACGCGTCGTTAGTGAGAGGGGACCGTCATTCCCCGGGGTTCGCTATGACCTGGTTTCAGGTTGATGACTGCCTTTCGGATCATCGGAAGGTCAGGAAGTTGGGTGACGACAGGTTACTTGCTGTCGGTTTGTGGACGTTGTGTGGTTCATGGTGTGGCGCGAATTTGACGGATGGGTTTGTGCCGTTGGAGGTTGTTGATCGGTGGGACCCTGGGTTGAAGGTTGCGTCGAAGTTGGTGGAGGTGGGGTTGTGGTGTGAGGGTTCGTTGGATGGGGAGGCGGGTTTCAGGTTTCACGGGTGGGGTGAGTATCAGCTCACGCGTGAGGAGGTTTTGCGGCGTCGTGCGGATGCTCGGGAGCGGATGCGTCGGTATCGGGAGCGGCGTGATGTGGAGCTTGCGGAAGATTTCCGTCCCGGAAACAATGTAGAGAGTGACACGTCACTCTTTGAAGGATTTTTGAATACTTCAGAAGAAACGCGTCACAACACTGAAGAAACGCGTCACAACACGAACGGAAAAGTCAACCTTCCTGGTCAAACGGGTAGAGACGCGTCACTCTATTCATTAGGTGAGCAAAGTAGTGACGCTGCCCCTACCCTACCCTACCTAAAGAATAAAAAGACTTCTTCGTCCAAGACGAAGGAATTTCAGGAAGAGGCGGTGTTCACCGAGTTCTGGAACGCTTATCCTCGGAAGCAGCAGAAGCAGGACGCCAGGAAGGCGTGGATGCAGCAACGTCGGAAGGGGACCTCTCCGCGGGAATTGATCGACGGTGCGAGAGGCTACGCCGAGTACCACCGACAGCGAGGGACTGACCGTGAATTCATCAAGCTTCCCGCCTCCTGGCTTCGCGCTGGAGGCCACGAAGACCACCAACCCACCCAACCATCCCAACCCGACACCCGGGAGCCTGTAGACGTCCTCAGAGCGTTTTGGAAAGCCGCCGATGCGCAAGCCGTCGCAACCATCCTCCGCATCCCGTTCATCCACCGCGACCCACCACCGTCCGACACCACCCCGAGAGACAAATGGGTCCGTGAGTACAAACAATCCTGGATCACGGACCACTTCGAAGCCGCCGTTGAAGCCTTGAAGAAATCCAGGGAGCAATGACCGAGTTCACCGAGTTCGAACTACGTTCCGAGCCGGCCGAGAAAGCGTTGATCGGCTGTCTCGGGTTCCACGGCACCGAGATGCGTCACATCATGGAAGCTGTCTCCCCCGAAGACTTCTACCGACCCGCTCGGGAAGACGTGTGGCGCGCCGCGAGGAAACTCGTCTCCGCCGGGGAGCCGGTCGATCCGGTTGCGATCATGAGGTTGCTCCACGCCGATGGACACCTCAACCACGCCATCGAACAGTTGGTGGCGGTGGAGATGACCACGTCGTGTCCCGTCGAGATCGCTGGTCGTTACTCCGAAACCGTCGTCGAGCTCGCCAGGAAACGTGAGCAGTACCGTGCGTTTCAGCGAGCGTTCGAGATCATCACCACCCATCCCGGCAGCGCCAGTGAAACCCTCGCTCTTGCGCGGTCGGAGCTGGACAAGCTCGTAACGAGGGATGATGATCCGTCCACGTTGAACTGGCGTCAGCTCGTGGACGAGTTTGAGAACACTCACGCGCCGGGTGGAGCGAGTGAGGGTGTCCCTACTCCGTGGTGGGAGCTGGATATGTTGTTGGGTGGGTTGTTCGGTTCCCGGATGTACATCATCGGTGGTCGTCCTGGCCAGGGTAAAAGTACGGTTGCGTTGTTGTGGGCTATGCATGCCGCGAAAGAATCCGGACAGCAGGTTCTGATTTTTTCGAAGGAGATGCCGTCGGTTGATGTGACCGGAAGGTTGTTCGCCGCCGCGGTCGAAGTATCGTTGAATGAGATCGCCGCTCGACGGCTGTCTCCTGAGTCGAAACGTCGCATCAGGGACTGGACGAACAAAGTTGGGAACCTCCCGCTAAGGGTCAACGCGAAGCCGTGTAGCTTGTCCCAAATCAAGAACCAAGCACGCGCTCAAGCAACCCGCACCGGTTTGAACATGCTGGTGGTGGACTACCTTCAACTGGTCAGAGCGGACTCGGGGAGAAACCGTGAACAGGAGGTTGGTCAGGTGTCGAGAGAATTGAAAGAGCTCGCCATGGAACTGGATACGATCCTTGTTGTCCCGGCGCAGTTGAACCGAGGTTCCGTCACCAGAACCGACCCGAAACCCACCATGTCAGACCTCCGCGACAGTGGCCAGATCGAACAAGACGCCGACGCGGTGATTCTTTTGTATCGTCCGTTGGATGAGCAAGGTCAACCCACCCGCGGGATCGATTTGTTGGTGGATAAGAATCGTCATGGTCCGACGGGTTCGGTTCATTTGGATTGGCGCGGCGAGTACGGGATGATCCAATGATTCGACCCTCCGTCGACCGAACCATAGAACTCATGAAGAAACTCTCCGAGGTTGATAATCCGGATTTTGAGATGATGGACCTCCTTGCGGTGGCGGAGTATGTGAACTTCGACCACCAGTCCATCGGTGATGAGTATTCCGATAAGCTTGGGTGGGGTGAGTGTGAAACCTGCGGTACACGATGGCCGTGTACCCCGTGGATTCGTTTAGAGGTGGCGTTAACGGAGTGGCTGATTAAAGCGGTGAACCGTGGGATCGCATGCATGCAGTCAATCTCGTAACACTGTGGTATGTGACGGTGGCGACGGCGGCGATGGTCATCACTGCGGGATCGTTTCATAAGTGGTAGGTGTCTGCATAGCGGTGTATGTGGTGTTGGTGTCTATTGCTCTGTTCCTGTTCGAACCGGTCATGAATGACATTCCTATGTTTCTCGGGATTCTGGTTTTGTTGGGGTGGTTGATGGTGTGGATGGTGGGTGTACCGATGTGGATTTTCCATCAGACAGGGTTGAAATGAATGCTGAGCGTACGGCGCTGTTCGCGGAGATAGACCAATTCCGTGCCGCGGCGAATGAGATAATCACCCAAGAGGTCACACAAATCCATGCGATGCGGGACGCCGGGATGGATTCGGCGGAGATTCTGATCGAGGTGATCGGGAAAAACTTGGTCGCCGCGAAAGACATCCCACCACACAACATGGCGATCATTTACTCTTTGATGGTTGTGTCTCTCGCGGAGAAAGTTTGAAGTTTTTGTTGTTTGTTCCCGGTAGGCCGGCTCCCCAAGGTTCGAAGCGGCATGTTGGGAGAGGGATTATGGTGGAGTCATCGAAACAGTTAGCTCCGTGGCGTACAACGGTCGCTTGGCATGTTGCTCAAGAGTGGAAGTCTCCCCCGTTGTGTGGCGCGGTGTGGGTGGATTTGGAGTTTGTTTTGCCGCGACCGAAGTCGACGCCGAAGAAAAAAACTCCCCCGGCGGTCAAAAAACCCGACGCGGACAAGCTCACCAGGGCAGTCTTTGACGCTTTGACTGGGGTGTGTTGGCGGGATGACTCTCAGATCATCGATTTCCACACGTCGAAACGCCTTGCGGAGCTCGACGAGCTCCCCGGGGTGCAGATCGAAATCGTAGGTGATGAATGAACGATCCCGTCGTGAAGACATGTGTCGTATGTGAAATCCCCATCGGAACTAGACGTACTGAAGAGGTTAGGAAGCATTCTGGGAGAGGGTTGTGCGCGTCGTGTTGGAATTGTGCTTACCATACCGGAACTTTGGATCACTATCCAAGGAGCTACCGTAGAGGGAACGACCTTCTAGCGGAGTGGGATTCGCTGCGAGGACACGTCACGTTTGAGGAGTTCCCGCGTGCGGTGAACATTTCCCGGGAAGCGTGGTTGTCGGTCTATCGCCGGGGAGTGAAAAAGGGTGACCCGAGAGCGGTGGCACGATGACGTTTAGGATTCTATTGACCGGTGCGCGGACGTGGACGGATCGGCCGGCCATCGTCACAGGGTTCACGGCGGCGTTCCGACAGTTCTTCGACGGAGACGAGGACACACCCTCTGCGCTGGTTCACGGCGGCGCGGTCGGAGCTGATTCTATCGCGGGTGAGATTTGGTTGGCTTGGGGTGATGTGTGGGGTACTGATCTGTATGTTCCCCCGGAGGTTTATGTGGCGAAGGATTTCTCGACACCTCTTGAGCGGAATAAACACATGGTGGGGTTGGGTGCGGATGTGTGTATCGCGTTTGCGCAGAGGTGGTCTTCGGGGACTGGTCACTGCGCGAGGTTGGCGCGGAAAGCGAACATTCCTGTCTTGGATTTTGGTGTTCCTACCGGCTATAAGGAGGGTGTGTGACGAAGAGGAAGAGGAGTCCGCGGCGAATTCCGTATTCGGTGGAGCTTCCGGATGGTGTGCGGCGGCGTGCTGTTTGTACGGTGATGCGGGGTCGCCGTGACGGGGATGATATGTGGAATTTGTTGGAGCATCTGGGTTTGGATGAGGTGGCGCGGGAGATGTTGGCGGAGAGAGCATGAACTTTCTGGATTTGAAACTCACGGTTGAACCATACCTCAACAAGCTTTGCGATATGAAAACCCCGGAGGAGATTAGGGACTTCCTTGTCGGGGAGGGGATTTTGGCGCAGCGTGGCCATGCGCAGGCGTGCGCGATCGCCGCGTATGTTTTCCGGGAGACTGGCCAGATGGTGGCGGTGGGGAACATCGCAACGTGTCCTCCCGGGAAAGGAGACACTTCTTTCGCCGGGAAGATGATTGAGGGGAACTTTTTGGGTTGGCATACGAAGGCGATGGCGCAGTTCGTGGTGAACTTCGATGCGGGTGACTACCCAGAGCTTGTGGGATGACGGAAGAGGAACGTACCCAATGGTTGGCCGCGGCTGATCAACATCGCGCCACCTACGACAAAACCCTCGATGGGATGATCAAAGACGTAGCTGGAAGTTTGGAGAAAAATGATTCGACAAGAGTGTGGGGTCAGATTGTGTATGAATTGCATCATCAACACGGTGTATCTCTTAGCACAGCGCTGATGATGGCAACCGCGCTGGTGCGGTTGGCGGAAAGGAAGAAGAAAAGTGGGTAACTGGCGCTCAGTGGTCACGATCGCCACCGTCCTAGTCAGCATCATCTTCACGGTGAACGCTTCCCTTCACCCCGATGTGAATTCTCGGATGGCGGCGATGGCGTGGATTGGGGTGATGTTGTGTTGGTGGTGCTTCGACATGAACATGGACATCAGGTCGCATCGCAGAGTGATCAACGCGCAAGCGCAGGAGTTGATGGAACATCGGAGAGTCATTGAACACTTATGTGAGTTGGAACACGACCATTTTAAGGAGGTTGCGTGACGCCGGATGGTTCATTGTTGGCGTCGCCACCGCCATAGGATCGCTAGTTGCTTATGTTCATGGTCGGCGTAGGTCGATGCTGGCTGAGGTGACGTGTCAGAAGTGTGGGAAGTGTTTCACCTGCCACATGAGGGAGATCAAACCGGCGATCCGGTTTCATGAGGAGTTCGACTGCGCATGACCGAAAAGTTCCTGGATATCGGCTACCTCGGCGCTTCGGCGGTTGTGGTGGCGATAGGGGTGTCCGATGTGTACACCGACAACACCCACGGTGTGGAACTCACCGTCGTCGAGCTCCTGTCCCTGATCCTGCTGCGCGGCTGGATGAACTGGAAACGCATCGGCTACCTCCAAGACGACATCCGAAAGCGTCGTGGTTGATGCCGCTGTTGCTTGACCTGTTTTGTGGGGCCGGAGGCAGTGCGAAAGGTTACCGATACGCAGGGTGGGAGGTCATCGGTGTCGACATCGTCAAACAACCCCGCTTCCCGTACGAGTTTTTGCAGCGTGACGTGATGGAACCCGGTCTGCTCCCCCATCTAGTTGATACGTATAGACCTCATGTAATCCATGCATCGCCACCCTGTCAGGCGTACTCCCCGCTCAACAACATCAACCGAAAGAGTTATCCCGACCTCATCGCGCCAGTTCGTGATATGCTCTGCGCTACCGGCATCCCCTGGATAATCGAGAACGTCCCACAAGCACCCTTGATCGACCCGGTGATCTTGTGTGGCTCGATGTTCGGACTGAGGCTCTACCGTCACCGAGGTTTCGAGTCCAACATCAGACTCGTCGGGAGGAAACACCCCAACCATGTAGCCAGATGCTCACGCAACGGCAGTCTCCCCACCGTAGACAAGCCGTTCATGACCATCACCGGCGGGAGACACTCACGCGCATGGCAACTCAAAGCATGTGAATACATGGGTTTACCGTGGCTGGCGGCCACCAACCCGAAAGAGCTGCCACAAGCCATCCGGGAAGTGTGTGAGGCGATCCCCCCTTGCTTTACCTGGTGGGTAGGCAAACAACTCATCGAGGCGATCGACATCCCGCCGATGGATTTGGGGTGGCTGTCGTTCGCATCTTCCGCATAAATTTTTGCGCTCTCGCGCGGGCGCAGCTTTGAAGGAGGACGCGTGAAGTATGCGGTCGCTAAAGGCGCCGGGTGGGTGAGTGTCAATCTCCCCGCCGAGGTGATGGCCGAGTGGCGAGTCGGAACCATCATCAGCATCGGCACCGAACAACGCATGGTCTGCGGATTCGACGACACCAACGGAACCAGAACGTTCCGCCTCGTCAAGACAGAGCAGTTAACGGAAAAGGAGTAGACATGAGACGAGTCGTGTATGCGCTTATGGCGGTCATCGCCATGGCGTTGATGGCCGGGTGTGGCGTGGCCGACCCCAACCCATCCGAAGTGGCGTTGGAATACAATGGCGGACCTTTCAGTAATCAGCAGTTCATCTCGTGCGTGACACCGGGAACGAGGGATGTGACGGGACCCAACGATACGTTTTTCTATTATCCTCATGGGACGCGTACATACTCGTTTGCGGGTGATCCAGGTCAACCAGCCGGCGGCGCCGATGAAGGCGCTATCCTGGTCAACACGAAAAACAATGTTCAGATGACCGTCACCGGATCGATCACCTTCACGTTGAATGAGTCCTGCGCACCCTTCACCGACCGGAATCACCATTTTTGGCCGGGTGGGATGCTGCAAAAGTTCCACGACACCATCGGACGGTCCCACAACATGGCCGCGGCTGTATCCAATGCCGACTTCGGCGGCAACAACGGCTGGGGACAAGGTCTCAACCTCTACCTGGGTGGACCAGCGTCGAAAGCGTTGAACAACGCCGGGTTGGGATACAACTGGCAAGACCTCTACTCCAATCTTCAGGCTAGGAACGCGTTCGTCGCGCAAGCCGAAGCCGACATCAAAACCTTGATCACCCAACAAGCCGGGGATGATTTCTTCCTGATCCAAAATGTTCAAGTCGATCAACCTCAACCCCCCGCATCTACCGTCGGTCAGATGACCGCATTGCAAGATCAGATCATCCAAAATCAGCAGGCTGACCAGGCTCAGAAGTTGGCCGCGGGTTTCCCGGGTGGGATCAACGGCTATTTGGACTATCAGCAGAAGCAAGCGGTGAACAAGGCCATCGCCGACGGTAGAGTCCAGGTGTTGCCGATCCCGTTCGGTTCCAGTGTGATCGTCGGTGGACATTGAGATGGATAAGACGCAGAAAATCTGCCGCATCATCTATGTGGCGCTCGTCATCTTCGTCCTCGGCATCGTCCTCGGCTGCGTACTCGACTCCATCGGAACGTTCGGCATCTTCTCCGGGATAGCCGTACTAGTTGCGGCATCCACCCTGTTGCTGGCCGACGACAAGACACAGTGGTGACCGATGGGTAAGGCAGACATCTATGTGTTCCTCATCATCCTGGCCGTGATCGCGCTAATCGCTGGCTCTTACGGTTTGGTGAGGTTGTTCGAGAACATGGCCGCGGCGGCGCATGAACGGCGACGCAGCGAACTCGAACGCACCACCCCATGGTCCCACTACCTGAAAGTCGGCCAACAAGGCGAATATGTCATCGGTGTACAACGCTGGGTCCAAGGATTCAAACCGTTCGAAGGACCCGTGGAGATATGCCGACTCCCCCACGACCGGGATTTGGTTGATGTGAACACGCGGGTGAACGAGGCGAAGGACCGTGCTAACTTGTTGAATGAGACACGGAACATATGAGAGTCCCCGTGCGGCAGTACGCGTGCGCCACGCAAGACTGTACAGCGTACGGAATCATGTATGTTTATCCCGTCTACCCGGGGGTGTTTCCGGAGTGCGATCACTTTCAGTGGCCGATCGTGAAGTGTGTCCACTGTGGTTGGCGGAATGAGATAGTGTGGGAGAAGTACATGGATTTGGATGATTGGATACCAGGGGTTCATCCGTCTAATCCGATCCCGGAGGATGTGTTGACGGAGATGAAAGCCAACGGTGTAGAGTTCCCATAGAAAAGTCTCGTCCCTTTCACCGTTGCGGGGAATAAAAGGGACGAGACCGGTCTTCCAAAAATGAGGATACATCCCCTTTTTGGAGGCTCCACATCGACACGCCGATCTGCGGCAACATTTCTTGCGACAACCCCACCCGCGACAGTGTTCTATGCTACTCGTGTCAGTCCCGTCTGCGGAGGAAACTCCGCGACGTCGAAGAGCTGTGGAAAGAACTGGAAATCACACGTCGCAGACTGGCGAACACCGCTCACGAACGAGTCGGAGGGAGATCAACCACAAAACCACTCCCGTGGAACGAGTCCGCGGCGCAAGCGGCCACAGATTTGTGGGGAGTGATGAACGCGTGGGCTAAAGACATCCACCTCAAAGGTGACTTCCATCCGTCTGATCCGTTGCATGTGGCGATTCAGAGTCCGGTGTTGGTGTCTCGATGGTTGCTGCGTAATTTCACGGCGTTGATGCGGCTTCCTGATGTGGGTGAGTTCGCGGATGCGTTGTTTAATGCGTGGTCGCGTGCGGTTCGGGTGATTGATCGTCCCCCGGATAAAGTCTTCGCGGGGTTGTGCAACACGTCATCCGATGGGGTGAATTGTGCGGAGTCGTTGTATGGTCTCCCCGGCGGCGAAGGAGTAAAATGTGTGGCGTGCGGAGCGGAACACAACTTGAAGGATCGGCGTGCGTGGATGTTGGAACACGTGGAGGATGAGTTGGCGTATTCGGGTCTCCTAGCTGGACTTATCACCAGTTTGGGTATTCCGATTGCGTCTGCTACGATCAGGAAGTACGCTCAGAAAGGCAAGATCGTCCCGGTGGATTTCGACACAAGAAACCGTCCCCGCTATAGGGTTGGGGATGTGTTGGATGTGTTCCTCAAGCGGGACGAAGAAAAATTCTTGGAAAAGTACTTGACAAATGGTTCAGCGCCACAGTAAGGTTTAGTTAACTCGCAAGAGTTATGACGCGACGTAGAGCAGCTCGGTAGCTCGCCAGCCTCATAAGCTGGAGGTCCCAGGTTCGAATCCTGGCGTCGCCACGAAAGCATAGCGGGATGGCGCAGTCTGGTAGCGCGCGAGACTCATAATCTCGAAGACGTGGGTTCAAATCCCACTCCCGCCACGGAGGTACCCGCTGTCCCGTTCCTAGTCCGTTCGTACCAGCGGGTACCTCTACACCAATCGGGGTGTAGCTCAGTTTGGTCAGAGCACTCGCTTTGGGAGCGAGGGGCCGTACGTTCGAATCGTACTATCCCGACAGTGTCAATTGTTGTTGAAAAAGAGTGTACCCGTTGCGGTGAAGCCAGTTTGCATCATGTCCGAGACACCGGGAAAGTACAGGCATACTGCATTACCTGTACGCGAGCCTACTCGAAAGCTCACTACGAAGCGCATAGAGAGCAGCACAACGCAAGACGCTACGTTAATCAGCAGCGATACAGGCAAGAGGCACGTAAGATAGTAGATGAGTTGAAGTCGGTTCCATGTGCGGACTGCGGTTTGTCGTACCCACCATGGGTCATGGATTTCGATCATCTGGATGCTGATGCTAAGTTGGCAAACGTCGGCGATATGATTGGCAGAGGTGCGATTCGAAAGCTGTTGGCTGAAGTCGAGAAGTGTGAAGTGGTATGCTCGAACTGTCACCGAGTTCGTACGTGGAATCGGTCTCACGCCGAGAATGCAGCATAACTGAATAGACGTGCTTGTCTTAGCTCAGTGAGTAGAGCACCCGACCTGGGGTCGGGGGACCCCGATGCAACTCCGGGAGCGAGCGCTTTTTGGCTTGTAGCTCAATTTGGCAGAGCATTCGGCTGTTAACCGAACGATTGTAGGTTCAAATCCTACCAGGCCAGCGGCGCCGGGTGGCGGCGGGCGCCTACTTCGGTAGGGGTCGTCCCCCGGTGACCACAAATGGGTTCGTAGCTCAATGGTAGAGCACTCGCCTGTCGAGCGAGCGGTTTGCGGGTTCGAATCC